ACTTCCCTCATCCACTGGTGAAAGGTCAAGAGCTGATACATGCTGTCTCCTTCGACGTTGTGAACATACTATAAGTGAGAAAATTTCTGGCGTCAAGTTTTATTTTATTCTATGCCTGGCGCTAAATCAACAAAGGCGCTCTTGCGGCAAGCATTCACAAACCTTTGGATGTCAAACCTTGAATTCTCTTTCCTAAAATAGTTTGCCAAGTCGAGCGACAACTGCTCACGCTGGTCGTATGTGAGGTCCTGTGCCTTGACTATGTTTGCTATTGCGATGAAGTGCTTCTTTGTCATACGTTCCATACCCTCTTGACTAGCTTGCGCTTGCCGTCAATGACTTCCCATACGGAGCCCCGCCATAGATTGATACACATTGCATGGAACTCATCTGTCGGTCCAATTACAAACCGACGTCCGTTCATGCGCTCTACACCTGTCACAATGAATCTTTGCTTCATGTGCTCTCCTCAACTTGTGCAATCATTATGGCGGAGTCCGCTGGGAATGTCAAGAGAAATTTCTAGGAGATAACAACTCCACGACGACGACGGCGCTCTGACCTATCATCGTCCCTGAAAGAATCGGCCATGCCACGCACTCGCTCGTTGGAAGTGTTGGGATAGTGTGCAGCATAGATGATACCATGCCTGCTGCCGACATAGCGGGAGCGGTTGCTACACCATGCGAACTTGACCCACTGGCCTGTTCGAAGGTCCATCTCTCCAGAGGCGAGACGGTCGTAGTTGTTGTTGTCAATATAGATAGTAGAAGTGAACTGTCCGGTGTTTCGCTTTGCCATGATTGGCCTCCTCAGTTTGTGTTTGTACTCTATCAGGTTGTTTTCAGGTTGTCAAGGATTATTTTAGTATGCCCCATCATCTTTCAAGTCACGGGCTGCTTCGTATGCGTTGTAGTAGTCTTCTTCTGACTTCACGAACCCATCGCCACGCAGGGTCTCCACAACACTGTCAGGTGTCTCGTTGTTACTGTTAGGAATACCATACCCAGTGATGATGTCATAGTAGTCATCGAATGTCAAGCCTGCATGATTCTTATCCTGCCACTCCTTCTCCCATGTGGGCTCCTTCTTCGAGATGACATCGAACACATCCTGGCGAAGGGCGTAGAATGCGATGGTCCGAATGACACTCCTGTAGCTATCGGCCTGCTCAGGGTTCAGCTGGCCCACCACATTCCACAGGGCTTCTGGATTCTCTGTGAAGCGCATGACAGTCTCAGCATCGCCCCATACAGACGTGTATCTATCCGCTGCATTGCTTACAAGCGAGTCAAGGTCTGTGTTATTATCTTTGCTCTCCCACCATGTCTCATTGGCAAGGACAGCAATCGTTTCGTCATAGTCTTCGATATAGCTCATGTGGCCTCCTCGATTTCTGGGCTTACTCTACCAGGGCTTTCTGGGCATGTCAAGAATAATCTGCAATGCTCTTCAGCTTTCGTAGAAAACCTTCCTCTGTATCAACTTCGTACTCCTCACCTAGATGCCTTATGTATTGCAGGGCAAGAACTAGAACTGCCTGCTGGGACATTCCCAACTGCATCACCTTATCGAGAAAGAACATATCAGGTATCACCTTCCTCGTCAAGTCCAAGCTTGCGGACAAACATTCTCAGACCATCTACTCTTTGTTGTGCATCTCGTAGGTCACGCAGTGCCACTGTCAATGAAGAAACAATCTGCTCCTCGGAAAGACAAACCTCGTCTTCCCCGTTCCCATCGCTGGTAATATGGGCCCAGCCCCCAGACTCGGGTCGATGACATAGGAATCGGGTGGGCAACTTCCTCACAGGAATAGCAACGCTGTTCATGCCTTCACCGGCCCTTCACAGAGACCCTGCTCGATGAGAGACATAGCACCCCTGCCATACCGATGCCCTTCACTGACTGGCCAGATAGCACCAGTGTCAATCAGGTGCTGCCAGGCTGCTATCTGCTCTTCACGCTCTGCGGGAACGCTCCCTTCAATAATCATAACTGAATTGACTAGGTTCATCTGCTCTTGGGGCGTTTGAATCTTCATGTCGCTCTCCGTTGTTTGTGCAATCATTATTACACTGTTGGATGGAGGTGTCAAGAATAAAATTAAATATTGTGATACTTTCTAAATTGTTCAGCAATTCTCGATAGTTGCGAGTCTATCTCTCTCTTCTCTCTATCGGTGTTTCCTTCACAAAGGGGGGCGTCTGTTTCTTCATCTATACACTCGCTCCACTCCTCTGAGAAGGCAACGAGCAGTTCATAGCACAATTCCTTTGCACGTCGCCTTGGAGTAGTGGCACCTCCGTCGAAGTCTCTAATCATGCTACCCCCCGTAGTTATTGAACCCTTGCATCAGGTCTGTCAGGTCAGCGACCCTCTCCTTTGTCTTCTTGTCTTCACAATAGCTTCTTTGCGATGTGGAGTCAAGCATTTTATTTAGCTGATACTTAATTTCTTCCCCACCCAGGATTACGCCATAGTGGGTCTCTACATTGCGAATGATGGTGTCAAGCTTCTGCAAGCCCTCCCTAAGAATAAAATAATCTCTCTCAAGAAACAAAACCTTCACTCGCTCATCCATCGTGCCACCTCACTTTGCTTTATCTATACTATCAAAGCGACTAAGGGTTGTCAAGTATTTTCTCTGCAATGTGCAGAGCTATTTTGTTCCGCACTGCATTGCCCTCTGTAGGGTTGTGCCAATGAATTGTCACATGCTCATCGTCCAGGCCAATGACTGTGCCTATCTGCTTCTTCTTCCTGTATGGTTCTCCTCTCCTTGGGGTCACAAGCTCCCCAACCTCTAGGGTGAGATGGGGATTCTTGTTGTATCCTATATGTGGCATTACTCGGTGTCAACCTTAAATTTAGTTTCAATCCAACAATGCGCCCCACAGCTCAGTGGATTCTGAGGGCGGTATACTACACGAGCAATCTCTCGACCAGCTTCGTCTCGGATGATAGCATCCGATGTGTACCTGTTGTCCTTGTAAGTCTTGACCGTTAGACACGGCTCGTTAGTATTATTCTTTCTGTTACGCTTAATGACGTGCTGATTTACATGAATGATAGTCTTCATCCTGGCTCCTGTCAAGCATTAATTAGAGAAATGTTTGAATTGAGAAGAGGGTGTACCCCGTGAGAGGTTCCATCGAACCAGTGAACGTCTGCATACATGTTCCCCTCGTTATAGCAGACCGTCTCGCTTGTCACGAGGCCGTAGGCGATGTCCGTCGCCCACCTCCCAATGTGAGTGTACTGCACCAAGGAACCGATGCGAACTTTGTTTGCTTCTTCTCTGGTCATGTCGCTCCCTCACTTTCTGCAATCATATTAGCAGGGATTGTTTGGAGTGTCAAGACTTATTTTGCTTCTTCTCTCGCTTCTGCTTGCTCTCGGCCAGCATCTTAGCGACCCACAAATTGAACCCATCATCGAACTCAGTAGCATACTCGTCCTTAAGGACCAACAACTTCTCGCTATTCTTCTCCTCATTGCGAAGCTTGTAGCCTGGGATGAGGAACTCTGTTCCAACCTTAGCTCCAAGGAACACGTTGCACACTGCATAGGGCATGGCCTTTGTGACCATCTTCTCCTTGCCAGTCTTGCGGTCACGCACCTTCTTTCGATACCTACGGAAGCTGATGTCTACGACACGAGACTGGATTGTCTCACCTGTGCCAGTCCTGATAATAACAAGGTCGTTCTTGTGAAGATAAGCCATGTCGTTTCCTCCGACTTTCTGCAATCATATTAACAAAGGTTGTTTGGGTTGTCAAGGATTATTCTTCGTCCCACATAGCGAATGCTTCACACAGGTCATACTGTTCATCAAGTCGATTAAACAGAGGCGAGCGCTCGGCTTCTGGTAGCTCATACTCGTCCCGAAGTCCATCGAGATGCTCTTCGTTGCCATCACTCCAGTAGCCAGCGAAGTCCATGCCTGGCTCGTGATAGGAAGCATCGATGGAGCAGTCGGTCATCATGTCAAAGAAATTCTCGTATGCTCTGACGGGTGGTGCCCATGCTGAGCGGAAACAGCCGGTAATCACTGCAGTGCCGTTCTCGTTATCAACAAGCTCTAGGTCGTCGGCATCAATATCCCACTTAGTTCCCCAATTATCTACACGCCAGTCATACCAGTTGGGGCCATCACCCAAACCTTTTGTATCATTCAGCTCTGCAGGCATCGGAACCATTGCTTGGAGTAGTCCAAAGTCTCCTTGGCTTGCGACTTGTGCATCCTCCCAGAGCTTGCTTATGAGGTCAACTGGCCCTCTAATATTAATTGTATTATCACACCAATTCGGCATTTCGTCTCCTCACTTTCTGAATATATTATGGCACAAGGGCTCTGAGAAGTCAAGAATTATTTTGAAACCAGCTTGAGGAGCTTGTGGTCAAGCGGATAGAAGCCATGCCCCTCATGGTCAAACCAGTGGATATGTGCGCTATGTCCGCTTTCCCTCACTGCTATGACAATCCCGTTCGTCAAACTCCTCGGGTGCGTCCATCGCACGATGGAGCCAACGCGGGCGTCTATGGGCTTGCCAGTGTGTATATCGTTGCGGTTCATGTCTTTACCTCTTTTGTCAGGGTGTTTGTATTTATATCACTTACCTGCCATCGGTGTCAATAGCAATAATTCGTTCATTGGTAGAAAAGTAGGGTCGCTCTGCGTAGTACCGTGTAGTCATCCACATACGCTGGCACTTACTAGCGATAGGCTTTGGGGCACACAGGTCAGTGAGAACAATGTGTCCATCGAAGCTATTCTCATTCACGTACTTGGTAGGTGGGTTGAAATCAGTGCCACCATAACGAACTCGTGTCCACTGCTTCCTGTCGCCCTTCTTCCAGACGTAGATATCATCATATGCCACGTCACTATCGAAGGGGATGACCGTGAAGGTAGCGAGGCCAGCCAAGGTGTTAAGCTCGGCAAAGAAGGCCTGCAGCATCTCATCAGATACCGAACCAGACTGGTCAATCGAGATAGCAATACTGGCCTGCCTTCTGGTCTTGCGACCTGGGTGGATATAGGGGAACCTCCTGTTGAGGCGACGTTGCGTTGAAGCTCGGTCGGCTCGCTGCGAGGTCTTAATAAAGTAGCGCAAAACCTTCCGCCAGTCAACAGAAGAATTCAAGCTCTTGATAATTTCCTGCTTCACCTCCTGTGAGACAGAGCCCCAGTTGTTTGACTTGTTGGCCTCGTCTGCTGCCTTACGCATGACATCCTTGAGACGCTGCTTTGCAATCTCCTTGACATCGTTGGGGACATCATCCCAGCCAGAATGGTCATCGAACTGGTCTCCGTCTCCTTCTCCGTCCCCCCCAGAGCCACCACCTTGTGGTGGGGGGTCCTTCTTCAGTCGCTCGAAGTACCACTCAGCACTCTGGCCAACAGGGTAGTCTGCAAAGTCTTTCTCACCAGGCATCAGACACATATCTGGAAGCTCTCCTCTGATGTGGCTGTTGATAGCCAAGTCAGTGGCATAGTTCCATAGCTTGGAGAACTCACCAGGCTTGCCATCTTCCCCAGGTGGGGAAGGGTTGCGTCCGGTCACATGGTCAAACACTAGGTGATAGAACTCATGCTTGAGAACTCCAAGCTTCTGAATGTCTGGAAGCTTAGCAAAGAAGTCTGGATTGTACAACAATTCAAACTGACATGTCTCAGGGTTGACACGCACACCGGCTGTCGGAATAGACCGGTTTGGCCGCTTATCGACTCGCCTTGAAATCCCCGCAAAGAACGGCTCATTCATCAGTAGGCGAGCGGTGTGCATGTTCAGGTTGAAGTCACTTGCAGGAGCATCCTGCGGGGTGTCTTGTGGGTTGGACGTTTCTGTCATGTCATCTCCCAATGTTGGACTAATACTATCAGTGCCTTTGCCCGTTGTCAAGAATTAATTTCCGTCCTTCTCGGAGTCACCCAGAATCTCTACAAGGTAGGCGCTCACCTTCTTACCACCCCTGGACTCTGCACGGTGGACTGCCACTGTGTTATCCAAGGGGCCGTTGCCAAGCAGGGTCCAAAGCTTCATGGCCACCTCACTTGGGAGCATGACGATGTAGTCTGCAAGGTTCTGCACTCGTTCCTCAGATAGCTCAGTCTCAAAGACTTGCGCTGCCTCCAGCTTATCAATCATAGCGGTATGCTCATTGATGCCAAAGTCTTCTACCATATCCATCCTGCCCTCGTCAAGAAGATTCTCTACGGATACTTGGCGGTCATAGTTGGCAATAAAATCCTGAAAGGCGACGGCTGCTTCGAACCCAACGAACGCTGTAGCGAGGCTGTAGATAGAAGCGGGACTGTCATCACTGTCAAGCAAGTGGCTGGCTTGCAGACACTCATCAAAGCGATGCCAGGAACGACGCGAGGGATACACCTTGTTCGGTTCGAACTCATCGGCATGCTCAAGGTGCTGGCGGTTCTGATTAACAAAGTCCCAGACCATAGTTGACACGTTGTCATTGGCCCAGTCAAGCCAGTCCTCTACACTGGGCTCTACATCGAAGACGGTCCATCGGTCAAGCTCCGCAGGGTCCATGTCACCAACCTGGTACTGGGCACCATGCTCACCACCATTGATGGCGGCGAAGATAAGGGTGTCATCATGCAAGGTGTGGCCATTCAGCTTGCGACTGTCAGTAAGCTCGAAGATGCCTTGTCGAACCTCGATAGTAGCGCGGTCAACCTCATCGAGGAAGAGCACCACAGGCTGTTCACATGCAGTCTTGAACCAGTTTGGTGGGTTCCAGTTAGTGCGGTCCCCATCGATACTAGGGAGACCAATCAAATCACCCTCGGTCATCTGTGAAGCACGTCGTTCGACCACAGGCAGGTCAACACTCTCAGCGTACTGGTAGACGACCTGGGACTTGCCGATGCCATGTCGTCCGCGAAGAAGGACAGGCTTGTTTACAGAAGTAACGAAGGGAACTACGTTAAGAAAGGTCTTGAAATCAACTGCCATTGTAAACACCTCTTGGTGGTTGGTTGTGGTCTATTTATACCTAAAAGTAACTAGGCTGTCAAGTGTTAAAATTAATTTATTTCTGCTCTGTTGATTAGTTTAATGCAATCCCGTTCGACCCATACTACCTCTTGCTGGCCTGCCCAAAGAATTATTATCCAAGAGGCGCCGAACTCTTCCTCATACTCTATTGGCTCTACTTGTAACACAAGCCCAACACCTTTGCTGAACCTACTTTGAACTAGATCTCCTGGGGTTACGTCTCTCATTTATTCTTCTTGGGCAACCTGCCCTTCTTGATGTGACGCTCCTCAACATACATCGGAACAGTCTTGCCGGCAAGAAGAATCTTATAAATCTTTGAATTCTTTGCTGCGCTCTTGGGTTGCACTGGAGATACCTCCAGCACGAACCCAGCCTTTCCAGCGAACTGCTTCATACGATACATGTTGTCACGCTGTGTCCAAGGAATCATGGTGATTAGTGGATTCTCCAAGGGAAGAGCACTCTCTGCTCGGAAGCAGATAAAATCTCCTGGCGCATACTTGGGCTCCGACTGTTGAGATGCCCATATCTTAGGGAAATATTTATTCTGTGTCAACTGTTCAAAATGAAATGGTGATGGAGTGTAGGCCTCATCATCGCCATCAAGAAACTCTTTAGGTGTCTCGTTGGTGATGTGGCGATAGTAGCCACTCAGTCGATAATGCTTGCATGCAGCACGATACATGGCTGCTCTTTCACCAACAAACTTGCTTGGAAACTCCGCTCGATACTTTACCTTATCAGGAGAGAAATGTCCACAAACTTCTCGCATCCTCTCGGACTTCCAGTAATAAATATTATCCTTTTCAATATCCCTTTCAAAACAATCAATGTGGTCCTTCCAGATGCTGGCCTCATTGTCATTGACACTGTGCTTGCCAGCTTCAAACCTGGCGCGAGCAAGCTCCAGTAGCTGTTCTGAACTCAATTCATAAAGGTCTTCATTAGAAGTCATTTTGTGTAAACTCTCTCCAGGTCTTTGTTGCCGCTGCATTGGCGAACTGGTAACCGTTTGCGAATGAATCAATCGTCCATTCCTTATCTTTAAAACGATAATTAAAGTTAGACCAAGAAGGCGTTGACTTTAGCCATCCTTCCGGCGGCTTGGGTGCCATCGGACCAGGGCTGATTACAATGCCGTTCTTGACTTCACCTGTCTCCTTAAACTGTGAAAGAAGTCTATCGTAACCAAGCTCACTTGTCAAGGCCATTGACATATTTCGACCAGTCGCCATACACATCACGTCGATATGGCAGCGGTTATCGTACTCCTCAGCAAAATTAAAGTTAAGGAGTTCCCAATTGATACCTTTGACAATGTAGTGCTTGTTCTGCCAGACATACTGCCTAGTATCGTAATTATATTCACTCTCGGAACGGACCATCAACGCCCCTGGTGCGAGGCCAATGCGTGTCATATATTCGAGCAACACCGGGCGGAAGCTTCGATTGGCCTCATAGCAAGCTTGCTTTGCAGCCTTGAGAGAAGGGCATCCCCTACGATTGTGCCCAGGTCGTTCACAGAATGAGCACTTGCGATTGCGAACAGCACGCTTTCGACTTTCCTTGAGAGAAGCTTGGTCATGGTCATACGAACGGACCTGCAAGTTCTCAGGGTCTGTGAGCCTTATCTTTTCGACTCTTTTCTTGCGGACGGGGCACGTAGTCTTATTGTGCCCAGCGTTGTAACAATACGAACATTCGTTTTGATTTGGTAAAGAACCCATTGGTCTCTCCAGGTCTTTGTTGATTGTGTTTAAACTATAGCAAGGAAAATTTAATTGGTCAAGGGATTTCTTCTAAGAATTCAATAAATGCTGGGTCAACGCTTATGACATTGCCGTTGAGCAACAGTCTATGCCCGACCCCATCAAAGTGAGGACCTAGATACATAACGGGCCTGCCTAGGTACTTGTTTCTTGCAACGTCACTGGAGGAGACCAGCATCTTCGCCGTTGGATATGTAATCTTATATAGCTTGCCCGGAGTCACTAACCACCTCCACGTCTAAGATATGAGCCCACTCTGTGCGTGCCGCCTGCGACCACATCACAAGTGCGCCATCGTAGGCCATGACAATGCCCTCCTCATCTTCATATGGAATTTCCGCTGTCTCCAAAAGTATGCCAACATCGGGCTCCATCCTGCAGCTATCATTCCACGTTACTAGACTACCCACCCTCATTGAGCACCTTCAAGAAAGGGCGGCTACACCCTCCGATTCTGTTGCCATTGCTCCAGAGCACCTTGATTAGGTCAATATCAGAGTAGACCTGCGTTACCAAGCCAGCGCCGAGGAGGGCGCCGTCTGATGTGTGTGTCACCAAGTCACCGACTTGGACCTCTTCGCCTCGCTTGCGGAATGCTGGGTATATCATTGTTACCTCACTGCTAGATATGCGTTTAATGAACCAATGTGATGCTCGTAGTACCAATTGCCTGCGCCTTTGTACCCTGTGAAGTCATCAGCCAATGTGTAAAACCACTTTACTTGATATGTGTCAGTGCTGTCAACACTTTTCATTCCTTTAAAACTCTTATTAACAATGATACCCAAGTTCTCTACATTGTGCATGAAGACTAAATCACCGACTTCCACTGATTACCTCCGAACTCCAGGGAGCAACCCAGTGCTCCATGCCAGGGTACCTGCCATCAACAGAGCGAGCAAGAGCACTGCCAGAGGGCGTGAAGCTGGGACGAACGATGATGGCGAGGTATTCTACAACGCTAGGGAGCTTTACGATAACCAAATCACCTACTTGCACTGAACACCTCCACGTCCTGCATCTTCAGTCGCGCGTCGGATATATTGGTGTATTTGTTCTTGTATGGTAGGTTAGACCACAGCACCCAATCATTGTTGGACTGCCCTGGCATATTCACACCCTTGCGAATAATGATGGCAACGTTGCCAGACATTTTGAATAGAACCATATCACCGGGCTTGAACTGCATCGTTTCCTCCACTTTCTGAATACAGTCTAGCGGAAGGCCGCTGAGAAGTCAAGGATTATTCTTACTAATCACTTCCAAGGGGAATTCCGCATAGTTGTCCACGTTCTCCTTTATACCATCGCAAAACCACGTTACGGTGTCGGGGTCGCTAATGATACCAATGTATGTTTCATGGTTGGACTTGCAACAATACCTAACCAAATCACCTACTTCAAACTGCACTGAGCACCTCCAATCGCGTTGGCGACCACTGATGGATTTCACCCTTCGTCATAACTTCTACACGCGAACCTGCGATTGAGCGTGGTTCGCTGATGATGGCGACAACCACTCCCACTGTATTCGGGTCTTTAGACACTTTGCACCTCACTAGGTCGCCTACCTTCATTGCTTCCTCCACTTTCTGAATACAGAATAGCGCAAAGAATTTAAGAAGTCAAGAAGTTTCTACTGGCCTAAGATTTATTGCCTCCCATTCAGGATGAATCTCCTGTAGTATTTTAATGGTGCGCTCGTCGTCACGGTCAGTTTCAACATAAACAACTAACAGTTGTCCTGCATCTTTATCATAGGCGGTTACTTTTAAGTATCGCAATCAGTTGTCTACCTTGTCAAGAACCTTCAGGCACTTTGTGAAAAGCCATTCAGAAACGTTTGAGCCTTCCCAAACAATCTCTGCTTTGTTCCAAATGCCTGGGTCCCTAACATCGACAACGAGGCCAAGAACATCTGGCTCCTCACAATGATATACAACGTCTCCTCTCTCTGGAGGGTCTTCTCGAAGAAGCATCAGCGCTTCTTTCAAAAGTGCATCATCCAACATATTATCTCCCAACATCCTTTGCAGCCGCAGAAGAAGTCACATACTGATACGCACCCTTGTTAAAGGCAGGGGCTACACATCGTGTTCGTCTAACAATCTCTCGTGCGGAATCGGTGCTGCCACATTGCAAACAAGTGTCATATCCAATTGCTTCTCTCTTATCTGAATAGAAGTCTAGGCATTTCTTGCACTGCGCCATATTTCACTCCTGTCTGGGTCGATCTCGTACCTACCGTACCAACCGACCCTCCCGTTGTCAAGCTTTATCTTGTACATCATGTTGATAGAATGCATAATGATCCCAGGTCGAGACTCCAACATGGTATGTACTATTACTTTTGTTCCATTTTGTATTGGTTGATAATTCATTTCATGTCTCCATTAAACATATAATATAGTTAACAGAGAAGTCAAAAGAATAATTTACTTAGCAGTAGATATTACTTCAAGGTACATGTCCATGTTTCTAAATTTGTATATAGATGCTACCCCAACCTCAAACCAATAAACCTTAGCTATTTGCTTTTTCTTGTCGATACTTAGTATAATCCCCACCCCATAGTCTCTCCAAGAGTAAGGATTAGCAAGGTCACTCCAAGAAGATTTGTCTTCTCTCAACAAATCCCCGACTGCGTAATCCATGTAAGTATATAGATACTAAAGATAAGAGAGGACTAATCCCGCCACCATCCCCGCCATAAACGAGAGCACTGCAAAAGATAGCAATGTCGCCCATAGCTCCTTATTCCTCATCTTTGCTCTCCTAATCGTAACTAGGTTAAAACATTATATTTTATCACTCACCCCAATCTTCCTCCTCCTCCGGGGCCTCATCAATCTGCGGGGGGTCGATGCAGAGAATTTCTAGCATACTTTCACACTCCTCGCAATCAATAAGTTCCCCCACCTCATTATCAATATTAATTATGACTAATGCACCGCATACTGGGCACTCTGGAACCATTGACATTTTATACCTTTCTAGGGAAAGAGGCACCTGTAACCCCGTGCCTCCCTGCGGGACATAGCTTATAAATCCAAACTCATAGGAAGGTTATAAAAGAATTTTATAAGCACTGATTAGAGCCAAATGGCTCTGGTCGCCCTCCATAGGAAGCCCTATGAAAGAGTCTGATTGAGGAAGCGCTGCAGTGAGCGCGCCTCTCGGATAGTCATATTCACCGTAGCAGTGGGGCTTTGCCAATCTTCAGAGGAGGTTGTAAGAGTGAAGCGGTTGACCCCTGCACGCTTTGAATTGTCCCCCTGTCGGACTGAGAAGCTCATGTTACGAGTTGAATAGTTGTTTTCACGAATTGACATTTTGTTTTCCTTTCATTTGTTGAATATATAATATCAAGTATCTTTTCTGCTGTCAAGCAGAAAAATTAAAATCCGTTGCAGTCTGGCGCCTCGCTGCAGTCTGGGTCTGCACAATCGGTGTACTCATCGCGATCATTATCACGCATGTCGTCGCAATTACGTTCAACAAAGATACGAGCGTCTCCCATAGAAGCCATCGCACTATCGTCGTCGTCTCCAGTCTCATCGGCACTGTCATCGTCATCTCCTTCTGCACTGTCATCGTCATCTGGCGACACTGTAGAGCATGCCATGGGGCAGCTCACGAGGCCAATAATTAGTGGCAGCACGATTAGATTATTAATAAGCTTCATTTATATTTCCTTTTCTTTTGTTTAAATGAGTGAACCCAGAAGGAATCGAACCTTCAACCTGCGGATTAAGAGTCCGATGCTCTGCCTAATTGAGCTATGGGTCCACATTTGATTGTTTTGTATTGTATCCCAATGATTTGGAAATGTCAAGAACTATTTTTGAAAAGCCTTTTGTAGCTCTGCGCCCATGATGAGGCCAAAACTTAGTCCAATATTTAGCGGGATACCCTTTTCAAGCCAAAGGTCCCAGATGAGCAATCGGGCTCCTTCACTGATGAGGGGATTGAGCCCTGCGAGCAAGATTGAGAAGGGGGTCACGAATAGAATTAGAACGCATATGAGAGGCATTTGTTTTCCTTTTTGATTGTTTATATAGTATCAAATCTTTTTAAATTTGTCAAGAAGTTTTTGGTAGGCTCAGCAGGATTTGAACCTGCAACCAATCCGTTATGAGCGGACTGCTCTAACCATTGAGCTATGAGCCCCCATTATTTATTTGTAGATATCGAATCGCTTTCTTTAGAGTATACACGTCATCCTTGAATTTGCCAAGAGCATTATTGCAATCATTGCAAACCCAGCCTCTAAATTTGTCTGTCGTGTGATTGTGGTCAAGCACCGGCTTATCAGTGTGTGTTCCGCATATAGGACAAGTAATTGTGCGTGGCCTTTTATTCTCTTTATGCAGCTTCCTTCTCACCTTTGCCTGGTGTGAGCGGCATTTCTTGCAGGTGTGCTTTCGAAGAACCCTGTCAGGGAAAGTGTTGTTGACAGGAAACATTTCTATGTCATAGAAAGTATTACACTTCTTACACAGCCTCTTGGTCTCTATGGGTTTCACTTATCACCTTTAGGGAGGTTTGTGCGCCATAACACTCACTATAGCGCCTAATTCTATCACCAAACAAAACATGAATCATTCGGTGGTATGGGGCCTGGTCTACTATCCTTATGATTATTCCTACAAGAGGGGCCCTTGGTCCCTCCACGCAATCAAACTTGTAACGGCGAACTAAATCACCAACCTTTAAGTCCATTCACAAAGCACCTACATAATATCAAAGGGTATCAAGGCTGTCAAGATAAAACTTTAACTCCCTCCAGAAGCCGAGCATCTTTACACGAAGTAGGTCATAGTCGGCATTATCATAGTCCTCGCGCATCAAATTATACATGCGGTCCAACTCATCACACAAGGTCTGTAGTTCGTCTCTTGATACGTTCACAGCAAAAACTCTCCCTATATTAAAATAGTGCAGTCCATAACCAAAACAATATGATTATTAATACTACTACATTAAATTCCATTTAAACAACCTGGAAAGGGATATCTCCCCTATACCTTGTAAACCATGTAGGTATCTTGTTTTCAGGGTATCGAATACGAGGCTTGCTTGCATAGAATCGTCGATATGAATCTACAATATTATCTGATTTAAATTCTTGTGGCATACACAATGGTAGCTTGGTCTGTTCTTGTTTTGGAAACAGTGACTCGTCGTACACATCAAGTATCTTTTCTAGCACACCAGCACATTTGTGAGTCTTTCCAAACCTTTCTGTGTATTCCTCCAGCATTGCCAGAGTATGTTCGACAAGGTATTCAAAATTAGACGAAGACTCTCTAACCCACAATGTTGATGGGTGCTTCGCATGAACATTTCTATACGGCGTTACTTGCTCATCGTGCTGCATGTTAATTGCTGTGCACATCATCTGGCAAGACTCTAGAATCATTTTGACCACTCGATAATTATCTTGGGCCTTGGCCGAAGCAGACCAATCGATGTTACCTTGCTCATCCTGCTCAATAGCGAAGATATTCATTATGACAACTCCCTGTCCTTTGGAAATGCTTCAATATATCCGTTGGGGACATGCAGGATCACAATGTCATACCCGTGGAACTTCTTGAATGGATAGATATATGGCTTTATGTCTTCGCGAGTGTCGTCGTCATAGCGTTCTATCCGAACACGAATGCGAAGACCAGCTGGGTCTCCTTTATAGAATACATCATATTCATTGTCAATTTTACAATCATCTAAGTAGTCCTCCATTGCTTCGCAGGCTTCTTTGATGGGTAGATTCTCACTTACGTCAATAGTCATAGTACAGATTTGCTCCAGTGCTTGTTCATCCCTTATATAATAAACGTACTCAAATAAAAATTCAACCCTAATATATTCGCATTTCCAAATAAATTGGCATTGAAGCCAGAACAGCAAGCCGGCAAGCCAATGTTTTCCAAAATACTTTCCAGGTATCTTGTCTCTGTCGCGTATATCTTGGCCTGAATGTATGAAACTCATAATGGGATGGGGGGCTAACTCTTGCACTCACCTACCAACGTAACTGCTTATTTAAAACACAAAACATAGGCAAGAATTCTTAAGGAGCCCGCCCCCCATCGGGAAGGGTTTCTTGCTTCACTCTTTTAAAAAGTCCAGGACGCAACCAGGGAGAACACAGTTTAGATCTTTGCCAATAGATTTTTATCTTAGTTGGCAAACGCTTCTCCTTCCTTATATCGATTACGATCCCTACGTCAAGTAGGTGAGAATTGTCGTGGTTTGATTTTACTAAATCTCCAATTTTAATTCTCATTATTAATTATATGCCTTAAATTAATTATACTTTACTTTTGACAACTTACAACAACGAGCCCTTCAAAAGTAAAAAGCTCGCTAGGATAAACCACCACTTTAGGTGAGAGCTGCCATGAAACTTTGGCGACCCATGGCGATGAGGCGGAAATAGTAAAGACACTAGTTACAACACCTAATCCGAAATCATTGCATGATTCGTCGCTTATGTGTCTTACTAAGTCTCCTGGTCTTATATCATTTTTTTTTCGCTGGCACAAGCTTAAACTCCCTAATGTCACTCGGTTTTGTTTTTTCTCTTTGCCATGCTATTTTATACGCAGGACCATCAGTTTTAACTTGACTACAATACATAACAATTTTTTTTGTTACCATTCCAACATCCCCGGTTTTAACAATCCCCTGTGAGAAGCCAGGCGCTAGTTTTACTAAATCCCCAATATCAAATTGATATTCGTAGTCTTCGCACTGTGGGCGAATATTTGTGCCTGGCCCTAGTGAATTGGCCCACTCTAGATCCCATTCAGTGGGAGTTATATTTAACTTTTTATTAGTCACCTGTATTATCTTTCTCGTAGTGCGTAATATCGTCTTCCCAATGCCAACCGCAACCGTGTAAGTCTTGCCAAAATACTTTATATTTTGATACGGTCTGCCTCTCTCCTTCTTCATCAAACCATCCTATGGGCACATCTTCATCTTTGTCGACCACGATACCAACAGACACTTCCTCTAATTCTGACTCAATCAAGACTTCCTTATCCCACTTAACCAAGTCGCCTATGTTTATTTGTTTTACAGCGACAGATAAAAACATAGGATAAGTACCAAAGAATGTCCAAAACAAACCAAAACTGCTTATGGATAATAAGTTAGATACATGTTCCTCTCCATTTGTATATAAAGGAGGGTATATGTAATATAAAGGAATTGCAAGTAAAAAAAACACAAAACCGCTGATTATGAATGTCTGTCCAGCGATGTTTAGTGCGCTTCTCACATATTGGCCCCCAATAATAACTAGGGAGTCAAAAAATCAAAATATTATTTTTTTGTAGAACTTACAACTTTAACTGAATCGGGGTGTTCCCAACTCTGGTATCCATACCTTGACCAATATACTAAAACTTGAGGGTTAAAAGCGCCCCCCTGTTCAATTCTCTTTACAATTCCGGTGGTCCCAACACTCAGGGGAGTATCGCCCTCAAAGGCAGCTTCAATTGCGACCACCAAATCTCCAACGCTCATGTTCACTTCTTCTATCATTATAAATACAGAGCATCGTCAGGCCTGAACTCACGCCTGACAATACTATATCCTCCGCTTTCCGAATAAAGGTCTGGTACGTTTGCGTATACATTATGCGTTGCCCAAGACCTTTCATAGATGAAATAAATCGGTTCTTTGCCATGTCTCTCCTTCGCTAGTCTATAATCTTCTGCAGAGTTCCATTCCAAGTCATCCGCTGAATATGAAGTTATTGTAACATGCTTTGTCATTAAGATCCAGCAAAAGGCCCAGGAGCACTCTTGCTCCTCTTGAATGAAGGTTTTTTGTTATAGGGAGGGACATTTTTGGCACCGCCTTTGCCTATCAAACGGCGTTTCATCTTGGAGTGTTTAGCTTTAACTTTTTTTTGATATTCTTCTACTTCTTGCAATATATCTTCACCAGGGGCATCCACCTCTTTTACTTTTACAGGTGTCGCAATTATTTCATTCCACAAAGAAGTTTTAAGTTCGCCATCACATAAATTCAAATTAGGACAAATATTAGTTTCCTCACCAGGATAATCTAATCTATGTAGATTGGCAGCCCTCCTGCCGTTGTCTAGGGCCAATGACTTTATGTCGCTTCTAAAAGCAGCCCGAACATTTGCATCTAAGGTAACTATGACATTAGATTCATCTCTGAAAAAGGGAGAGGCGACAACCGTAAAGGTCGAAATGTCAAAATCTTCTTCATTTTCTATTGACTCAAGGATTCTTTTCAGGCCTTGGCCAGTTGTAAAGTGCTTAACAGTTTTGATATTATTTGTAGAGCCATAGAATTGTTCTGTAAACTCTTGATCGATCATTACGTATGGCTCTATGTCTCCACGAGAATATAGAAAACCAAACTTCAATGAATCTATATCAGGAAAATAATTTTCATATTGTTTCTTGATAGACCAAAATCTATGATTGATCAAATCCTCTATGAAGTCAAGAACATTCTTTTCTGTTAGCCCGAACCGATCAGTTTCGACCTCTAGCAAGTAGCCAAAGAAGTGATCAATCAATTTCAACCATCTATTGGAGGCCACGGGTTGTTCCGGATTTATTGTTAATTTCGCCCCTCTCACAGACATTCCTCTGGTCTGCAAGGCGAGCATTTCATTTATATTTTTTTCCCAAACACCCAAAGTATGAAACTGATCAGCGGGACGAACATAACCACGTATTTTTACTTTGACGCCTTCGTTTACAAAGGCTTTCCATTTTTTAAGCATCATATGTTAATTAGTCATAAACTTGTTGTTCACCATCTTCAAACGTTATGATGGTTTTATTTTCTTTATGGGGCAGAACATGAACCTTTAGAAAGTCGTTTAGAGAATCAAAGATTGCTATGCCGCCGCGAGGGGGAGGATAGAGCCAGTGAACAATGGCCTGTCCCGTGGCAAAAATAGCCCCCTCAATCACAACACCAGTCCCTGAAATACCAGTCTCATCTGCTTGGCGACAAACTGTGAAGGTCTTTATGCCTCTTGGTGCAAGAGGTGGGGGCGGCTTTGGTTTAAGGTCTTCTTCAGAAGACTCTTCCTCTATAATTTCACTATCCATGACTAACCAAACAAAGGCCTGGCATGGAGAGGCTCTCTCTAAGTTCTTGCTCCAATTGTCTCATATTGCTAACTGGGCTTTTAATAATTATTTTATAAGAAACCCCGTGAAGAGTTATCTTACCAATTTTTATATTTGGATAAAAGTTTTTAATTCTTTTTTTCAATTGTTTCTTGTAGCTCATCGTGTCCCTCTGAAATTATGGTCATGATACCAGTTTTTATCAATTCGTCAAGATCTGTCTCGACAACTCTATGGGTTTCTTCACTAAATAGTACCAAATCATAATACCACTGTGGTCCAAAAGACCAATCGCCACCTTTTATTTCCATGACCTGCCGCTTTAATATCATCGCGAACGAGAAATGGTCACTTGGTATAACGCGGGGAACACAAGAAAATAAAGTGCCAACTTTGTATTTGGGCTTTGGGGCTTCCATCGTTATACTCTAAGGTATGAAGCTTGCTAGGAACCATAATGTATACCCTACCAAACTTAAAGCTGCCGTGCGTATCATAAGCTGCGCCATTCATAAACCCCCCTAGTAGGTGTACCCGATCTCCACAAGAGATCCCCCTGGGGGTAGAGTTAGAAACTCCACCGCATTATCCATGGGATTGTACATCCAGTCGTTAAATAGAATACCATCAACGAAAACGACGATCGTCGTATCAAGCGGCACACGAGTGAGTGGCCAGCGCTCATAAGGTTGAATACTTGAGGAGGCCTCTGAGACACCGGTGGCCCAATCTGTGGTACAAATATCTATCACCACCCCACCTAACTCATTCGTGGCTGTTAGGTAGCGCTCTCCGAAGTCTCTGACGCTATAGAGGCAACCGCCCACATAACTTGGTCCCGGCTTATCGTGAATGATGCTGGCGAGATATACATTATCTCTTTGGTCTTCGTACCAATCAATAAAGTCTAGCGGATCTGGGAAGAAGTTTTGACTTTGCTCCTCCTCATCTGACACAAAGACGACCAGCAGCGCGGCGTCACGTCGCATCCACGTAGCAGAGTATGGGTTGTCTGTCATATAGTCATGGATGGCTAGGAAGCCCTGCTCTGTTGTTGACTCAGGAATGTTTTCATACATAGTGAGCGCATCACCAGCATCGTCGCCAGGGACGAGCGGGAACTCAGTTGATGCTCGGGCGTGGGCTGGCGTTATCCCAATCATGTTCAAACGCCAGGACCCACCGGCAGGGAGGGCATTCATCATGGTGTCAATGCCAGAAAGGACTTGCTCTTCGTCATCATGCATAGAGCAGCTCTTATCAATGACCCATACGATGTCAATGCCATCAAAAGGCTGAGGCTGTGTGAAGGAATCAACCCAGACATCAGCGTCAACAGGATCGCCTGGAACGTAAACGTAGTGTGGCTTCGGGTCACGCGGCTCATCATCGTGAACATCGTGTAAATAATAAGTGTCACATCCTGTAAGACCTATCATAATGGCAGCCATAATTCCCATAGCTACGCCGAATAGCACCCAATTAATCTTCCAAACCTTATCCATTGTAATACCCCCCAGTATTATTACTTCTGCAATAGAGCGTGCAGAGCGCTGAAATCGATCCTCCATGCTGGTACAATCCAGACAATATCTTCAATTATCTGTGGCAAGATGGCTTGTCCCACATCAACTGCTCTTAGGACACCAACAAGGCGACCTTGGTTGTCAAAGACGCAAGACCCGGAAGACCCTGGCCAAGCGTAGCTGTGCATAATCAGATGCTCCCCGCGTGCCATTCCAGAGATCTCTCCGCTGATTGAAAGCAGGTTGTGACCATTCGGGAAACCCGTGTAGGTGACGTGAGCACCAACTCGCATATGCGCCTCCTGAAGAGGACGCAGACGAAGTGGTGTTCGCTCTGCAATCTCAGGCACCAATAGGATAGCGTAATCCAATTCGTGGTTAGTCATCAAAGGTGTACCGAAATAGCCAAGACCATCCGGTGTTGTGATGATAACTGATTGTGCATTTTGCACAACGTGAGCAGCAGTGATTACAATAAACTGACCATCAACTCGGAACAATGTTCCAGACCCTTGAGCCTGGAAGTCTTCTCCAATGTTGACAACCTTTACTGCTGCAGCGCGGGCGCGATCGCTAACGTTACTTAGACGGTCAAATGCCTCGCGGAATGTAAGCTCATCAGACGTTTCTTGCGCAGGACTCGGAAGGTTAACCTCCAAAGGCCCAGTGCAACTCGCTGACGTAATAACAAAAAAGGACATCACCAAGCTCATTACGAACTCGATGAATGTCCTTTTGCGTGATAAATTCTCCATTTACCAACCCCCCTATTTTAACTAGGGGTCAGAAACAGAAATCTCTCTTATAACTTAATTCTGTCAATGATATATGGGTGCTGGAAGGCGAGATCCTTGTATAGTTTCTTTAAAATCCTTTTTGAAATATCAGCAACATCTGCTTTTATACCTTTGGTTTTTAATAGCTTTTTTAATTCTTTTTCCACAACGGGCCCTAATGATTTTTTAAATCTTTTTTCAAAAGATTCAACTTCGGAGGAAATCATTTTTTTTATTTGACTTTTGTCAGATTTTGATAATTCTTCAATTATCATATCTTTTAGCGCAGCCTCAGTTAACTTCATCTTAAACCTCCTTGTGGAAATAAAATATGACAGGTAATTGTTCCAGGCCAACGTGCTTTGCTGCCATAACTATTTCGGCGTCTCTATCAATTATAGCTTTCCCATTCTTTCCTACATCAATTCTTACCGCACTCATTGGCGTGCCCTCTTGAACAAGCTGTTGGGACAAAAAATGAAAGTCCGTCTTGTTGGTTCCTCTTTCAATATGAAACTCAAGATCTTTAGTTGGAAGCATGACGTGATATGCAATCCCATTTGCATTATTGAAGTCGGTATAAAATCTAACGTTCTCATGAACCCAGCAATCAACAACATCATTTATCAAAGGCGGTGGCCCATAAAGAGGGTCCATTCCCACATCATATTGGTCACCTTTTCGATATCTTCTCCAGCCTTCAAATAGTTTAAATACGTCACGCATACATTCTTAATACTTCTTTTGCTCTAGAGATCATGTTCTCCAAGCCTGGTATCACATCATAATTAGTTAATTCTTCCGGATAAACCCAAGCAAAATCTAAATGTTCAAAGTCTATCTCTACTTCGCCACTATATTTTGTAGTTGTGAAGTAAACTACATTCATGTCTGAGATATGAAATTCTATAGGATTGCCAATGTCAAGTGTTGTCTCCTCTTTGACTTCGCGAATGGCAGCTTCAATTGGTTTCTCACCCTCGTCTATACCGCCGCCAGGCAGTCCCCACTTGAGCGGCATCCACTCCATCTCTTCTGTTCGTTTGAGAATAAGAACTCTCCCCTCTCTATCGAATATAATAACAACAGCTCCTAGCATTTCTCTCTCTTCTTTCTCCGCTTCTGCGAATAATCCTAAATCTATATATCTCTTAATCTTAGCTTTTTTAAATAAAGGTTTTTTATTCTCGTTTAAAAACTGTCGCCAGTTTTCAAGCAATACTTTCATCGTGTTGTTCCCTAAACTCTTTCTTAATTAGTTCGTTAATGGGAACAGCTTCCCCATCACCGTCAATTCTCACAAAGGTCATATCAGTTGTACAGACAACTTTCTGAGACGCATTGTATGGGCTGTGGCGTCTCGCTTCTAGTTTCATGGTGATGGAAGTGTTACCATAACGCATTACCTTACCATAGATTTTAATAATCTGTCCAGGACGGCAAGGCTTTTTAAATATGACTTCTGCAATTTTAACTGTGACCATCCGAGGAGAGCCACACTTTTCTGCAGCAAATGCAGCTCCTGCCTCGTCAAGCCAACTTAATAAAGTTCCGCCAAAAAGATTACCATGATATCCTACGTTACCTGTTTTAACAAAGTGAGTAGAAATTAGTTGCATTATCTACGGCGTCTCTCTCGGTTCCCATCGCGACTTCGGCGACGATTATTGTTGTTACTAGAAGTTGTTGTCCTTCGGCGAGTTGTAGTCTCAGTACGTACCGTGCGCCTTTCTTGAGGGGGCGCAGTGGTTCGCGTCGAACCATAGGTGACCACCGACCTTCGCGGACGCTGAGGCTGCGTGTATCGCCTTACAGGCGGATTATAGTTATAGGTCCTGATTGTTGTACGAGGAAGAATTCTGCCATCCCATTCAAATGTAATACGGGGCTGTGGGTGTGGGTAATAGTTGTAGTAGCGTCGGGGCACAAGTCGATTTACATTTAGATAGTGTGTGTTGTACTGCAGCCAATTGTCCCAGTGGGCATAATAAATACCGTTTGCAACATGAAATAACTTGGTGGGATAGTCGTTATTAAAGAAAAACCGATAATGGTCGCGACAAGTGTGGACTGTAACCGGGCGTGAATGGATTATGTGAACCTCGCCAAAGGGCGCACGGACAGCACAGACATAGCTGTCAGAATTTGTGTAATATGTGTAATTGTGGGGTGTGCTCTGGGCATGGGCCTCACGTACTAATAAAAACGTCAGCAACACACTCGCTGCGATAACGATAAACTTTTTCATAGATTCTCCTTTATTGTTCTACTAGTTCAAGATATTCAATTGGGATTACTTGTTCTTCAACATAATCCGGGTTGTTGTCTGGGGAGATAGCAATCTTGGCCATTATAGCACCAACCTCATTATCTGTATACACATCAAGCACCATCATGGTTACATCAAAGCTTGGAAAGGCAACACCCGTATCGGGATCTGTTCCAAATTCAACGATTGACCCCCTCGTGATACGAGGGGGTATATATCGATCAAACCAATGGTCTGGGCCCACCACCACATTAGACATTACTTCGCAACCTGGTCGATACCGCCAACGTTGTATACAATCAAACCCTTAACTCTTTTCAACGTTGGTATGAGAATTTTTCTCCTAAAATCTTTGGGTTGCTCACCCTTGCTAAGTTCAAACTTAACTAAAACGGTGGAGTAATAATTGCTATCATCTTCCCTAACAGTCCCCAAAACGTCCGAAACTGTAGTGACACTTTCTATACCTCTAATCTCATTAAAGGTATCAGTCTTATCACCTCCCAATGTTTTGCTTATTGAGCACCTAACTGGTGTTACAAAGAGTTTTAATTCGTACCCTGGGTCTTGGGCTACTTCTTTTAAAAGAATATCCTCCACCTCTTGGAAAACCATCTCCTCAATGATATCAATATCCATTTTTGAATCACTATTCATTTTCAAAAACTCCAATGCATTCTATAATTAGTTGCCGTTAACAACAAAAGGCGACCAAAGCCGCCTTTTGCATTAAGTGACTACAGGTATTATTCAATAACAATTTCACGAGATACTCGTGCGATGTCTGGGACCGGTACGTTAAGAGTTAGAATTCCTTGTTCGTACTTTCCAGCAACACCTTCCACATCTGCGCTTTCTGGGAGCCTCCAAGTCTTATTAAAAGATGATAGAATTAGAGAAGTTTCGTATTCTTTCGGAGCCTCATATGACACCTCTAGGATATTATCCTCTACGCTTATTTTAAAATCTTCTTTCTTTCGACCAGGGGCAGCAATTGAAATATCGTAACCATTTTTAACTTCAGTGACGTTATAAATCGCACTAATTGGCTCTACTTTCTTTCGCTTAGGTGCAGCCCAGACATCATCAAAGAATGAATCCAGGGCATTATAAAAATTATTAGGTCTGTGAATTGGTAATGTAATGGCAAAAGTCATATTTTGTGTTTCCTTTCTTTAAACATAAAGCCGGCTACACAAACAATATATTCATCATTCTTTCTCTGTCAACTCTTTAGTATCTTTTTTCTTTTTTTTCTCTGTGTAATCTTTTTTCAGATAATCAATAAGTTCACTCGCACCACCAATAAACTCCTCCTCAACAAGGCCGTCACAGTAAAGTATAATTGGCACAGTATTATGTGCATATGCCGTTTTCAACAATGCGGTGTATGTTTTACTTTGATCTAGTATAGTTAAAATATACTCGTGACCCAAAGAGTTTAATATTGTGATTGCTTCAAGGCAATACGGGCACTCCAAGGTGCCATAAATGTGAAAATATTTATTCACTCTAACCTCTTAATACTTTTCTACTGTGTCTTAGCTTCTCCTCTACAATTGAGGGGTTACCAACAACTGTAATGTTAAAGCCTCCATGGCCGCTGGCCATTTGTATACGAGTGAATTCTTGTCTAGTGTCTAGCTCAGACGGTAGTTTGTTTTCTAGTAATTTTTTTTTGACCATTTCATCTGGTCTTAAACAAATAACATGTTCTGGATTGACAAAGACTTCTCTCAAAACATATTTCTTATGAGCGCCAACTCCCAGTTCTTCAGAAACCTCTACTAATTTAATAACCATGTTACTCCCTTACGTTATATACTTTTTCTTTATTAACCCACCAAGAGGAGCCATTGTAAAAAACTTGAACCTCTATGTTTTTCTTCCCAAGACAGACCACATTAACGGGCTTATCTGTTTTAATAAACGTTTTATAGTTTGTAAGGAGAACTTGAGATGGAATATAGACGAGGTCTCCAACCTCGGTTTGGTGACTAATCATAGCTCCTCTTCTGCCCGTATCCTTACCGGTCCTGGGCGGGATTGACGAACTCCCAATCCTAGCTCTAATTTTTTAGCCTCTTCTTCCTCGGCCTCATCAGCTAACCTCTTAAGCAACGTTAGGTATCCCGTTAAGATGGTTGTGCAATCTTCAAGTCTAGTATCAGTTCTTTGCAAATTGTATCTCATGTTCTTAATGTTATCGAATGCAGTTGTAAAATCACCAACTTCAACCTGCTCACCAAGGAGTTTTAGTTTTTCAGAAAGATCCCACTGAACCTCTTCAATTAATTTCTGAAGCTCGTCTGGAATCTCACTTAGCTCTACTGCGTAAGAAATTCCTACTTTCATATTACCTCGCTTATGTTAATAATAAATCCCAGACTGTTTTTAAAACCAGAGCCCCCACCGTAGTTGCAAGAAACCAAGTGGTTCTTGATGTGGCATCCCTCCATTGTTCTAAAGATCTTAATCGAGCATAGAGGCCTGAGTCTGGGTTATATACAGCCTCTTTGATCTTAGAAATGTGCTCGCCTATCTCTTCTTGTTGTTTTTTAACCGTGTCGATATTATCATTTAATCGATCGATCTTGCCATGAAGAGTAGCGAGAGCTGCTTGGTCTATCTGATCCATATCTATAACTAGTCCAATAACTCGTTAAGACTTTATGATTGCATAATTTGTCGTAATTAAAGTGCCAGCGGCAGACACCGCGTTCTGTAAAGCACACCGTGTTACTTTAACTGGGTCAATTATGCCATTCTCAACAAGATCACAACTTGTTTGATTTCTAAAATCAAAGCCTTGGTTTTCTTCCAGGTTTGTTACAACCGTCTGGATTATGTCTGGTGATTCGCCGCAATTAAGAGCCATTTGTCTCAAGGGGCCAAACACGGCCTTCCTAACGATATCTACACCTATTGCCTGGTCTTCGTTGTCAACCTCGAACTCTGTCTTGCCCATAGCTCTAATTAAAGCAACGCCACCGCCAGGGACAATGCCTTCTTCGCGGGCAGAGCGTACAGCTTCGAGGGCGTCTTCAATTCGATGCTTCTTTTCTATCATCTCAACTTCAGTAGATGCACCGACACGAATAATTGCAATACCACTAGCGAGGCGCGTAATTCTTTCTTGAATTCGCTCGCAATCATGGATTGATTCAGTGCCCTCAAGCATTGTTTTGAGATCCCCAATCCTTTCCTCAATCTCACTTGTTTTTCCCTTTCCGCCCATTATAGTTGTTTCATTCTTGGTAATCTCAATGGACTTGGCGATACCTAGCTGCTGAAGTTTTACATCCTTGAGTTTAACTCCGCTCTCACGAGACACAAAGAAGGCGCCTACAGAGGTTGCAAGATCCTTAAGTATACCTCGGCGCTCCTCCCCATAACGAGGCGCCTTAATGGCGGCAATCTTCATTGTCCCACGCATTGCATTCATAATTAGTGCAGCGAGCGCCTGTCCTTCAATTTCCTCAGCGACAATTACGAAAGGTCGAGACTCCCGTGCCACTAACTCCAAAATGGGTAATACCTGCTCAACAGAGTCAATCTTATAATCAGTAACCAACAGTAAGGGGCTTTCACTATATTTTACAACTCCCCTTCTCTCGTCATTAATAAACGCAGTGGCAGCGTATCCGGCATCAAATCTAAAACCCTCTACCAAATCTAAAGATGTCTCTAGGGAACGAGCCTCTTCAATAGTTATAGCTCCATTTTTTCCAGCTTTATCTACGGCTGTGGCGATGAGATCTCCAATGGCTTTATCGTTATTTGCAGAAATTGTAGCTATGTTGGCCACCTCCTCAACACTTGAAATTTCCTCAGACATCTCTTTTAGTGTATCCACAATAGAGGCAGCTGCCGAATCCATACCCCTTTTAAGCTCAATCGGAGACACACCAGAAGTTATATATCTTTGAGACTCTTTTAGTATCTCTCTAGCTAACACTGTGGCAGTCGTTGTGCCATCTCCAGCCATTGAATTTGTTTGTGAAGCTGCCTGCTTTATTACCTCGGCTGCTGCATTTTCAAAAGGATCTTCTAAAGTAACAAATTGTGCTACGGTTACGCCATCCTTTGTAATAACTGGATTACCACCAGCTTCTTGTAAGATAACGTTCCTACCCTTTGGCCCCAAAGTTGAAGCCACATTATCTGCTAAAATATTTACGCCATTAAGAATCTTATCGCTAAGAGACGCACCACTATTATAATGCTTTGTCACATTTACTCCTCATTGTTATTTTAAATAATAATATATTTTTTTATTTTTGTCAAGCAAGTTTTTAAATATTTGCTCTTAATTTTTAGGCAACTTGCTTTTTTTAATTTTATTGCCTTTGTTTTTTGATTCTTGATTTCTTTTATTCAACAATCTATCATCAATGACTTCTTCAATCATTTCAAGAAGTTTATTTAAATTTATTTGACTCACTAGTCTGGTTTCCTACAGTAATATAATTAGTTATTAAAATCTGTTTCTAACAGCAGAGTGTAAGTAAACGAATCTCCATGCCTCTGGGCACCTTCATCAACGAGATCCATGAATGTAGCGAAATCATCACTTCGCGCAAACACCTGACACCCAGCACTCCACTTATCAACTTGAACAGAAGCTCGGCCCGCTTTGTGTATATTGATTCCAAAGAAGCCTGTATCAATCTTATCATCTTCCATATCATGGCGGCGATCTCCGTCAGCATCACGATAGACCTGGACGTTTCCCCCGCGCTGGCAGAGAGCTTCGTATTTACCCTGGTGTAAGCCTTTTTTATAAGCGCCACGATATTGATTGGGGACTAAAATTGCAGTGCCATTCACGTTAGTGGGGTGCATTAGCCAATATTGTCCTGGGTCTGTAGTTATATCTGCCGTAAAGACACTCCATTGTTCACCACGCTCCCGGTAGATAACAACTAAAGTGTCATCAAATTTATTAGGAATTGCGTTTTCAACACGACGAACGCCAATAATATTTAAGTTATATGGCTTGTTTCGATCAAAAAACGCATACCCCTTGCGCAACATTGTATTGCGATAGATATCTTTTATCAGTTCGGCCTGAAGGCCCTTAACTATTGTCATTCTAGTCTCCCTTTATAATTCTGTGACTATCGCTATCAAAGTGTTGAGTGGAGAACTCAAAAATCTCAGAGTCCTGTAGAGCTATGAGCTGGTGTCTTAATCCTCTGTAAACATGAAAATTGTCACCGGGGACAAGAGTTTGTATGCCAACATTATCAATGTCGTCCCCATCGGAATATTTAACAATAACTTTTCCAGATTGTACATAAAACACTTCATCTTTAAGAGTGTGATAATGCCACGAGCACCTCTTTCCCTTAACAAGATAGAGTAGTTTGCCACAATACTCCTCGTTATTTACAATCCATTTTTCAAAGCCCCATCCTTTTGGAACATATTTAATGGGTAACTTAGTTTTCATATTTTATACAATGATATCTGCAATACCCAGTTCAACTGCCTCTTCGGCTGACAGATAAATATTCACTTTTCTTTGAAGCATTTTCTTAAGCTGTGCTTGTGACATATCTGTTTCACTAGCTAGCATTTTAATATATTGGCTTTGAACCCAGCGAATCTCGTCCATTTCATTCTCTACATTGTGAAACCCACCATGAACCCCGCCGATCACACTGTGTATCATAACTCTACAGTTTTTACCAATTGTTCTCTTACCTTTCGTTCCGGCTGCTAAAAGCAAAACACCAGCTGACATGACTTTTCCAACGCCAAATGTTTCAATATCACATGCCTCTCTGATTAATCTCATATTATCATATATCGCAAACATTTCTGAGGCATTTCCACCGGGGCTACAGATCATTAGTTGAATTGGGTCTACTGTAGCCACTACACCTTTCGTCAGATCTTCAGGGTCTTCTGGGGCTATAGAAACTTCAGATGATAAAATATGAAGATTGTAGCAAAGCTGCCCAGCCTTTGGTTCGTCTATATCGCCAAACAGTGCAATCAGTCTATTGTCAGATTTGTCCCTAGAAGCAGAATCCATTAAAAGTTGTAGTGCCTCTAACTCTTTTTCGGAGACCGCATCTTCAGTCTCCTCCGCTTCGACCTTTTTCTTGGTTGCTTTTTTAGAAAACATTTGTTTCTCCATTAGTTAAATTGTTTTTTTTTAGCTTGTTGTGTCTCGATATACTTCAGTTGCTTCATAGCGCCTCGCCAGCTTGTAAATTCTATTTGTCTTCTGTATTTACCTGGATAGGCAGCGATGAAGTGAATGATAACACTTTCTTTCCAGGAATCAAACATTTGTCTATCAATATCTTTGATAAATTTTACTTCTTCCTCTGATGTATCTAGTTCTCTCAATAGCTTAATTTTCTTATCTTGTATAAATTCTACATCATTGGCAATAATTTGTAACATTTTCAATGTTTCCAATTCAACGACCCTTATGAAGAGTGCAACATATCCCATGCCCAATGTATCTGAGCAGATTTTGTGAAAGAGCATTCCCACGACAAACGAAAGAAAGCAAAGAACTAGATTTATATCAACCATTATACCTCAAATAAAAACCGCTGCAAGACTTTAACACAAATCTTGCAGCGGTGCAATTGAAACCTTAAAATATTATTTAGCTATTCTTGCGCGCAGCAAGACTCTTTACAAGACGTGTTGTAACTCTCTTGGCAACCTCGTTAATTAGGTCCTCATCCTCGACAATGTCAACTTCCTCAAGGGCTTCCTCGGGCTCTTCAAGGGCTTCTTCTTCGGGCTCAGGAACCATGTCTACCTCTTCTTCGTCATCTTGGACATCAAGAAGTCCAGGCACTAGGTCCTGGATTGTGTCTAAAATGCCTCTGGCAAGGTCTTCAACAGAGGAGGCACCGCCACCAACTGGAGCGTCGTCCTCGACTTCAACGTCGACATCCATGTCACCATCCATGTCATCATCGTCGTCGCGATCGCCAGGAGGCATGCCATACATTTCTTCCATGGGCTCATCTTCTTCGTCTCTCTTGGCTTTGTGGCCCATGTGCTGGGACTCTAAAGTGGCTTGAGTAACTTGAATGTCTTCAGCAGCAACATTCTCAAGAATAGTGCCGTCCTCAAGCTTCATATCATAGTGGGTTACGCGACCAAGCTCTTCGTTATAGTTGTGATTTATGGCTTCACCTGTCTTAATTACACCCTCGTGCTGGACGCCACCGTGATGAACACAGTAGTGGTTAGGTGCGAAGACATCCTCTTCAATAGTCTCACTCTCATCAACCTGGGTCGTCTCATTGATCTTTTCGACAAAGGTATCCGTAAGGGTGTCAACATTCGCAAGCTTCATGAAGCGGCGGACGGTTCCCTCATTTAAAAGATTGTTTTTGCTCATTATGTTTTTTCTCCTATTTTAGGTTTCAATCAGTAAATAGTATATTGGCAAACAAAAGTTACTATTTGTCGTCACTTAAGCCTGTCTATATACAATAAGTATCAACTTAACTTGCAAAAAGCCTTTAAACTTTGTTTTTTGAGGCTAAGTTTCTGCATAGCTGCATCTTGTATTTGCTTTACTCTGACAAAGCTAATTCCGAGCCTGTCTGCAACCTCTCTTAAATTCATTGGGCCGTTTTTTTCTGCGGCTATCAATGTGCAATTTAAATCCTCCTCATAATCAATCCAAAGTCTGCAATCACATTGATCACAAGATTTGTTTTTCATTATTGTAGCAACCTTACAACTTCTCATAATTCTGGGTGTTCCTCTTCTAGTAAGTCAAAGATACTTTCTATTGTATCTTCGTCGAGACCAAACTTCTTTTTAGTCTCTTCTCCCTCTGCGTAAAGGGCTTTTGTTTTTCTAAGAGAAGTTTTGCCCTGTTTGCGAAATAGTTTCTTCTCTGCCTTATAATCATGAATGTAATCTGTGATCCTTGGGTCCTTTTCAAGATACCCAGTCACCATCACACGAAAAAATTCAGATTGTGTAAAGCCGTCATAGTCCAATCTAATTCTTAGGTCAGCATGACGCTTAGTTGTATCATAAAATACAACCTTGCGATCATGTTCCTTGGACATCTTTTTACTTGTCATCGTTTAAGAATATGGGTTGAGCTTTCAGACTGTCCAGCCTGCGTCTGTTGGATAAAATGGGCTCGTGCCTGAAACTCTTCGATACTTCGACTTCCAGTATAAGAGAGCCCACTTCGAATTCCATTAACAAGATCATCGATAATATATTTTACCTTGCCCTTGAATGGAACAAAAGTTGAAATACCTTCGAGAGAAGAGGTGCGACCACGCCATGCCATCTGTGCAGCCTGAGAGGCCATTCCCCGATACTCCTTGACCTTTGAGCCGTCTTCTTTTACAAGAATCTTGCCAGGTGTCTCAGTTGTGCCTGAGAAAAGAGAACCGATCATAACAAAGTCAGCTCCAACACCAATTGCCTTTACAATATCGCCACTAGTTTTAATACCACCATCAGCGATAATTGCATGAGTTCCAGCGTAGCGAGACTTTGCACAGTCAATAACGGAAGCAAGTGTTGGAACACCATGCCCGGTTTGGATACGAGTAGAACAGATAGAACCTCCACCGATTCCAACACGAACAGAGTCAGCGCCCCACTCAACAAGTCTCTCATACCCCTCTTGAGTGGCAACATTGCCAGCCATGATGTGGACATGGCCTGGTAGCTTGGACCTCAAAGCATCCAACGCAGTTTTCATCATGATGTGGTCCCCATGTGCAACATCGATGCACATAAACTTTACACCAACTTGCATTAGCGCCTGAGCCCTCTCAATAAAATCTCCACTAATCGGGATTGCAGCACCAACAGAATTATTATTTACCTGCATGGCCGCCTTGGACGCTATTGAAACCTGCTCTTCAATTGTATTATATCTGTGGATAATTCCAAGTCCTCCAAGATCTGCCATCGCAGCAGCCATTTCTGCCTCAACAATCGTGTCCATTGGGCTTGCAATAATCGGAAGTTCCAGAATATAGTGCCCAAGCTGTGATTGAAGAGAGACTTCTCTTCGACTTTCAATATCTGAATACTGTGGAACCAGTAGAACATCGTCATAACTTAGTGCTTCTTTATACATCTTCATCTTTTACTCCATGAAAATCAGCGACAACTTTTTGTGCCGTCTCCCAACAAGTGGGACAATAAAGGCGAACTGTCTCGTCATCATTTCTAACGACGACACTCCAAGACATTACCATCTCTCTATCCTTCTTGTCAAATGGTTTCGTGCAGGCAGAGCATTCATCAGGCATTTTGCTGAAGAGGAATATCTTTTCAGCCATTTCCTCCTCAACACCATGTTGCTTCTTCAACTCCTTTTTGGCTGCTCGCCTTTGCTTACGGTTCATGACCCAGTGCTACCAAACCCGCCAGCACCACGCTCAGTCATTGCAATCGGATACCAGTTGTATAGTTCACCACCATGGCTTTCAATGGCCCGAAAGTGAACGACAGGAACCATGACAATTTGCGCAATTTTCGTGCCAACCTCAATCTCCTGGGGCTCTGTACCAATGTTGTGAAGGTTGATCAGAACTTCCCCATCATAGCCTGCATCAATAACGCAAGCACCCACAACCAGAGACCGCTTGGACGCCAGTCCGGACCTATTTTTTACTTCCAGCATGTATCCATGAGGCACGCCGAAACGATAGGCAGTCTCAAGAACCGCGCTTTCTCCAGGTTGAATCGTCACCGACTCAAGGTTTTCCGGATTAAAGTAAATGTCTAGCCCAGCGTCACTTGGGTTTGCACGGGTAGGAGGCTTTGCCTCATAGCGCATTCTCGCATATTCAAGAATCATTGTACCCTCCCAGTGCTCGTTGCAAGACCTTCATAGATTGAGATAAACTGATCAATATCAACATCGGCCTTCATCATTCGATAGGCCTTTGTTGTCAGGCTAATCTCGTCGGACGTTAACCAGCCCTGCTCCTTGAACTCTGCGCGCAGCTCGCGCTTCTGCTCTTTATAGGGCTCCATCGCATCCTCGATGGTCCTTAGAGAGCGAATATACTCTAGCATCTTCTCAGCCTTCTTTTCCTCTTCGGAACGAGGCTGCACTTCTCCTACAGATTCGGTAGTCATTGTCATTTCATCTCCTTAATTTGAATTATATTTTATCTGCTTATCAATGTCAAATGGTATGTGGGCTTTCCGAAAAATAAACCGCAATATTGTCAGGAATTTGCGACTTGAGAAAACGCCTAAAGAGGTTTTCATCTTGCACGTTTCTAGTGGCACCACTATCGTTGCGAACTGTCCAAGCGCCGACCTCACGAAGAACATCCATCTTGTTGATTACAAGGTTTGTAACTCCGTTAATCTTGGCTGCCTTCTTTAGAAGGTCAATATTTAGCCAATTGCACTGCCTTGGTCGTCCTGTAGTAGCACCATATTCCTGCCCAACTTCACGGATTTGGGAAAAAATTTTGGCGGCAGTTTCGAACTTCTTATTGCCCACATATGTCTCGTAGCATTTGGCCACTCCCCAAACATGCCTTACCGATCTGGGTGGGACACCATTGAGCATAGCTCCCGCAGTGGTGCAGTGGCTACTAGTAACGTAAGGATAGTCACCCCAGTCGATATCAAGACCAAACCCTTGAGCACCCTCAAAGAGCGCGACAGCTTCATATTTTCCATCATGTAACTCCTGGTAGACATCGACTAGGTAAGACTCTAGTTCCGGGACATCCTCCGCTCTAACTCCCTTGCGCGCATATTTATCACGGTACGCTGGGCCGTTGCCACGCTTGGTTGTACCAATCTTACTGTCTCCAGAATCTTCAGATAGGTGTGCTGATGTAATAATATGAGCGTTTTTTGATATGAACACCAGGCCCTTACAAAATACTCCTTTACTTTCTAGTTCATCTATCTCTTTATAAAACTGTTGTAAGTTCACAACACAGCCGGGGCCAATAATGGACTTAACTCCATAGAAGACCCCAGCAGGAATGGAGTGAGTTACGAACTTCTCCCCATTGTGGTAAATAGTATGTCCTGCATTTGGTCCGCCATTGTATCTAATACAATGTGTGTAATCCCCGTTCTCCAGCAGAGTATGAGTTACTTTGCCTTTTCCACAATCTCCGTATTGGAGATCTACAATAATGTCTGCTATCATTTGCTTTCCTTTCTGTTATATTTTTCTGGGAAATTTAAACAAGCGAATTCGCCGTGCTCTTTAATCGCCACTTTGTCATAAGCTAAGGCTGCTTCCTCTGCCGTTGCAAAGGAGCCTATATATGTTTGTTTTTTATCTATATTGATCTTAGCCTGCCAGCAATTATCGCTGCCGTTTCTTCTAACTCCTTTATAGCCAGAAGCGGTCTTCTTTGAAGGAAGTCTATTACGTCCGTTCTCTACCCGCGTGCAAATACGTAGATTTTCCCTTCTGTTGTCCAGCCCATTATGGTTTATATGGTCGACCATATAGCCTGGGGGTGGATTCATCAGAAAGCGATGCAGGAACATTGATGTTCGTCTGCGTCCGCGACCACTAGTTGGGTTGTCATACCACCCCCCGTCTGGGTGTAGGATGGAGGTCTTTGCGTAAAACCCTCCACGACTGTTTCTCCTAGCCGTAGCATCTATGCACCACTTGTGCTGAGAAACCTTCTCCCAGTCCTCTTCATCAATCAGTATAGTATGTTTTCCGTGCTTCTTGCTTTCAATAATGAATTCTCTTATTTTACTCATTGCTACCCCAACATCTTAAAAGTTCTACCAACCGCCCTTGTCGAGAAACCCCAATCGGGACTATAGTCAAGCTTGGCCATGTAAGGATGATTTAGATGTATCTTATCTCTCTTGGGGTCAACACCCCAGCATCTAACCCTAGTGGTTGTGCTTGTGTCATCGATACATTCAACAATCCAGTAATCCTTACCCTTCTTGGTTTTCTTTGGAATAATCTTGCGAGGAATAAACCACGAAATTAGAAGGTCTGGGTCGTATTCTCCAAGTGGGGGAATACGAAGCTCTTGTAGTTTCCTAAGAACCTCACCAGTTATAACACGTTCCATAGGAAATACGCCAGTTAAACTTACAAGATATTCAATTTTTTCTTCATCGTTGAAGTCGCCCTCCGGATAATATGTCTCAATATTCTCATCAAGCTTCTTCTGGTTACGTGGGCGATCAACAGCTACGGCAGACCAGAAGTGTTTTGCTCCTGTGAATCTGTCATCAATTAGTCCGTCAAGAGTACCCGACCGAATCAAAATATCTATAACCCTCTTGTTTACTTTTGAATATACAATGTCTTCATTAAAGATAAAGTCTTCGATAACTTGATATGGCCTGTTGCCTATGATTTGCTCTATAGCCGCATCTCCGATTCCCTTACAAGAAGATAGAGGTTGGATCAATGTTTTGCCGTCCTCTGAGATCTCCCAGACCTTTCCAGATGTATTAATATTAAGGCCTTCAATTTCAAAGTGAATGCTCTTGGCAATATTAATAGCCTTCTCTTTCCTTGTCTCAGGCTCCTTATCTAGAAACGCTGCAACCCACTCTGCAGGATAATAATTTAGAAGCCACGCACACTGATATGATAGGAAGCAATATGAAACAGCGTGCGACTTGTTAAAGCCATAGCCAGAGAAATATTCAAAGGTCTGCCAAAGCTCCGTTGCTAGATGGGTCTTAATCCCCTTCTCTTCGCAGCCAGCAATGAACTTATCATAAATCTTCTTCTTGGCCCTTGCTCCCTTGCCCGTGCCTTTCTTGGTAAGCACTTTCCTTAGTAGGTTGCCTTCATCGAGAGATACATCCTTGCCAAGCTTGTGTGCAAGCATTGCAATCTGCTCTTGAAAGATTAGAAACCCATAAGTTTCTTTAGTATGTTCTTTCACAATTGGATGTATGTAGCTGATATCTCTTGGGTTTTCCTTTGCCTTGACATATGACTTGTCTACTCCAGCACTCAAGGGGCCAGGTCTATAAATGGAAGTGATTGCAGCTAGGTCGATAATACTAGTCGGCTGCGCTCTCTGACAAAAGTCTTGTGCTCCCTCCTCTGTAAATTGAAAGACTCCTGCCCACATTCCTTTGTGAAAAATATTCTTATATACGTCTTGATTGTTTAAATCAATAGTGTCAGGGTGCAAATGCTTATCATAAAATTCCTTCACATCATCAAAGGTAGGCTCTTTGACTCCCTTGTGACGCTTTAGAATATGTGTAATGGCCCCCTCAATCATTCTTAGTGTCGATAGGCCTAGAATATCAAACTTAATAAAGCCCATTGGCTCCAAGTGGCGCACATTCTGCCCCTCTGACCAGGGAGTCTGTCGGACTCCTTTGCTGTTAATGAGTGGCATGTATCTATCTAGGTTATCAGCAATTACAACACCACCAGCGTGCCTGCTGCAACTTCTAACCTGGCCATACAACACATCAATATGACTGGCCACTTTGGGGTATTGTGTTAGAAAATCTTGAAGTGTTTTGCTGTATTTCTTCACTTCCTCAAAAGTTGGACTGTAAACACCCGCTGTAATTCCATGGTCTTTCTTGGCAAGCGGGGTTGCTTCAGAGAGCATCTTGCCCGTGACCTTATTCACTTCTGTAAAAGGGATCTCGTAAAGCTTACTAATATCTTTAACAAGACTTCGAAGCTGTAGGGTATTCCAATTACTAATAGGAACTACAGTTGTGTCTCCCCACTCCTCCACAAGTTTTTCCTTAAGAGCCATTGGCTCAGCCACATCATAATCAATATCAGGATAATCCTTGGCATCAGAGCGCAGGAAACGAGAGAAGAGAAGCCCATACTTGAGGGGGTCAACTTGAGTTATATTTAGAGCATAAGCTACCAAAGACCCAGCAGCTGAACCTCTGCCTGGTCCTGTAAGCATGCTTTCGTTAGCTCGATCAGCAATGGCCTTCATTGTAAGGAAATATTTACTGAATCCTCTGTCGTCAATAACGTCAAGCTCAATGTTCAGGCGACTAGTGTACTCCTCATCGTCCTGCTTTCCAAGGCGACGTAGCCCCTCAAAGCACATCTTGCGTATTGCTTGGGCTTCTGATATGTCTTCGGGAACCACAAAGTCTGGCAGCCTGACCGTTGTATCAGGCATAAAACGATCGATGCGAGAGTGAGCAATGAAAAATGTCTCAACAATTGAATTGCGCACAAGATCATCATCATATTGAACGTCTACTTGATTAGAATATTTCTTATAAGATTCCCACATCTCATCGCCATTCTTGGGATATAGTTCGTATCCAATCTCTTCAACGCTCAAGGGAAGCTCTCCATCAGAAGCCCACTCCGGTCGGCCCTTTCCTAGCCAGCCCAATCGCTTGTAAAGCTCACGGTCTTTCCAGGCGTCCCTGTTGGGGTAGTGACTATCTGCCGTTGAAATAAGGGGGATGTCAAACTCTTCATGCATCTTAATGATATACTGGTTTAGGTCATGTTGTTCTGGTACATTGTTCCATTGAAGCTCTCCATACCAACGATCACCAAAAATAGAGACCATCTTCTTTGTTGTCTCGCGCATAGCGCTGAGGACAGCCTCCTCGCCCTCATCTCGGTTTGCCCAATAGTTTCCAGCATACACGCCACCAAGACACGCTGATGCAGCGATAATTCCCTCCGAATATTTGTTTAGTAGGTCGTAATCGACACGAGGATAGCGATAAAAGTTTTCAGGCTTGTAGCTGTTTGAAACGAGAAGAAATAGATTCTCCAACCCTTTCTGGTTTTGCGCCAACAACACGAGATGGCGACGACGATTGAGGACACTCTTGACGGCACGTTTGGAGGCAGCTTCATCCTCAACGGTCGCTCCAGACACTTCGCTGTCACTCTTCTTAGTCTTCTTCTCAGCTTTCACTCTCTCATACTCTACACGCCATTCGCTGATTGAAGGAATAAAATAAGCCTCCATTCCAAAGATGGGCTTAAAGTCTTTACCCTCCTCCATCATCTTCTTTGCATGAAGAACTTGATGAGAAAGGCCATTCATGTTCCCATGGTCTGTAAGGGCTAGCGCATCCATTCCATTTTTATAAGCAAATTCCATATGTTCATCAGGATAGCCTAGGCCATCAAAAATTGAACCTGCAACACTGTGTGCGTGCAGGCCAACAAAAGGAATCCCTGGTTCGGCTCTGTTAGTCATCTGGTTCGTATCCAATCCGGTTGTATTCTCTGTATTTTAATATATGTGGCCCTGGTCGTGCAAGCTCTTTTCTATCTTTTGATCCCAAAAAAGAGCAGTACATATCCCAAGAATCTATGGGATAGTACCAAGGAACTTCTGCTTCTAAGGCGTCTTCAATTCTACCGTTTTTAAATACCATGTCAAGAGTGAATTGGGAGGCAGCATTCTTTTTTTCCAACAACTCTGCTTTAATAAGATCGTCTCTTCGAAGTCTCAGCACATCTCTAAATATTTTCCAGTCATCAGCATCAAAAGTGAACCCAAGCTGGGCTCCCGTCCTGATTGTGTTTCCTTGGTGAGCCAAAAAGAATGGTTTGGGTGATGATATTGATTTTCTATGCGATCTTAGAAAATCTGCCCTATAGATTCCATGTGGAAACGATACATAGTATTTTCTCGGCGATAATTGACTGCTTAATCTAGAACAAACAGAAAAACACCTAGCTGCTCCATGAATAACGCTCCATGCCAAACAATCTCTTCTTCCTCTGTCTCTATTGTGAATAGGAACGTAAAAAACCGGTATTCTTCTTTTATTTTCACTAGGATGAACATCAAATCTGTTAAAATAGACCGGATCCATCAAAAAGTCGCCTATTCGATACCTTATCAGGGGAGAAACGTCATCATTGCAGATTATCCATATTGTTTCGCACCCAGCCCATGCACACTCTAGAACAGCGTTCTCAACAGCCGTAAAGTCTGGTGCAATTGGCATAAGGCAATCAGACCAATCCATTCCAAAATCCATTTTTTGGGATGCCACAGGCACAATCCCAGCTAAATGAAATAAGTTTGGATGTTGGTGGCCATTTTTTAACATAGCCGTCTATTAATTGTTTGCAATTGGGAGCTTACATACTCAATGTTTATCTCCTCTTCTTTGCAGACATTGTGAAGGATTGTATCAGTATTTTTATAAATGTCCCTACCTACAGTTTTTACTTCTCTTCGGTCGTGTTCTAATACAATCGCATAATACTGAGTCGCCTGCTTTATTTTACTAAAACCATTTGAATAGCCACGAAGGCCAGCCTCTTTCATCATGTTCTTTGCTTTTAATCTAGCATAATTCTCTGAATAATCCAAATCGTTTATCTGCTCCTCTGTTAAGTAAGACACCGCAACCATATCTCTAGTTGTCTTTTGCGTGCCCTTTCTCTCTGAGGGGTAGAAAAGTACCTGCTTAACAAAGTTGTCACCCGACTCTAGTAACTCTGTCTGGTGCCTAGACATTCCCCTTGTAATCAGCCAATCATAAACTTTATATTCTCTCTTTGCCTTAAATACAGGCGATTCTAGTCCCTGTATTTTATCTTCATCAAAAATTAAAAGACGATTAAATGAGATTTTTATCTTTCTAGAATCTGTATACGCTTCTGCATAGTTTTTTTCAAGTATCCTAAAGCCAGTTAGCTTATCAGAAAAGGGAAGCAGCCCAGCCAGAGACAAGAAAGCCCCAAGCCTATTCCATAGGCCTACCTTGTCAACGTTGTCAAAAATGTTATTATTAGATACTTCGAATCTAAGAGGAATTTTTTTATCAACGTATAGGACCGGCAAGCTATTGCAATATGCATACAGGAATGCAGGAAGTGTCCCGCCTAATACCAAATCATCAAATTTATATAGATGATCCCTAATCCTCTGCATGCCTTATTTCTCTGTATGCACCCACCGTAATTGGCCATAAGTCAGTGGCGATTTCCAGACACGCTTTAGCGACCTGTTGTATTTCCCACTGTGCCCCGTCGTGAGTTCGTAAATCAATAAATTTTAAAAGATTACTAAGATTAACCGTGCCGTAGTATTCGGTATATAGATTTTGTGGCAAAACCCCTCGTGCTTGCTCTCGGCAAACTCCAGACGCAAGGAGGCTATCAAACAAATCCAAAGCATCTTTGTGATGCTTTTTCACCAAGGTTGAGGCAGAGGATTTTACCGGATGAGTCATCTCTGGGTGAGAATGGTAAATATCTGGATCGACTAGTTCTTCTGCGTTCGATGCTTGTCGATTTGACTTATGCTGTGTCCTGAAAGCCAATGGTTCATAAAAGCTGAGGTTGACATCAGTGTATCGCCTGGAGATTTCATTATACGACCAAGTGCGATGACGGTGGTGCTGACTACGAATAAATAAAGGAACGCAAAAACGGAAAGTGACACTGTTATGCTCCAAAGTTGAGGTGTGGCGGTGCCTAATAAGATACTTAATTAGCTTCTTATCTTTATCATCGACAAATTCTTTTTGTTTTCCAAAAGAAACTCTTGCTGAATTAACAACTGTGATGTCCTCGCCCATATGTTGAACGTACTCAACCTTTCCGATGCCATCACCAAAAAGCTCAATACTCTTACTCATTGATCCTCCGTAGCACTAATAATTTCTTGTATTTTTTTTATCTCTAGCTTAATCATATTTTTATGATGCCAAAGGGACTTTCTAGTCCTATTTGGCTCACTCAACATAACTGCACGCTTACTGATTGAGTCGGCTAGTTCTTTAATTGTCTTTGCCATTATACCTCTGCTTGAACAATTCCAAGAATATAATTTTCTAGGATTAAATGGTATGTTGATCCGTCAAGTGAGATCTCTTTTAGCATTGACCTATCAACAACAACAGTATCGCCAGCCATTACTAATTGGGACACATCAGGGGCTGCTGAAACAACGGACACAACAGTGTGTTCGGACTGTGGCTTACGGTAATTTTCAGGTAACAATACTGCCCTCTCCTCCTCTTGGTTTTGTTCCTCTTTTGGAATAACAACAATATGACGATTTCTTGGCTCTAACATTATAATTCACACTCCTTTTCTAGTTTTTCTGCATGCATCTTATATTGCTCACAGGTTATAAAATTGGCAGCTCTTTCTTTGCAATTACTGCACACAAAGCTGACACTCATATAGTCCCCCTGCGTGGCAGTAATGGACACCGGCTTCCATCTATGTACTTTTTTTGTTCCGGGGCAATGGCCCTCGGAAAGATGACGTGGTAATAAGTGATTAAATCTCATTTGCTTCTCCTCTCGCATTATAGCAAATTGATTAGCCTAACTTAACCACATTTTGCATATCCGCAACTGGTGCAAGTTGCACAACCCTCCACATAGATCAATCCTTCGGAGCCACACGAGGGGCAAGTCTTTTCAGAAGCCCGTTCTCCATCCTTGATATAATTCTTGAGAGTACGAGCAATACATCTAGAAAAACTAAACATATCACTTTCTCTATTTTTTTGAAGCTGCTCCACAACATAGTTAATTTTTGCTCCGTGTCTTAGCGATAGTGAGATCATTCTAGTGAAGATTGAATTGTTAGGGTTATCAAAAACCTTTACAACATTTTTAATCAATACTTCATCTTCGTCTGCCCCAAATTTCAAATCATATACAGAATTCATTGTTTTTCGTGGATGTTTGACAAGTGTTCCAGTCTTGTATTTCCTTGGGATTTCAATCAAGTTTGCCAATCCACCCATAACTTCATACGGCTTTCCCTCCCAAAGCCCTACTAGGAATACCCATTTTTCGCCACCGATAGTTGTGTGGTGAATATCACAAGGAAGCTCTTTGGGCCTCTTAGGAGCGCTGTGTTGAGGAAAGTCCTCTTGCTTTGCATCTGTTTCAGTAACGAGTACGCCAGAGCGAGAACCATCTACATAAACTGTAACTCCTTTTAAGCCACGGCGCCACCCCTCCAAATATAGCTCGGCAACAACATCAGGAGAAGTTCCCTTTGGAAGATTAATAGTGGAGCTAATCGAGTGGTCAATATGGCGCTGAATAACTGCTTGGATATTTACTCTCTGTTGCCAATCAATTCCATCACTCTCAGTGAAGAAAGGTGGTACATCGATGTCAGATAGTCCAAACTCAGCTAAATATTCTGCTACGTTATGGTGAAACACTTTAAATTCTTTCCAGCCATCTCCCAATTCATCAACAAAGTCGGCAACCTCGTTTGTATCATTGTGAGAGAGCTTTCGACGTCGAGTATAAGAGTTTCTAAATACTGGCTCTAGTCCGGAGCTTGTTTGGGACATGATTGACACACTGCCAGTAGGAGCATTGGTCAAAATAGAAATATTTCTCCGTCCAAATTCTTTAATAGCTTCTCTTAGTTCGGCGGGGAGAGAGGAAATGAAATTATTATCCTTTTCTGTATCCCAGTCAAAAATTGGGAAAGAGCCCCTTTCTTTAGAGAGATTCACACTTTCGCCGTAAGCATTAATCTTTAAAGTTTCATATATCTTATCAATGATCTCTAATGCCTCTGGTGAATCATAAGCAAAGCCCAAGTTGGCAATAGCGTCAGCAAGCCCGTGAGTACCCAATCCCGTGCGACGACCGTTCTGGCATGCATTTAGCAGATTCGTCCAAAGATCTTTCTCATCTTGTGTGTCAGCTTTGTTTAAAATGTTATTAAGTTTTTCAATTTCTAGTTCAACAAGGTCGTCTGACAATCTCATTGCACTTCTGACAATAGATGCAAATTCTTTAAAATCAAATGTAGCGTGGTCCGTCCATCGGTCCCTTACAAAGTTTTTTAGATTTACAGAAATAAGGCGGCAACTATCGTAGGCCGAGAGAGGGATCTCTCCGCACGGATTAGTTGTCAAGGTTTTAAAGCCCTGGTCAGCATAGGCTTCTGCTGGTAGGTTTTTTGTTATGTTGTCCCACATTAGGATACCCGGTTCTGCTGTTTTTGTTGCAGACTCAACAATTTCTTGCCACACCTCTTTTGCCTTAACAATCGTAGTATATGTTGGATTAGGCGAACCCACTGGGAAATGAAGGTGGTAATTACCATCCTCCATCACCGCCCTCATAAAGTCGTCAGTAATGCGAACAGATACATTTGCCCCAGTGACCTTTGCAAGGTCATGCTTCATTTTAATAAATTCAAAAACATCAGGATGGCGCACGTCAAGACTAATCATCAGTGCTCCACGGCGACCATTCTGGCCAATCATACGACAAACGTAAGAATAGAAATCAGCAAAGCTCCAAGCGCCAGTAGTCGTACCAGCCGAGTTATTGACAGGAGTGTCTTGTGGCCGTAGATTAGAAAGGTCAAGCCCAACACCACAACGCCGTTTAAATAGATTGGCGAGGTGCTTACCAGCATCCATGATGGAAGAAACGTTATCAGCTGGGCTGTCCACCACGACACAATTTGAGAGAGAAACATTAACATGATTATTTCCAATACCCATCATTGGCGACCCTTGCGGAACCACTTTATTAAATCCCTTTAAGAGTTCATAAATTTTATCATAAGAGAGGGCGGAGGGGCCACCAAATTTTTCTTCAATTCTAGAAAACTCCTTTGCCATGCGAATGTGCATGTCGTCAGGAGATAGCTCTGTAAATTGGCTTTGTTTGTTTTTGAGACAATACTTTGTCATAAAAACATTAGTGGCTAACTCATCTCCATTAAAATATTCTAGAGTTTTCTCTCTTACTTCTTCTTCATTGTACATTTACATTTGATCCCTTCTTGAACTTCTTATACTTTTCGTAAAGAACTTGCGATTGTTCCTTTGATGATGGAGCGTTTGTTCCATTTAAGTTTTCTTCTGCCAATTGAGGCAAAACTTTAATGCAGACATTTGATGTATCCATGAATATCGGAAAAACAATCCCATCTGGCCCATTTCTATTTTTAGCAACAAATACTCTACCCCCATTCACTGCCTTGTCTTGAATAGTGCGAGAGATGGAGAAAATAAAGTCTGCAACAAAGCATTTGTTGAACGCCTCTGATATTGACTCCATTGTGATGATTTCCGAGTTTAACCCAGAACGATTTGTTTGTGAAGCTGTCCAGACACAAAATTTAAACTCTTGTGCCATCCCTCGCAAATCTTCATAAAGATTCTCAAGTTCGTGCCTTCTTTCTTTTCGGATATTAACTGGTCGAAGAAGGTCTGCGTAATCTACAATTACCATGTCTACATGAATATCTCGATTCTTCAACTTTTCAATGTGTGTTTTTAGCGTGTTTGTGCTCGCAGACCTTGTTGGATATTCCTTGATGATAAGTTTGCCAGGCAGATCCTTTACCATCTCAAACACTTCTTCCTTCAACGGCCTGAGATCATTCAGCGGCAGTCCGGTTATGCAACTATCAAATCTAGTGCCAACCACAGTGTCTTGAAGCTCCAAAGTATAGTAAACGACCGTTTTGCCAGCCTTAACTGCTTGGGCTCCAATATGAACAAGGGCCATTGACTTTCCAGCCCCAGTAGGGGCGATTACGACACCAAGCTCGCCCTTTCCAAGGCCATCTTTTACGATATTATCCATTTCCTTCCAGCCAGTAGCAATAGGGTTTCGTGCCTTAAAAAGGAATCTCTGCTCAAAGTCTTTTAAATAATCATAACCAAAATTATTATCTGACCCCAGACGAAGGGCCTCGTTGATTGTACTAGCAATCTCCTCAAAAGAAGAATTTTGTAGCAGTTCTACAGACTTAAGCATTGCCTCTTTAAGTTTCTGCTTCTTACAAAATTCTAGAGAGGTATCTTTAATATAATCCGAGTCTTGGATTTCCTGTTCATAAATCCTAGCAAAATAATCTCTAATTTGCTTTTGAACTATCTCAGTCTCGTTCTCAAGGTCAGAACGCAAAATAGTCATCATAATTTTACTAGAAGGGTGAACCCCATACTTGTTACGATAAGAAAATATCTTTCTTACGAATGTCTGAAGGTATTTCAGCTCAAAGAAGCTGTAATCAAGGACCTCAGAGATTTGATCCGCAAACGGCCTATCTTGCAACACAAGTTGGCACAAACTTTCTTGAAACGACTTACCAAACCGACTAAAATCGGCCTTCTCATTAAACTTCATTTGATCCCCTGTTTATACTATGTCACAAAATTTATTACTTTTCAACCGAAATTCTTCTTAAGGTTGTGGAAAGATCCGACCAGTTTAATTCGCCGAATCCTATTCCATACATTGTCTTCATAATGGCTGTTTTATTAAAAGACAAGTCTGCGTTCTCAAGTATATAATTTACTTTTTTTCTACTCTGGACCGATATCGATGGAGAGTAAAGCTGCATCAGTTTATAATTATTTTCTATTACCTTTTTGTTCTCTAAAATAGACGTATGAACCTTAAGTTTTTTCTCTACTTCATCGCAAAAATCATATATGTCTTTAAAAGTAAAAGACTTTTCCTCTTTCAGAAAAACAAATCTTTTTGATACTGTGGTTAAACCCACGCCTTGCACGCCCTTTATGTTGTCGCTAGGGTCTCCTGCGATAGCTCTAGCTAGGGCAAAATTAGTTGGATGAATTCCGTAAGTCTCGATAATTCTTGGCTTATTTAAAATTTGTTTTTGTGACGGCCTGTAAAGTATTACATCGTCATCACATAGTTGAATAAAGTCTTTATCGGACGATACAATGATTTTTTGCCAACCTGAGAACACCGGTGCCTGAGCAACACAGCTTATAATATCGTCAGCCTCAACCTCTGGAAATAAAAGTTGAATTACCGGCATATCGTTTAACATGTCTACTAGCTCTGTTTGTTGCCAGACTTTGTTTTCTAGCTCTTCGTCCACAGACAAAACATGTATATTTCTGTTTAGCTTTATTGGCTTTCTTCCTGATTTATAGTTTTTATTCTGTGTGCGCCTTTTTCTACTCCCACCAGGACCATCCCAACAAATTACAATTCTATCAGGTTTTACCTCGCGGCACATTCTCTGTAGAATTTTGATAAACCCCTTTATACCCCCTATAGGCTGGCCATGGGATGAAACACTGGGGTCACAAATATAAGCTCTATAATAAGAATTGAGGCCATCGATTATCAAAACTCTCTTCATAGCTTAAAGGAACCAATCTCTTCTTCATCAACAGTGTATACAACCTTTTTGATGCCTACGTGTCTCATGGCTGATTCGCACATCGAACAGGGCTTAGACATTCTAAACTCCCCCTTCTTGCCGATACGGGCTACATAAACTGTTGCACCTTGGGTGATAGACCTGTCGACGCCAAGAATACATCCAAGTTCTGCGTGATGGGTAGCGTATCCACAATCACGGTGGCGGAACCTTTGTCCCCATAGCTTATAGCTATTCTTGTTTGCTGATGTATTTAGTACACGATTGCCCTTTACCAGAACTGCGCCATGACGATACTCGTGGAAATCAGACTGATATGCGACCCTCTTGGCCAACTTAATATGTCTCTTGTGTCTGCCGGAAATAACCATGCCCCCTCCTTGATATGCATGTAATATACATCAAGGAGGGGGTGAAGTCAACGCTTTTTAGACTACTCTTCGGGATCAATATTATAGTAGTCCTCTGCGCTTCCCTCTCGTTTTTCAAAATTAAAAATAATCTCTTCATCCATTATGTTGTGAACTCTCTGCTTAAACGAATCATTTTGCATAAGTTCAACCCACTTTGATGATTGAAATTTTTCTTTGGTATCGTTGCCCATATCCAACTCATACCAGGCACCACGTTGATCTAGGTACTTTGAAGACTTAATAGCTTCAAAGAGACTTTCATCATCCTGAATACCAATCTCGTCTCCCCAAAGAATTTTGAAAGTGCACTGTCTCCCTTGGGTTCCAAACCTTGATTTTTCTAACTTTACTTTTACCTCACTTCCGACTCTAAACCCATTCTCATCCACTACAAAACTCTTCTTAGCTTTGCGGCCCGTTAGCCAAATTCTAAGGGAGTAGGCGTAAATCATAGACTTACCACCAGGAGTAACATATGGAGTAGTTAGAGCTTCAGCAGCCACTCTAGTAATGTTTGACTTTAGCTGGTTAAGCACAAGAAATGTTGATTTCGAATTAGCAATCGGCTGTGTCAATTTGGCCATACCTTTGGACAAAATTCTAGCCTTCATGGCCATTGAAGATTGAGGATTAAAATCACCCTCAATATCACTAATAGCTGGTGTTAATGCTAAAGAGTCCCAGATAAATAACATCTTATTGTCATTAGACGACAAGAGCATCTCTATGGTTTCTAACACAAACTCAACTGATGAGGCCTGAACATACATCATATTGTCCAGATCACATCCTGATCGAACTAGAAAAGTTGGATCAATTGCTGATTCAGAATCAAAGTAGAAAACATCAATCCCCATCTTTTGAGCATTGGCTGCTACCTGGGCAGCCATATATGATTTGCCTGTGGCCTCTAATCCGGCAATTTCAATTACTTTACCGACCGGGATACCTGCCAGACGCCCTCGACAAACAATAGAATCAAGCCACCTAGATCCAGTTGGGATCCACTCCTCTACCTCTGTGGGATTATCCTCATTTAAATTAAACGCCACCTCGCAGCCAGCCTGCTTATTAATCAAGCCACGCATCTCATCCATTGACAACTTACCAGTTTTTACTTTTCTCGCTCTTGCCATTATCCCTCCAAGACAAGGGGCCCTCTGGGCCCCAAGTCAAATGTGTTTGAACTATGCGTTCATTAGCTCTTTAAATGCCTGATCAACAGAATTTCCGCTGTTCTTGCCATAGTGAACAGATTCCGAAGATGAGGCCTCCGCATCTACGTCCTTAGACATAAACTCGTCAAGTATCGCCTGGACCTCTTGGGTCGACTTACGTTCAAAAAGCTGTTCAACGTCCGGAATAGCGCTTAGAGTTGCAGCAATTGTGTTTTCGTCTTCCATCATGAGAGAAGTCCTACGTCGAGGCTGGATCTTTGTTTGCGGGAACGAAGCACCAGGTGGCTTGCCGTAACTAAGAACAAGGTCGGTTCCTTCTTCTGGGTCAGTGATATCCCCATAATCAGGATTTAGAACAAGGCTGAGAAGTGTCTCATAGGCCATCTTGCCATAGCCCCACCATCGGGGACCTTCTTGCTCTTCTCCTCGCACCATTACAGGGCTAAAGAATCGCTGCCTTGCAAACAGGCTCTTTGCCATCCTCTTTGAAGCATCATCGTTGTTATCTGACCCTTCACGCCACAGCTTTGATCCAAACTCGCAAATCGGACAGTCATCACCATAGTTACGCTTTGGACAAACAATTCCACCCTTAGCTACATTATAGTGAAAATATACCTCCTTGAAAGGGTCTCCATCCTCTGTTGGAATAATTCGAATAGTCTGGTCGCCGTCCACTGGACGCCAGAAAGCACTCTTACTTGAATCACCACGGTTCTGAACTGCGGCAAGCTTCTCTCGCATTTTGTCTAGATTGATTCCCATTATTTTTCTCCTTGTATAGTAAATTGGGCAAATATCCCCAACTTCTGGTTAATCTAATTGTTGTATCGTTGAAGAATATGCTACGCAATAAACGTAGTCTTCTTCGTATTGAGTAGAGTATATTCCATATGATACCTTCGTGTCAACAGAATTCTCCTTAACTTGAGAAATTATTTTCTTGCGAATATCGCTCGACTCTCTTAATTTCTCCTCATTGATGGCATAATAATAGACCTTTTCCCTAACGCTGTCAACAGGAAAAAATAGTTTCTCTTCCCCTGTTTGAAAATCAACGATTCCATAGGTGCACAGCCTACTAACCTCATGCGGTGATGAAATATTATCCATAATACTATCAGAGCGGTCAAGCACATTTATGATATTAATTGTAGAAATAAGTAAATCATTCAACTTGTCATAAAAGCCTATCACTGGAATATCTCCCAAAATATCTTCAAGCTGATTGTTGTAGGCCAACACCACTTTATTAAAAACTCCAGATCTAGCATATTGCTGAAACACATTTATAGTTAAGCGCTGTTGCATCTTATCCATCTCACCTAGTAATTCTGGGTCTGAACAAACGCACAAGATCGAAGTGTCGTGTGATTTTATTTGTTCAAGAATCCTCAAAGAAGCACCAGAAACAAAGCCAGAAGCTCCAACAACAAATAAAACTTCACCCTGTAACGGCTTGAAGAATCTCTTAAGGCTGCCGATTGATTGCTCAAACTCTTCGGGGGTGCTGGCTTTTTTTATGCCATATGTTCTTGGAGTTCTTTTGAGGCCGACATCCATCTTATAAATATCATATTGAGGGTATTGAGAGAATTTATCAGCTATTCTACAACCCGCTGCACCTAATCCGATTATTGAATCCATTCTCTCATTTCTCCATAATTCTTGCCATAGTTTACATTAACTTTAAAATTTCCTAAAGGCGTATTTGTAAAATATTCAACCAAAACATTGATTAGCTTACACTCAACATCGGTAAGGTCCAAGACTACTTCATCATGCACACAAAATGCAACAAAAGAATCCTTATCCTGCAAGTATTTGTTCAACTTAATCATTTGTCGCAGCACAACATCCGAACAAGTGCTTTGAATTAGATAACTCATGGCATGATAATCGTCTGCTGAAATAGACCTGCCAAAGGGATTTGTAATGCTGTTGTTTTGATAATACTCTTCTATGACCTTTTCTCTACTTTTGCCGTAAATTCTATGAGAAAGGTAATCCTTGGATTCCATATTGTAAAGCCACGCAAAAAACCTTTCCTTTACCTCTTTCCGGCTACCAACTTCATTATAAGCATTGATGCGATTCCACTCATGTACATCTACATCTGGCTGGCTAATTCCTGCGAGTGCTAGAAAAGTTCTTAGTTCAGCGCCATTAAAATCTAGAGATACAAACCAATCGTTTGTTGGCTTGATAATTTTTCTATATCTCTTATCCATTGTAAGTATAGGAAAACTGTTCTTCTTGGTGGTCAATCTGCCTGTCTTTGTTCCAAAAATATTATAATTGCAAGAATGTGAGATGTGACCCAGCTTATAAGCAAATTTTCTAGTTTTCTCCTCGTGCATTAGGTCACGCAATTCAGTTTTATCAATATTCAAATCCCTAAACTTCATGTCATGCGTAATTTTTGCTAGGTTTACCAAAAAATCGTAGTTTTCTGGTTTGTGATAATTGTTTATCACATACTCAGTAATCTTGTTGCGAACAGAGCAGTATTGCTTTAGAAACTTCTGGGGAACTAGGTCAAAAAAGCAGTTTTTGGACAAATCTATTTTAGACTCCTTAAAGGCCGTAAGAAACGCTTTGAGGCGATTGTTGATGGAATCCCACTCATCACCCAAGTGTCTGGGGCACGCCTCGTCTAGGGGCCTCTTAGCATACAGGAATGCATATTCGATACCATCATAGTCCTCTAGAAACGAAGAATAAGACCATGTACGAGTAAGATTATCAGGAACGTTATCAAAATGTAGTTCTCCATTGAGAAATACACCGACACACTCCCTTTTGTTATCGAGTGTTTGGAAAATCATTAATATGTTGGTTTAGTTATTTTTTTATCTTTTTTGAACTGCTGTTTTGCAACTTTTTGAGCAAAAGAGCCTTTGTGATTGTCAAATCCTCGGATTACTGTGTTGATATACTGTTGAGCTGCCCCAGTACCACTTAGTGCTTGTATCGACTTTGCTTCTCGTTTAACGATTTTCATAAAAGCCAGACTCACAGGTTTATGTTGCTCAACATATCTAATATCAACGTAAAAGTCAACCCATTTTCTGTCAGGGTAACTTTCCCCAAATTCTTGTAAGGACAATTCGGCCCTACAGGTCACATCTCTCATACCAAAATCGTTAACTTTTATGTTTTTAGGCTTTTCGCTAATTAACAGGCTATAGGCCCTATAGAACAGACTTTTTAAATTTCCAATGTCCTTCGTGTAGGCCTTGTAATAATAGCCAGACAGTATAGAGTCTTCGCTATCAAATCCGTATCGGGATGAATACCTTAGCATGGATGGGCTGGCTATGTCGGCAGTTAAAATCCAAGGGGCATTTTTGTTTATTGAAAATCCATGTTTTTCGGCAGTCACTTTATAGAATTGAAAATTAGTGCTGTTAATGAATTCTTCTTTTACAGAATCATTTGATGCATCTAAATCAGAAATATGTATTGCTAGGCCCGTGTTTAAAGCTCCAGAATAAATGCTTGTAATATATGAACCAAAAGTTATTGGTAACGATTCTGAGATCTCACTCAAGTATGAAGAAAATAAGACAAAAAAAGAGGAAAAATCGTTAATTGTCTCTCTTCTCTCTTTTGTTAAAAACTTTGTATTAAAAATATTAATAATTTTACTAGTGTAATCTCGATAGCCCTTAACTGGGTCTATAAAGCCCCTATAGGCTTTGACATCAAATAGGTAAGGATCATCAGCGTCTAGTTTCCCAGAAATAGATGCTTTTTGAAATTCAATTATAAAGTTTTCAAAAGCATCTGCAACAAAATTTACAACCATAGTTTGTTTTTTAGGGTCTTTAGTGCTTTTTAAGCTCTTCATTTCGCTCGTATTTAAAGAAATTGCAATATGTTCTTTATTCATTCTTCCATACATTGCTCTTTCTGCAAATTGAAAGTTTTTGATCACTCCTACTAGGCTTTCGTTTGATGGAAAAGCTTGTGATGAATATTTTAGTCTTTCATAAAATAACTTTTTTATAGTTTGTTTGTTTTTGCCTTGAAAGTTAGCCATTATAATAATTATTTCATACTAAGAAATTGAAGTCAATAGTGATTTAATTTCTTTACGTGTTGTAACACAATCAATATCAGCCTCACCAATTTGAGCAACACTTGTTCCCGAATCTGCCAAAGAAGCCCCCGCTGACTCCCATATTGCAGTTATCGTAGTTACATAGAGGCCCCTCTCAATGCGGGAGTGAACTTTTGTCACGACATGATATCCCCCAATTCCTAGAATGCTGGCGGGGGACGATTTGCCACTTCGGGGCACTGGGGAGCCAAACTTTGGAGATAGACCAAGCGGGTTGACATAGATCTTCATGCCTGGGTGGAACATAGTTGTTCCGTAGCACTCTATAGTAACGTTGTAAACGTTCGCCAGAACCGCTAGACCAGTCAATTGACCTAAAAACTCTTGCTCTAGCCTGCTTTCTCTTAAAAATGGAATATCTGTTTTTGAGAATTTAATATTTTTAATTATGCCATATGGTTTTCCTATGCCAAAATGGTAAATTCCCCTTTCTCTGTCTTTGTCTCTATCACCATCCAAGTCTTCAGTGGCCCCAGTATTTATGGCGTAAACTAGCATATAATCATAGGATTTTTGATTTATTTGAGGCTTTGAAAGTATTGGCCTTGGCAAATTTATACCAGGGCCCGCCAGGTTGACCCTGGTGAAGACCGAAGAGGGGTCCTCTTCTATAAAAACTGAGTCCCCACCGCCGCTAGGGACAGAATTTAAGTATGGATATTGAAACAGCTTCTCTTCCTGCCCTCTACTAGAACCAGCTGCAGTAAAAAAATTTGTTCTAAGCTGTAGCTCTTGTCTGGCTACATTTCTCTCTGCTCCGCTTTGTGTTCTCATAGCGTTAGCTATTAGGTCACTAGTTACCTCTCTGATGAAGGACAGGACGGGATATATTGTTCTTTCTTGGGCGACAACCTTGGTTAAAAACCAATCAATAAAGTAGTGGACAGATATAGGAATGTCAGCAAGATTTATATCATATATTAACTCTTGTATGTATTTAGAGGCTATACTCTCTGGAGCCTCACTTTCTGTAACTCTTCTGTTTAATTCATAGCTGATTGGGCCCAATAGAATTCTCATATTTTCTTTTAGCTTGTTTCTCGCTCCATATGAGTCCTCTTGGGGAGTTTGGTCAGAGTGAACAACCTCTAGAGCAGTTTGAAGCAGATCTCCAAAATAAAAAAATTGTAAATGATAGTTCTCGTCATCTTGAGTATATTGAAGCTCCTTTAAAGACTCTAAAATAGTCTCGTTTTCATCAAAATTAGCACCATCTACGCTCTCGGGCATCCTAGATTCCAACTCTTCTTGGGATGCTGGAGCAGCCGCATCTGTGTTAGAGGGGTCAGCCGGATCAAATTCAGCTAAAGGAGTAGACAGGCCAAGCTCTTCTAACATTGGCTGTACAATACCGGAACGGCCCTCGTTTAGGTAAATATCCAAAAAGTCTGTATCTACTTTCGTAAAAAATATTCTATCGTTTTCATATAATCCATTTAGTAACCTCCCCCAACTCTCTGTATTCTGTCTTCTAACTTTTTTCTTGTATTCCTCCTGCAAATCTGCAATATATTGTTCTGGGCAGTTTCCTTTTTGCCTGTCAGCTAAAATTTTGACATACCTGAGTCTATCTCTTCTTCTTTCTGGGGTTGACAAAATATCGGAATCTGGGCCCAAATAAACGCCCTCTTGCCAAGCGAGATATTCTATGGTTAAAGTTACATTGCCTTCGTCATTTATGTCAATCTCGTGGTCATATGCAGCCAAATGAAGAACCATAGTAGAGTTTTTTATGGCGTTTCTTGTTCCCTCACTTAAAAAAGTGCTACTGTCTCCCCTGTCACCAGGGTCGTGCCAACCAACTTCAGCCTCAATCTTGTAATAGTCTGGATCCCATATAAAATTCTTTTCAGGATGGGCCATTCCTATGTTTACTAAATCAACATATCTAAAACTAAATGGATCATCGCCGCCCTGTAATGGTACATCTTGCTGATTATCAACAAACTTTGGATTTGGCGCATTTCGAGTTTTTATAAACTCATCCATAGTTTGAAAAAATAGTGTCAACCTAGCAAATATATCCCTACGGGCCGCAAAAGGATCTCGCCCCTCAAGACGCCATTCAAAACTCTTTATGCCAACTCCCTGGCCCCTATCAAAATCTGAAGTCAGCATGTCTTCTATTTCTTGGGGATTTATAAAACTTTTAAAAGGTATGTTGTGTCTTATTTCCCTACCTCTAATAAAATCTTCGGTTGGTAGGTAACTTGATTTGTATAATCGTATTTTTGGTACAAGGCCAGATAACTCAGATGTTTTGATTGAATCTAATTCTTCTAGAGCAGGGTTATACATTAATTTATTTACTATGGTATCGGTAGGACCATGAACCATAATGAAGTGAGGATCCCCATCGGGGGTAACATATCTTTCGCCTCTTTTTTTATTGATTAGGGCATACCTGTCTAAGTAATCTAATAAAAATGCTTGTTCTGCGAGCCTTCTTTGTTGCGCCAACTGCGCAGGAGGTATTGTTCTTGTGTTATCTACTTGTGCCTCTATATTCTCCTCTAACGTTTCTTCAATATCATCTGTCTCTGCTTCTTCTATCAGGCCAAGCTGTTGTCCAACTACTGTAAGGTCCTCGAAAGCCTGGTCGCCCAAAATCGCTCGCGCTGCAGCTTGGGCTATACTATTATCTGCAGTAGCATCAATACGAGCCTCAGAGACTAGCTCGCGTATTCGGGCATTTTTATATATTTCGGCAAGGCCATTCAGGTCCATGTCGAGCAACACTTCACTCATTAATTGCGTGCCGTCGTTTCCAAGAGATGGATCTACAAATTGTTGAGCCCTGAGTGTATAATAAAGCCATGCAAATTGTTGATATAGATAATTTCGAATTGCAACTTGAAAATTATCTGTCGTTGTAAGTGTTGAATCACCAGTGGCCCATCTGGTATATGCATCTTGCTGATCTTGATTTATATCACCAGGCGCCCCCAGTGTTTCAAGAATCGCTACAAACTTTGTTCTTATAAATTCATCTAGCTGCTCTCTTGTTTTAACCTCTGACTCGGAGTCAGCGTAAAATTGTTGCAAATTTCCCTGTACTTGCTCCACAATGTCACGAGGCACTGGGCCGCTGGGAAACGTGTATATATTTCTAATTCTATTGTGGACGTAGCCATTTCTAGCTACATTTCGAAAAGAGGAGTCGGGATTTGAAGCTATAATTGCAGTCGCCCTCGCAGAGAAACCAGCCGCAACGAATGGCCTTATGTCTCCATTGTTGACGGCCTGAGTCGCGTTATATGCAAGTCGAAAGTCAGGAGATCCACCTATTGTTATATTTAAATTTGATACGTTTGCAAACCATGACCGAGCATTGTTCGTCCTAACCTCAGAATCAAACCACTCTTGCAAGGTTATGAAAACTCCCCTTCTAATTGCTGTGCCTTCATTAATGCTGTTGATTAGACTTTGACGAATTGAGTTTGCTGTGTAGTCTGCTGAATAGCCATTGTTTACGATCCACTGATCGTCGGACAATCTAAGGCCAACGTTGCCTCCTTGTGGTTCAGCTTCATCGTGTCCGTCTTCATGTGCCATCTATTCATACCTCAACATTTCCAGAACCCTATCTAGTGGCAACGGGATTCTAATTAAATCTCCCGTCTCACAGTGCCCCTCTGTTGGTCTTAAGTTGAACCACGCAATAATCCACCATAGGGATGGGTCGCCATAATATCTGTGAGCTAATTTATAAAACCGATCCCCAACTTTCCAGATATGCCTAACTCTCTCAAGAGATGCTCTCTCTTTTATAGTTGGGTGGCGTATTTTTCCACTCCTAAAGTGTCTAATATATTTTACGTTTCTTTCCTTGAAGAATTCTTCGTAAAATTCTGAATCGTTTAAAAATGGAGTTTCATTTGCATATCTAGACATTATATATTACCCTGTTGTTCCAGACCTAGGTCGCAACCAGCCCCTATCGCTTGGCTGTGCCATACCGCCGGCCCCGGCGCCGTCAGTTAGAAGAAGCGCCTCTTCTTCAGTTTCTGCATTAACTCTCTCTGATTCTTCACTGGAGCGCTGTGCCGGTGTTCCATTGGGAGGGGCCACGCTATCATCCACATCGCCACTTGAAGCTCCATTCGCAGCTGGGGAGATCACTCTAGCCTCTGGGGAATTGCCTGGTCTAGGTACAACTGCGTTACCAAAAGGAAAGTCTTGTAATTCTTGTGATTCAAACCCAGAGGATGTTCCCCATCCTAATTGATGCTCGTGAAGCGCAGTAAAGTCCAAGTTTACGGTTATCAACTTAGGGAAAAGTTTTCCCTGACCAGGATCAAAAAACCCACTTGTGTCGTCAAATGATGGAGTAATTGTTATCGCATTAACCGCAGATAAGAGCCCAGACACCCTCGCACCAGCATCATCACCAAGTGAAGAATTTTTTATTAAATTTGCAAATCTTATTCTCATCAAAGGAGGTTTGGATAAAGTTGAGGCGTCTCCATCTAAGTTAGTATAGGCTGGATACATAAATTGGGATAAAAGATTACATCTACCTAAATTTACTTTTGCCTCATCCAAAGAGGCAGCCGGAATGACCCAGCTTACAGAAACTCTTCTTGCTGTGGATTTAAAAGTAGCAATAGGATCATTGCGTCCAAATACTTGCTCTAGATTCCACTCAGTGGACAGTGTCTCACTATAGCTTGTTACGAACGCCTTAAAATTAACTTCTTTTTTGCTAGCTAAATGAAAAAAGCTAAGATACAATGCTTTTTTGTTTGCATAGTTATCAGAACTGTCGCCATTGCTAAATATTGTTTCTGCCATAATAGTATATAATCTAAAGTTTTAAAAAAGACCCGCAGGGCCAAGAGTGGTGTCTTTAATTATTCTTTTTACTGGTGCGTCAAATGCTCTTCCCTCAATTTCTAATACAAACTTTGACCCGCCATTATTGCTTTGAAGAATCGCATTTTTTATTTCTTTTAGCTCATTTATCATATCTAAAGGTTGATCTTTTGCGGCGTTTATGCTATCATTTTTATTTGGAATGGCAACGCTTCCGTCATTCATAACAATTTGCTTTACTTCTCCTGGGCCAAAGTGTGCATCACCAACTCTTGTCCCAACACCAGTAGCAGCTGCACCCCCTAACAATGCAGATCCAATACCAATTACCGCTCCTACTGGACCTCCTGTTGCAAATCCGGCAAGCGCACCAACCAGAGCAACTATTGTCCCCATGCCACCAGGAATGACATTGACAAAATCCAAAAACCCTTGAATTATAACAGCAAAAAGGTCAGCAAGTGGGGTAACTGCAACTGCTAGCTGTATAAATACAAATTGTAGCTTATCCATGGTCGCAGTAGCACTCTTGGTCATCTCTTCCATTTCTGTCATTGAGAAACTAGTATCGCCAATACGCATGGCAACTTGTTCTTGAGAATCACCCAAAATAGCCGCAGCCTGCGCTACATCTCTGATTCCTATAGCATTCGCAATGTATAACTTCTCATATCTCTCTAGGTTCTGGAACTCTACTCCGGATAACCTTAAGCCCTCTTTTATCATCCTTTGTCTTTCAGCGGTATCCGCCATCAACAATTCCATGCCACTAAACACATCTGACCTAAGAGCTTGGTTAAGGCGTCCAGCCGCACCTACAGCACCTTCAAAAGTATTAAACTGGTCTCCAAATATTCCCGTTAAGTCTGAAACTGAAACGCCAGCTTGCCGTGCCGCAACACTAAGTTCCTCAAAAACTCGAACTGCCTGATTGCCAAACTGTGCTAAATGCGGCAGCGCTTGTGCAAAATCACGGGCGATAATCGCAGGAGGTATTTTTAGGGCCTGGCCGAGACCTATTATTTCCCTTTGAGTCCCAGCAGCCTCAGTCGCGGATTGACCAAAAGACATTGTTAAAGTGTTCATGATTGTTGCAGTTGTTCCCGCATCAACACCAAGTTTTTGTAATTGCGCACCCTGTAGAGTTACGCTCTCCCTAACACTATCGGATAGGAATCCAAATTGTGCGAACTGCGTTCTAAGTTGCACTTGAGCTTTTGACATTTCTCCAAAAGATATCGCCAATTCCAGGTTGCTAAAGGTAAGTCTCTCGGCCATCTTCATCGCATCGGATGTATCCGCAGTAACGCCAACAAAACCAGCCCTTACTCGATCAATTTCTACAACAGCGTCTGCTGTCGCTTTGCCTATTGCCATTACGCTTGCAGCGGCAACTCCAGCTGCTGTTGCAAACTTTCCAATATTTGCTGCCGCTCTACCCCAGGCGATTTTAAGAGCTTGAGTTTGATCTTTTGCTCCCAATATGTTTTTTAAAAATTCAGCGCTACCCTTGTTGGAAAGACCAATCTTTGAAGCAATGCTTCCCATAAGATCATCAGTTGAGCTTTGTATGTTTTGTATATCCTGTTGCGTTTTCTTAATCTGCTCATATTTATTTATTTGATCTGCTAAGTCTGCCTCCATGGAAGCGCGCAGCCCTGCACTGAGTTTTTTCTGCTCTTTCTTCAGCTCTATGTTGGCTCGTGAGAGTTTTATCTCTTCTTGTTGATGTTCAAGTATTTTTTCCGCTTCACTAGCGTAGTCCTTACGCTGGGCTGCCAGCCGCTCCTCGATTTTAAGCTGCTCTTTAGAGGCGTTCAGGGCTTTAATTTGATTTTCTAACTGTTCTTTTCTATCGGCCATAATAAATATTCTAGACTGTATGTCTATTAACCCCTTTTGCTTAAATAATTAGTTTTAAATAAAAATAAAGCCAGAACATGTGTCCCGGCTTTATGGTTAAGGTAAGTTAGATGGTATAGTGTGGGTCTTTTTGTTGCTTGAAGCATTTTCTCTTGCTTCTTTTTCGTCTTCTAGTTGTTTTAGAAGTCTTTTTGTAAACCATTCTCTCAAACCAACTGGTAAATTATAGGATTGTTGAAAATCCCACTTACCATGATACATTAAAAAGAAAAACTGCTCGTAAACATTTTCAATATATTTATCTGTTAGGCCAAAAGAAATCCGTTGTAAACGGCACCTCCATTTCTTGCTCATGATTACACTCTGAGCACCTATACGCTTGTGTTAAATCTAAGTTTGGAGTTACTCTCTTGATAGCGCTTCTTATATGACGTGAATCAAATGCCGGCATTAGTTCAACAAACTGATTTACAATAGACCTATCTGTGTCACCATTTAGAGACACAATACACCTAGCCATCTGAGTGGTTAGGCTTGTTTCAAGGGCAGAAGTTTTCTTTCTTCTAACATTATTACGAGTAATAAATGACTCATCTTCACCAGTTAAAAGTCTAAATTCTGCGTTAACTTTTGTCATAGGAAGTGTCGTCGTAAAAGTATAGTGATCCGTTTCATGAATCTCCATATCGCCCAAGTCATCACCTGAATAAATTGATCCGTCATTTAAATTAAATGAAAAAATGTCCTTGTTCCCGCAAGATGGACATGGCGTGTTTGTTTCATAATTTGACCCATACCCTGTGATTCTAGCAGCTACTAGGATAGCGTTTCTATCACCCACCAATAAGGTTGAAGGGTCAATTGATTTATTTACTAAAACATTTTGAAGAAACTTTTCTAAAGCCAAGCCCTTGCGAAGAAGAGTTTGGCTTGTTAAAATATCTTCATCCTTTGCAGTCATGAATCTAATTTCAACTGTTTCTTGGCGATGCAATGGGTGAGATGTATTGTAAAATCTACCATTACTTGGAAGCTCAACAAATTCAGTTGGCGTCACAAAATCTAATACTGATGTTTTAGGCGGTGGGGCCTCTTGTTCTACTGTTTTTTTAGGTTTAGCGCTTTTTGTGCGCCCCGAATTGTTTCTTGCCAATTTATACCTCGTACTTTACATGGCATTATATATCAATAAAATTTGGTTTTTAAATACTAATATACGCAATATTAAATAGGTGAAGGATTATCTGGCGTGAAGATTCTTCTAAGAGAACTCGCTCCAGGAGATTGAGGACGACCGTCTGGGATTACGTAAGAAGCCCAATCATAACGAATTTCCAAATCAACTGTAGAAAGCTCTTCCGCGCTATAATCATAGTTGTTGAAACTAACCCCAACAATAAATGGGTTATTTAGAGTCCACTCCTCTAGGAAATTGCCATCTTCATCTAAGGCACGAATTACGACCTCGCCAAGAGCTGCGTTTGCATTGCCCTTGCCAATCGTAGACATTGATTCATTACCAGATGTCGCATCTAAGTTAGAGGGCACATTGTAGCCACTTCTTCTAAGAATAGAGAGAATGTCACCTGTTGCATCTGGGCTAACTGGGTCAACCAAAGAAACAGTAACTGTGTTCCACTCAACCTTACCGGGATAGTAGAAAGTGTGGTTTAGAAATTTATGGTTTGCTTGCGTAACAGTAAACCCAGGCTTAGTGACGCTGCGAGCATAGAATTGCGCTGCATCGGCCATATTCGGAATACTCACTAAAAATCTAAATTGTCTTTTTGGCTCAACTTGTCCAGAACTCCAGAATGGCATCTCTTGTTTTCTCCTTACAGTTTAAATAGTATTAACTATTGTTTTTCTCTAGTCATCAAATGAAGCACCAGTTCTTGTGATAATAAAGTCTAGCGCGATAAACTCAATGGCACGAGCTGGCTTGAGATAAATCTTCGCGTATAGAATATTTCTATCGATTAGATCATCTGTAGTTGTAGTGGTGTCAAGAACAACCCTAAAGTCTGTGAGGCCAAATCTTGCCTTAACGTCGCCCAGGAAGGGGTTTACTGCAGCAGTAAAACGATCCCATGTTGCCTGGACATTAGGCTCAAACAGAATACCATTTGCAATCTTTGAAATCTCTTTCTTAACAAAGATCATCAAACGACGCACGTTGATTCTATCTAACGCAGACCTAGAAGCTTGCAGTGTCTTTTGTCCGAAAATTACAATACCTTCATTCGGGAATGTGGCAATCGGATTAATATTTACCGCATAAAGATCATCCCTGTCTTTTGAAGTCAGTCTGAGCTTTACGTTTGTAACCGGCACACCAGCAGCACCATCAGTAAGTCCACCTCTTGTAAACCCTGCTGGGGCAAACCAAATCTCTGATCTCGCTTGAGAGCTTCCAAAGGTTCCCAAGGCTGCGACTGAGGGAGGGGAATTGATCAAGCGACCTGTCGCCGTGTCTTTGACTTGGAGCCATGGGAAGAATGCGCAACCATAGCTAGAGTTTAAACTTCTACTCTTTAGGCTCGTAATGGCGCTAGATACATTGGGAAGCCTTGCTGATACGGCGGCTGTACCTTCCGTAAAGGGAACCCAATCATTCTCAAGGTCGATAATTGCAAGAGCGTCTCCTCTATCCTCACACGTATTGATGAGACGGTCTGTTAAGGTAGAATTGTAAATTCCAGGAATGGCCATTATGTTAGCCTCAACAAACTCGGGACTAGCAACAGAATCTATTGCTCTTTCAATGGTGTTATATGCGTAGCTGTTCAGTCTTGTTTTGCCTGATAGGCCAGTGTTTCTGAAAGGCTCTTTCTCCGTCACATCGAGTCCATCAAACCCACCAAACATTGGAGATGTAAATCTATCATATCCAGCAGATAATAGGTCTTTATATCCCCTTCCAGTTAGAGATGTATAAGATTCGCCACGCTTTCTTGAGCCTGAATCGTAGTGATAACCAGAGGTTCCAGAAACTACGTCGTCCATACTAAACCCGAAGGAGTGATCAGTGGCTGTTCCGGCAGTAAATGAATCAATGCCCTTTGGAAGTGCTCTAGTCAGATCATAATAGCTAAAGTCAAACAGCGTGCTAGATGCGTTTCTTGTAGTTTGAAGACCGAAGTAGGCGTCAGTCTCGTCTGTTAGATAGCCATCGCTTGCACTATTCCTGAGTCTCATAGAGGGGAATAAGAAGCTAGCGCTCAGCTGTCCACCGTTATCTGCGATAGCGCCGACAAACTGCTCAGCATTCTGAGAACCACTAAAAGCAATCGTGGCTGCACCCTTTACTGGAGCTTGGCTGGTGCCGCCGTGTTCTCCCAAAACAAACGGAATTGAACTTCCACTTCCAATGGAGAATCCTTTAAATCTAGGCGGCCCAGTATAACCAAACGGAAGAAGCTCTGGATTTATGGCCCCTTCGTCGACACTCTCAGGAACAACGACACGAACATAATCAGAATTATTCGGATATGCTCCAAATTGCCTTAACCTTCTGTCTGTGTCGCTCCATGTGAAATATGAATCTCCAATTCTTCTAGCGATATAGTCAGCAGAATTGGGATTAAGGTTTACGTTATCAAATCTCTCCAGCACGTTAACTTTCTCATCACGATCACGAACCGATCGAAGAACAACTGAGAATGTTCCGTAGGGATCAACATCTGGATAATCGGCTGCCTTTAGATTCTCAATTGAAACTTTAATATTTCTATTTGCCCATTCGCCATATTCTAAAGCAACGAGTTTAAATAATTGTACATTATTTGTTAATTCAAAGTTAGAGAAGATTCCCAAATCTTGCGATCTAAAATAAGGAGTTTCGGCGTTTTGGAATGTAATTTGGTGATCTGCATACTCTAGTGTGGCGTCGGCTGTCCCCTCTAATCCTAGAAGCACACCATGAACATTTCCTGCCTCTGTGGCGGTGCTAGTTGATCCCGTGACTTGTGTTGAAACAAACCCTTCAAATGTTTCACCCAACCAGTAAGTAAAATAGTTTGGGTTGTTACTAGTGGTTACAACATCAGAGTTTGTCTGGGAAGGGTTCGTGTTGAACACTTTACGAATAAACTTTTCACTATCTCTATCAAAGTTGAAGCAAACTTTCTCTGACAAGGTGCCATTGCTAATGGGAGTTCCATCTTTAAAAACCTCCATAACAAATTCTGCCTTTTCGCCGCTGCTCTTGAACATGAGAGCTGTACCGGCGCCATGAGTAACTAGCTCTCCGCCATCTGAGCCATCTACTGGTCTGTTGAAGCCAACAAAGTTTCCACTCAATCTCATTGAGGTCCCTTGTTCCATATACCAAACAGCAGCCAAGGTACCAGTGTTATGTGTTGCCTGAGACCCAGAGTCGACTAGGAACAGCCCATAAGCTCCGCCATTCTTTCCTTTTTCCATCGTTGGCTGTCCTGTAACATCCCAACCAGCGGACCCAGCTGTAACGCGATCGTCGTGATGAGTACCAAGCAAGCGCATCATGGTCACAGGGGCTTCTCCTGAATTCAACCAAGCTTGAGCAGCGTAAGCGCCGTAAGTGGGGCCGTCAAAAGTGCCCTCTCTCCAGTTGTCTCCACCGCCAGCACCAGGTACTGGTTCACCAAAGACTCTCACAAATTCTTCAAAAGACGCGACCTTTGTGGGCACCATTGCTGGGCCTCTCTTTGTTCGTCCAATGATGACTGGGCCTATGGCTGTCGATTCTGCTGGCAATTGTGAACGATCAATCTCGTTTAAATAAACACCAGGGGAAATGAACTTAAATCTTCTAGCTCCACTTGCCATTATTTAATTTCTCCTTGCTCAAATTTGTATACCTTAGTAATTATTACTTGTGGTTCTCGTAGTAAATAGTAACTCTTGAGCGCAAAGTCCAAAATTACTCTCGATAAAAGGCACCAGAAACAGTAGTTGGTATATCTCCCAAGATAACACGTTCTCTAGGAAATTTGACTTCTACAAAATTTTCCCTAACGGCTATCTTGGGGCGATCATCATTATTGTCTGCGCCCAACAGATATCCAAGCACCCTAATATCCATTTTTGTCTCAAATACTCTCTCATCACCTCCAAGATTGGAGACATTATTGTTTTGTGAAAAGTCTTGAGGCAAAAAGCCTTCAAATTTGTGCCCATCAGATGTGATAAAGAAATTGTTTATCTGGCCTGTCTTTACGAGAAAAGGTGTTAGCATTTCATTTATTTGTTGAAAGTATTCACCCTTAAGCATAACAGAGTAGGTTACATTTACATACGTTGGCACTGGTATAGTTAAAGTTTCATATACTATTTTTTTATTTTGAAATTTAAAATTCTGTTGGCCAAAACCATCTCCCTGGGAAGAAAAGCTAGCTTTTGTTTTGTAAGAATCTGCGTTTGCAAAATCGCCCGTCTTGGTTTGATTAATCCTGGTGGATAACACAACCGCTCCACCTTTGGGATCATTTTTGGGTGGTATATTTGCTTGATAGATTCCTTTTCTATTTGGGTCCTTTACAATAGATTTTCTCTCAATTGTTATAAGTGGAAGCTTTAACACGCCATAATCGTCTCTTAGGTCCTTATCGGTTTTCACCTGAAAGGATCTCTCTGCCGACACCCAGATAAGAGGGACCTTCTTCCAACCTTCATTTGTGGTTGAGAAAACATTTAAATTGTCATCAACCCAATCATAAAATGCTTTATCAATGGTCTCCAGAGTGGAGGGCATAATTTTTTTAATTTTAGCTGCCATTAAACACTCCAGGACGAGCCCTTACACATTTTGCTGATATTTCAATGCTATGTTCCACTTGGCCATATATTTTTCTAGGTTCAGCCCAATCAACTAATTCGTAATAAACTCCGCCATAGAGGACAAAATCACCAGTTCTCACGTATATGTTTTGATCCTCTTGCAACCTTCTTTCGTGAAAGTGAACAGTTATTTCAACCCTTTGATCGACACCTATATTGTCTGAGTATTCTGTGCCATACGCATTCCATTCAACGAGTGCATAAACTCTAATTGGAGGAAGAAAGTTTTTTTCAATCGCTTCTCCATAGATTGGATGAAAATTAGTTGTTTCCACGTCTATCGGATAATATAGTACCGCCTGACCAACAACTCTCTCAATAAGCTCATCATTAACTTGCTTTATTAAATCTCTTTCTTTTTTACCAATAAACAATGGAGGAGGTGGATTATCCGGTTGTTTCCATTTATTACTTGACATCTTTGCCCCCTATCCTTGGAAAATTGGCAGTGGAGCTTGCTGCTTTATGGTGGTCATGTTGTTTGCCATGGCAGCGTCCTTCTCAGCAAGTGCCGTATACACCATTTCATCTAGAACGGATTTTAATTCATCTCTTAATGATGTTTGCTCTGTTTGAGCTTGAGACAATAAATCAGAGGCATTCAGGGTTAAACTCTCTCCTGGAATCGGTATAGTTCCAAATTTTCCTCTAATCTGGCCAAGGGTTTCTTTTGATAAAGCAAGTGCAAATCTGCGAATCCATTGCTTGCCAACAGAGTTAATGTTTTCATATGGAATATTTGAAAATGGTATAGTATTGAGATTATTTACACCATCAACTCCATCTTTTCTAGTAGTGTCTACATTCCAAGCATCATCTAGAACTTGAAAAGTAAACCACATCTGCCCAATCTCACTAGTGAGCGGTTGTGGAAAGATTCGTAATCTGTTATCTCTTAATTCGTAAGAAAAATGAGAAGTTCTAGTATAGATCATATCCTCAAAGTTCATTGCCTGGAGCTTGTTTTGCCAAACAGGAATAAGCTCAAAAGTGGAATCATCAGCATATTGCCCATATGTTGCAAGGTTGCCAACCACATTTAAGCCGCCGTAGTAACCATAGAATCTCCACATGGAGCGCGGAGTCTTATAGAAAACCCTATTAACTATAATCCTCTTGCTTGTGTCAATTGAGGCAAAGTCAACACCTCCCGCCGCTGCAGCTGTCGCAACAATAGATTGTAGATCATAGTCCTGGACTTCTTGTTTTATCTCAATCGATGCTGAATATTCCCTCACAACTCCACCCAAGCCAGCATCAAAAGCCACAGCATTGCCAACTCTTCTTGCGTATTCAAAACGAATCTGAGGGTATCTTAGTTCTACTCCTTTGCCACCCAAACTAGAAGACAAACTATCACCGGGTCTAAGCTCCCCTCTGTGGTCAAAAGTCCCAGTCGTAGCACCAAGAATTGTTGATAAAATATTTTTACCTTGATGGGTATTAATTAAATAAGAGTATTCTAAAACAGCCTCCTCAAAGTTTGCATACACATTTTCTGGCGTTAGTTCAATATCTAGAACATCCCCGCCTAGCTTTCTATATGTATACTTGACTTGAGAAGCGGCTCCCGACAAAAACTCCGCCGAGCCAGTGTACATACCAAGGGGTACTGCAGCGGAGACCTTTGCCTCGCTCCCCGTCGCCGGCAATACGATTGGGCTTGTGCTCTGTTTGGGCGATAATGTAGGGACAGACATGCTTAGAATTCTCCTCTACATAATTAGTTACAATAACTATAAAGATCTTCTAGCTTGCTGTTTTTGGTCTAGTTGTTCTTTTTCTTCTAGTTTTCTTAGGTGTAGCTGTAGACACCTCAGAGGTTTTTTTTAGATTTCTTGTTGTTTTTCGGCGAGTAGTTGTCTTCTTGACAGCCTTTATCACCGGGTCCTCTTTCACAACCTCAGTAACTGAAACCTCATTAATAGGTTCTGGTGTAGCTAATACAACAGGTTCAATGACAGGTTCAATGACAGGTTCAATGACGGGCTCCGGAGAGGCCAATACAGTTGATTCTGTTCTCAAGATTGTCTTAGCAACTGTCTCATCATGCTCTTTGGCGTCTTTGTTGAGGCCATATTTTAAACCGTACTTTTTTCCAAACTTATGTGGATATTTTCTATATCTTCTTTTCTTTCCCATGAATCCTCCGTAGTGTGTATTTATCAAAGCTTTCTAACAGAAGCATCGCCAGCCGTGGCCACCTGATTCTTTGAAGCGATAACCAATTTGAATTCATTAGTGTTGACAACATTGCGGAGCGTCTTCATCTGGTCCGCAAACTCATCCTCTGACAGCTCTCCGCTATCTAATCCATCAATTAATTCCACTTTAAGAATATTCCAAACTTGATCGCTAGTAAGCTCCATAGTATGGTCACATGTTATGATTTCCATCTTTTCCCTTTCAGATTGTGATATAATAAATAGTTGTTAATAAAAGAAAAAGCCCCCTCTGTTGAGGGGGCTTTTAGTATTCACAATATAAAAAATATTGTTATTAGACTCCGCCAGTGGTAGAAGCGTTCGCGCTCGGTGCCGGGGTGCCAGTAGTGATTAGTCCCTTAGCCTCAACAAAGACCAAGTTTGCCTCAAGATAGTAGAAGGTGTACATTGAGCCAATTGCTCCACCAGCTCTGTCTACAGCGTCACTGTCAATACGAATTGATTTTGTATTGGTTGTTACTTTAAATGAAATGTTCTCGTCGCCGGCGGCGGCATCAATGGCTCCAAGTTGCAAATTGCCCGTCATAACTGTTGAGCCTCCATTTGCAAATCCAAGCTTAAATTCGGTCCCACTCCAGTCAGCGCAAGCGAAAACTCTGATGATCATGCCTACGTTGCTAGCTGTCGCTTGGGGCAATGTAATATCGCCAGCCTGTGCTGCGCTAGACCACCAGATAAGGTTGGCAGCCGTTGAAGTCAAGTCCTCTGCGCCAGTACCGGACTGCTTAGTTACATTTTTATCAATAATTCCACCAGCATCAACTTGCAGCCCGCCGGCGCCGATGTTAACGCCGTCAGCATCAACAACAACACCATTGCTGCACGTCACTTTTTTGCAGGTGACCTCGGTGGCGCCCAGCGCCAAGCTTCTCTTCAAATTCTCTAATAGTGCTTGCGTTCTCGCAAGACCCAATCTTTTACTTCCCATAGTTAGAAACCCTCCCTTGGCTTTTCGCCATTTATAATCATGTTCGCGCTTTGTTTAACAAAGCGGAGACGGGTCAAAGCCCGCCCAATAACCAGGTAATTGTAAATAGCCCATAGAAAGACAAAACCCTCAGCTCTCCGAAAAGAACTGAGGGTTTGACTGTTTTTTAACTAATCAGTGATTAGCTGACTGCGCCAGCCTCACCAATTAGGCCACGGCAGATGACTAGACCGTACATATCAGGACGGACCATCTTCTTAGCGTAGCGTGTCATCACGCCCTTACGGGGTACGAAGTCCTCAACACCGAAGATGGTGGGAGTGACTTGTAGCGGGACGTAAGGAGCGTAAACATATCCACTCTCTAGGAAGCTTCCGCCTCTGCGGCCAACGAGGACCACGTTACGGGGGAAGTAGGGATCAACATAGACATCCAACTTCTTAGAAAGTTGACCGGTTCTAACCGCGCCAGCTGTTCCTCTGTCTCCATCAACGGTGACAGCAGCTCTGAATCCAGCCGTGAACTCAAGGATAGAAGCAACTTCAGGTGAACACACGATGAAGTTAGCTCCGCCTCTTAGAGTCTTGCGGTGGATTCTAGCAGAGACATCGTTAATGGTCTCTAGAAGAGTCTCATACCACTCGGAAACGGTACCGGTGAAGTCAGGGGCTGCAGATGAAGCTCCTACTTCTTGACCAGTCTCGCGATTCACGAAGAGACCAGGTGAACGTGACCAGTAGAGTGTACCAGCCTCGGCACCCTTGATTAGGTCTTCTAGGATCTCACGGTCAATCTCTAGGGCAATTTGCTCAGAGAGAATGCTCGTAAGCTCGACCTCAGCATCTAGGTTGTGATAAGCATTAAGGTCTTGACCAAGCTCAGGGGTCCACTTCGCCTTGAGCTTCTTGGTCACTGCAGTGACGGCAATGCTATCAACCTTGATGTTGATTTCGGGGATATCTGTCTCATTCTCTAGAGCCCAATCAGTTGCACCTTGAACACCACCAATTGAATCGGCGGCAGTGAAGTTGTCAACAATCGGCCCCTTCAAGACTGAAACACCTGCTGTAACCAACTCGGACAAGAGAGTAGGTGAACCAGCCACAGCTGATCCGGTGGTCTCAAAGGTAAGAAGAATGTTGTTTGAGTCATTAAAGTCCTCAGTCGTTAGACGACGAACGAGTCGTGCATAGTCGCCAGTACCTAGGTTGTCAGTGACGCCTGTTCCTGTGAGACTTAGTGCAACCAAGTTATCAAAGTTAAAGCTTGAACCATTTGAAGAAGACAACTCATTCTTTTGAAGTGAGCAAACTAGGAACGCTGAACCGCTTGTTAGATCAGCGTCAAATTGTAGAATTCTCTCAACCTTGTAAGTTGCGTTGTCGTCTTGGCCAATACCTTCAATTTGCGGAATACCATTATCTTGGATTGTTCCGGAAACCAGGGGTACAAGACCAGGGCCACCTCCCGTTCCATTTGCAGGAACAGAGAAAGATGCCGTGGGTGAAGCGTAGCCATTGTTTAGAGCGTAGAAGCCTAACTCAGCGTTACCCGCCGTTAGATCAACACCTCCGGTGATCTGAGAGCCAACTCGTCCACCACCATACAATGAAGCTCCAGTAGCATTATCTAGTCTTCTGCTATCTCCGTTGATTCCACCATAAGTGAAGTCGAGGAAGAAGATTAGACCAGAGGGTAGGCTCATGGGTTGCACGGACACGAGGTCGTTAGCAATGAGCCCACCGAATACGCGACGAACGATGGGGAATGCTACAGCAGCAAAACCCTCAACGTCACCACCAGCCATGGAGCTAGCGGCCTCACGTAGAAGTTCTTTGGCTTGGTTCTCTAATAGTCGAGCCATGCCATTTTTCTTAGTATCGTTATCGAGACCTTCGAGAAGACCAGTCTTTTCCCACTTGGAGAGAAGAGCAGCGCCTTCCTTCTTCATATCACGGTTAACAATACCTTCAGTTAATTTATTTAAAACAGACATAAAAGTATCACCTCCTTATTAATTTATTTATGTTTAATACCTGCAAGAATTTGCAATCTGTCAATAGCAGTATCGGTAGTTCTTTCAGACTTACGCCTGGGAAGAACAGTAGATGAAGATCTTTGAATTGCTTCGCTTAGGGATTTTGGCATTGACTTCTTGGAAGTTGTGCCCCCTGTGCTTTGAAGTGTATCATATATGACCTTCGCTTCATTTACCGAACCGGCTTTGGAGATAGCTTCGACAATGTTCTCTTTTTGTCGCTCATTCAAGGAGGGGCTACTCAAAATACGATTCGTATATAATAGTTTTGCGTTTGAAACACTTACCTCGTCAAATAAGTCTTTCATTTTCAAAACTGCCTCCTTAAGGGATTTATTAGATCCCTCAAGACGTTCTTTGGATTCAGAAAGCTCTTCGATGGCTTTCTTTAATGCCTCGTTCTCTTCACGGGCCTCAGTTGCAGCTCTGCTAGCTAGTTCTAGCTCAATGTTATACTGCATCTCGGATTCTGGTGTGCCAGCCCATCCGCTCTTTTGAGGTGTGATATCAACAACGAGTTCTTCGACCAGTTTTGCAATGTCATCTTCGTCAAGATCAAGAATGACATCATCAGATTCAGTGGATTCCTTCTTCACGCCTTTTTTGTTGGCAATATTTTTCAAAACATCCGGTGGTAGGTGATCCATTTTTGTCTCTTCTGGATTGTCATCCGCACCAGCCTTGACGCTAGTCATCCCGTCTTCTTCCTCTAGAGTTTCCTCGTCCTCTTCAAGGACTTCTTCTTCGCCTTCCTCTAGGGTTTCATCTTCTTCTTCTGTTGTGAGTTCTTTAGCCATCTCTGTAAGGGCCTCTAGTGTAAGCTCTAGCTCAACGTCTTCTCCATCTTTGGGATTTCCGCCTAGACCTTCCAAAAAGGCAGCAGGGACGTCAACTTCGTCGCCCTCATCCTCAGACACCTCTGCCTCTTGTTGCATGTCGTCCATGCCAATATCAGCACCAAGTTCTTGCTCAAGAAGAGTTTCAACTGCGTTCTTGATTTCTGGGGCGTACTTCTCTATAATAGAAGCCTCTGCGTTCTTAAGTGCCGCCTCTCGTAATGCTGTTGCATCGACGATAGCTTTCTCCAGCATTGATGACATTTATAATCTCCTAATGAATCAATAGTGAACAAAATGTATTTGTATCAAAGGTAAATAGTGCTTTAGGCCTTTAAAGTCAAAAAAAAGAAGGGCGCCCAAATGGACGCCCCTCCAAGCTAAGTGATAGCTTAATTTACCAGACTAGGTAGTTGCTGCCATCAAACATAAGGTTAGCAGCACCGTAGGCAGAGATGATCTGGATGCTTGCGGCACCATCAATGGTCTCTGATCCGGCGGTATTAATCGTAATCGCGTTGGATGCGGCAGAACCGTCGTCCTTGATCACGAAGACCTTACCAGTAGGCATGCTGCTGGGCAGCGTCACTGCGACGGCACCACCAGAGGTGGAGACCTTGACCAAGAAGTGTCCTTGGGTTAGGGTAGCGTCAGAGCTGATAGCGTGTAGGCGACCAGTTAGGCCAGCAGCTGCATAGAGGTCAGCATCAAACTTGAACGCTGAGTCGCTGTCGCTCCAAGTCAAGGACTTGTCAGCGCCATCAATCTTTAGACCGGCGCCATCGGCAGCTGAAGAGTTGGCAGCACCTCTGGCAACCTCAATGGTTAGGTCCTCAACCCTAAGATCTGTGGCACTAACAGTCTCAAGTGTACCAACGACCTGAAGGTCACCGGCAATTTTGACGTGTGAAGAACCACCACCGATGGTTAGGGTGTTTGCACCGAGACTAGCAGCAATACTGGCGTCAGCAGCGGTGAAATCAAGACCGGTTAGACCGGAGAAAGCAGTTGCGCTACCACCGAGTGAAAGGCTCGTGCTACCAACAGTGACGGCACTGTTGGAAAGCTTGGCGTTCGCGATGGAACCAGCGAGCATTGCGTTGGTGATACCAGAAGCCTTGACGCGAAGAGCGTCAGAGTTGATTTCAACAGAGCTATCGTCGACCTTGACGCTAAGCTTACCATCGGCAGCTTCAATGCCGTCACCATCAGCGAAAGCTGAGGCGAGGTCGGCAATGCTCTCCTTCTTGGAGCTGTTGTCAGTTGCATCAATGATAACGATGGAGTCGTTCGCACGATCAACCGCAGCAGCACTTAGCTCATTGAGGTCGAGGGCGAGGACACCAGAGGCAGCGGAAAGACCATTGCCAGCAAGACCGGTAGCAACGTCGTCGTTCATCATTGCGTCAGTAACCTTGGTGGCACCGATTGAGGCAACACCAGCGGCAAGGGTGACGTCACCACTCATTGAGACCCAAGCGAGGTCGGTGCCGTCAGCTTGGAGGAACTGGTGAGCAGAACCAACAGATAGGGCTGCGGGGTCACCAGAAGCGTCACCATAGATGAACTTGCCTCGTGCGAGACCAGCCATCTTGGCTAGGGTGACACCGTTGTCCTTGAGACGTACAGTATCAGAGTCAATTTCAATACCAGTGTCGTCAACCTTGACAGCAAGGACGCCACTAGAATCTTCCAGACCGTCACCAGCCATGGCGTTGGCAAGCTTGTCAAAACGCTCTAGCTGAACGCTGGAGCCGTCTGAGTCAAGCATGAGGAAGTGGTCACCAGCGGCAACATCGACGCGGCTATACTCAGAGAGGTCAAGCTCAAGTCCGGTGATGATATCAACATCGCCAAGCCATTTGAGGCCCGCACCAGCAATAGCGCCACTAAGTGCAACCTTATCGGAGGTAACGTGAACAGCGCCACTTACCGCAACAGCAAGAGCAGAACCAGCTCCACCAGAAAGTCCGTTACCGGCAACTGCGGAGTTGAGGTGAGACACGTTAATACCAGCAGCCTTAACACGAAGAGCATCGGAGTTTAGCTCAACAGTGCTGTCGTCAACGCCAACGGCGAGGACGCCAGAAGAAGCAGCGAGACCATCACCAGCCATGGCGGTGACGAGATCAGCGATGCTCTCTTTTTTAGAGCTGTTGTCAGTGGCATCGATAATGGCGATGCTGTCAGCACTAACTGCGACTGCAGCGGCACTTAGTTCATTAAGATCCATGGCTAGCACACCAGAGGCGGCTTTGAGGCCATCACCAGCGACGGCAGTCATAAGATCAGCAATGCTCTCTTTCTTGGAGCCATTATCAGTGGCATCAATTAGGGCAAGACTGTCATTGGCAACGTCAACCGTAGCAGCAGTTAGTTCGTTAAGGTCAACAGCAACTGAGACGGAAGAACCGAGAGAAACGGAACCACCACCTGAGAGTCCGTCACCAGCAGTAACTGTGACGGCGGAATTTGCTAGCTTGGAGTTAGCAATAGAGCCAGCGAGGTCTGCGTTGTCGACAGAACCTGCTGCGAGATCAATGTCACCAGCGGAGACATCAAGAGTACCGGCAGTCTTAAGAGTACCGATAATTGTTTTATAAGCCATTAAAAAAACCCTCCTATGAGTTCAAAAAAGGTCTAAGGTTTCCCCTAGACCTGGCAATGGTATATAGACGCGGTTTTAGAGAATCTATTTAAATATTTTTGTTAAATTTATGTTAATAGATGTGCCAACCACTACCGTTATAGTAAATGTTTATGGCAGCATAATCAGATTCTAGTTTTACTGATGTTTCTCCATCTATTAAGGATCCATCATATGTGGTAATAGTAATACTATTTGTACCAGCAGAACCGCCTTCGTCCTTTATAACTAACTGTTTTCCTGAGCTGATACTTGCTGCTGTTGGTAGCGTAATCGTAATAGCTGAAGCATTGGTGTCCACGCCTACAAAGTGTTCTGTTGGAACCAAAGTTATATCAGCTGAATATGATTGAAGCTTTGAAGCTTCATCAACTTTAAATTTATCTTCAAATTCTGCTTCTGTTAGCAGATTGTCATCAACAGTTGGGGGAATATACTCAAACTTTTCAGCAAAGGGCCCAGCAGCGGGCATGGTGATACCATAAATATCAAATTGCTCAACAGGTATTTCTGGCATGTAGTATTTAAATCTGCTTCTACTTCCACGTCCCATAATACTAACTACCGCGTGCAGCAGTAATTGCATCAGAAATTTGTTGCCATAAGGCAAGTTTCTGTTCATCAGTGGCGATATTGTCTAATTCTTCAAGAGTAATATTGATTTCTTGCTCTACGGTCTCTGTAGGGAGTCCAGCCATGCTTGTATATTTATTTACAATACTTGTATCTATAATATTCATTATTTAATATTTCCATATCTTAGTAATGTCAATCTTGTTAAGGAAGCAGATACCTCGGTAACCGGTGCCCAAAAGGTAAGATTTCCTATAACAGATCCGGTAAAAGGGCTATTGTCCACAACTACTCCGCCACTAGCGAGAAGTCTTGCTCTACCATAAGTTGTTAGCTCTGTAGGGACTGGTAATCCGCCAACATGTGGGTCTAGTGAGGTTGAGCCAGTCTTATATCTTGTCCAACAAGATCCTTCAAAAATATCTGTTTCTAACACCACATGCGTAACTCCGGGTGTGACGACCCTCTCGTCAACTCCAGTATAGTCCTTTTCGGCATATGTGCCGCCTATTCTAGACCAAATTCTAGGTGTTAGTTTATTACCATTGTTTGAATCTACGTGAATGGCTGCAAACACCCCCTCGGTGGAAATAGGCGTTCCAGAAAAATCTCCAGTTCCTACTTCTGTTGTTATCCCATTTCCAATTGTTGAGTAAAAACCATCTCCGTTGGCCCCAGCACCAGAAATCGTGGTACCACTAATTTCTGCTATCATTCTTAATCTATCTCTTGGGTTAAACCGACCAGGGTCAGTGGCGGTTTTCCCAGCGTTTATGGCTCCAGTTAAATCCAACGAAACTATTACTTGGTCATTTGTGAGACATCGAGCGCTTAGGCCCTGTCCATTAACAATAGATGCCCAAGGGGGACTATCAACTAGGGTTACAAATATTTTTGTTCCATCGCTTAGGGTATTAACACCAGCAGATAAAGATTGGTTCACCATTTCTCTAAAATTTAAATCAAATACAACCTCAGAAGCACCTTTATCATCTCCTAATACCAAACTACTGCCCGTAATTGAAAAACTCATTTTATCCTCTTGCCTCGTTTACGGCAGCAATAATCTGATCAACTAAAGCAATACGTGCGTTATCGGTGGTAATATTGTCAAATTCTTGCAACGAAATTATAATTTGAAAAAACGCCGCATCAGATAAAGCAGAATTTAAAGATTCACAAATCTTTTGTATTCTTATGTTGGCTGTTTTCATTGGTCCACTCCATATCTAAATATGCTTAGCCTCTGTATCGAAGCTGACATCTCTGAAATATTAGGAGAGAATTGCAGCCATACGTGGAAGCTGCCTGTAAATGGGGCCACATAATCGTTTGTTAGCCTTGGCATACTTGTGTTAGTCTGCATTCGTTGTCTAGTTCTATAAGTTATACCACCGGGGGTTGGGAAATCTGTCAAACCATTAGAAGAAGATATATTAAAATCACCGGCTGTATACCAATTATCTTGAACTCCGTCTAATTCTAATCTTACTATAGTAGGCGCTGCGCTAGCTGGGCTTACTACGTTGTGAGTATTCACAGCAGTACCGCCTCCCATTGAGTGTATTGCACCGAAAATAAATTTATCCGATACAACAGAGTTGTTTCGCTCAGCATAAGAAAACACATAAGAATCGTATGTTTGTGTCCCCTCGTCAGCAGCGACATACCCATTAGAAAGCCCAGCGTATATCGTATTCCCCGGGCCACCAACGCCACCAAATGTAGTAACAAAATATTGAGCTACCACTCTTATTCTATCTGTTGTGTCTATTTGTGGAAACGTTCCAGTTAGATCTAAAAAAACTCTTAAAAGCTTATTTTGTGTTCCACGGAAAGCTAATCCGGTACCATTGACAATATTCACCCATTCAGGCGAACTTACTTTATCTATATAAAATGGAAATCCTCCAATACTATTAGTTGCATCATCAGTCAAACTTTGATTTGGAAGTTTGGTAAAATCAAGATCCATGAGGACCTCAGCACCAGTATTTTTTCTTTGTACCAGACTACTGCCGCTTAGCGTCAGACTGGTCAATGAGCCAGTCAGTATTGTCATTATCTTGTTCCTGCAATAAAATACTCAGATCCATCACAGAATAGCATGACAGATCCAGAGTTAGCAGCTATAATTAAATTAGCCTGCCTGTCAATAAACTCAGAACCGTTCGGCTCGATTGTGATGTTGTTTGCTCCAGCAGTTCCTTTAATATCCTTAATTATTAACATTCTTCCAGTGCCAGCGGAACTAGCGGCCTGTAGGTTTATTTGCACTGCGCCACCACTTGTGTCAACGCCAATTATATAATCGCTTGCAACAACGCTATATGGGCTGTCTCCATTGTCTTTAGAACGATATTTAACAGTTCCAGCAGTCTGATTGACCACACCTGGGGTTGTTCCGCCGATTGTAGTCCCGTCGACAGTTCCCTGAGTAATCGCAACGCTATTAATGTTGAGAGTTCCAAAGTTACCAATAGACCCGCTAAACCCTACCGAAGCAGTCACAGCCGTAAGGAAAGAGGTCCCTGATAGGTGCATGTTACTACCAGAGTGGTGGCTTCCAAAGTGTCCTCCACCATCAGAAGAACCGGAAATATGGAAGATTACAAATGGGCCCTCATCACCAGTTACATTTTGTGTATTAACAAACTTAGCTATAGCATCGGTATTTAGGTCTGATTGCACTTCAAAGGTCGACCCTATTGTGCTGGTATCTTTTCCTATTATGACCTTCCCTTCAGCGTTAGCTATCAACGCCGTCTTTCCTGCACCAGCCACATGCAAGACCCCCTTGGGGTTCTCGGTATTAATTCCAACAACCCCAGTAAATCCATCGGGGGTAGAACCAGTCACGATAATAAGGGGCTTACCATCAGAAATATTATTATGTGTGCCTCCATGGACTACTTGGAACATTGGCTTGGCCATTCCAACAGATCTGCTTATTTCTAGCACTGCATTTGGTGAACTTGTGCCTAATCCAACTCTATCTGTGCTTCCTTGTGCAAAAATGGTATTGTTGTTTCCGCTTGTTTTTACTTGGAAGTCTACATCACCGCCGTCGCCCACGATTACTATGTCTTGAGAATCTTCTGTTAACGTTAATAGTGTTTCATTTCCGGCAATAAGCTCTATCTTATCAGCATCAAATTTTACATGGGTGTCTGTATCTCCCGTATGTACTAATTTTCCAGCGACCGAAATATCATTACCAACTGTTAAAGTAGAACCATCAAACGTTAGATTTGATTCTCCCTGTACTGTGTCAGCGTCTGCAAAAGTTACCACTTGATTATCTGACGGAGTTCCTGTAACATCTATTAAGTTACCGTCCCAAACTTTTGAATCTATTTCGTCAGTGAGAAGTGTACTTCCATTGTAGATAACTACAGTATTATCAGTTCCAGCTGCCACATTGGGTATATTTATAGTTTGCCCAGTTATGGTTGTGTTATTTGAACTAGCGTGACCCAAAACTGTTGATCCAGATACGCTTAACGTGCCCTCTGTAGCAACATTTCCAACAATACTTACATTGTGAGATGCTGATACCGTGTTTGTGACAAGACCTGCGGATGCTGTTAATACGCCGACTTTAAAGGTTGACAAATCCGCGTCAGCCATTGTGTATGAGTCACTGTCTGGGCCCTGAGAACCGACTTTACCCACAATAAAACTACCAGAACTTTGGTCCCAAATAATCGCTTGGTTTAAATTGCCTGCTAATCCAAAAATGATGCCTCGATCGCCAACCGATCCAGTTTGATTAGACCCATCACCAAATCCAAGCCCTATAACTGGATCCCTGACCAGCAAATGGCTAGAAGAAATTACAGTTTTCGCTTGGATATTTTCTACTCTTAGGGTGCCAGAAATAAAAGCAGACCCTGAAACGAGGATGTCGCCCGTGAAGTTAGCTGCGACTTCTTCACCAGCACTAGCAGAAACATGTAACTGGTGAGTTGGCACAACAGTTGGGAAATCTAAACCAATGCCAACTTTATTAGAAGCCGTTGCATAGGCCAGGAACTGAGAACCAGAAAAGGTCGTATCATCTATTATAATGGCAATTGTGCCAGTTACCTCAGACGGCCCTTGAATAGTTTTTAGAACATCTAAGTTTATATATGCCCATCCATAATCTGGCATTAGTTACTCCTAAATTAGCTATGCGGGCCACGGACATCAGTTGTTAAACCAGATCCAGTCAACGCATACATTCTCTCAACAGGAATTTGTGTAAGGCTAGCTGCAATTCTATATTTTCTTGGGGAGCCTGCATCAGGAGACGAAATATAAATTTCTTTACACTTTACGTTTAAGTCAATTGATTGAACAGTTCCGGATAATATATAATAGTGGTGACCAGCGACCACTGCACTAGAGCCAGTTGAATTAAAATGAACCCTTATTTCCTCACATTGTCGCTGATTTGGAAGTGCTGTATCTAACACTGAATAGTTTGTAACTGTTATGTTGTTTGTTACTGATGGAAATGCATAATAACTTTCACCACCGACTGGTCCTGCATCTGACCCTGTAATGTAGGGCTTTCCTGCTACTTGATAAGAACCAACATTATTTAGACCAACTCTATAGTTTTTCAGTACGGACATAGTGTCTGAAGGATTTGCCATTTTTATCTCCTGTTTTTGGAACGCTTATTACTATAATTAGACTCTTCAAGCAAAATAGCTTTTTCTTGACGCACTCGTTTTGCATTTTCTGCAATTCTTCTTCTTTTTTCTGACCTTTTTATTTCAGAGGGCTTTACGTAATACCTTCGCTCTCTTAACTCATCCATTAATTTAATCTTTTTTGTTTTCTTGATAAATCTTCTAATCATTCTATCTGAAGATTCATGTCTATTCTTTGGTGTTACTTTTGCATTAATTGTCATTTTATTTCCGTTATTTTAAATGTGCGGCCCATCTTCCGCCTGCTATCCCCATAATTCCACTTATGTCCACCCCAGGGTCGTTTGCGTCAATATTTGATAAGGGCCCTTGCGCTTGTGGTCCAGATGAGACCTTCCCTCCACCCGAAAGGGGCTCTGTCCCCTCAAACAAATCTATTCCTCCATATGCCTCTGTATTTATTGCAGAAAGAAGTTTATTTTTCTGTTCGCTTAATTGCGCTCTTTTTTGTTCTGCCGCTCTTTGCATGTCTTCGATAGAAGACTGCTGCTGAACCGGAGCCGCTTTAGCTTCTACGATTCTTGGTGCGCCAAGGCCTTGAACGACCTCAGACACAACATTAGAGAGGACACCTTCTTCGAGGATTACCTCTTTAATGCATTCTTTAATAAGTGGCTTTAAAAGCTTTTTTAATTCTTGTTTCTTCATTTAAGATCCTATTTTGTAAATGCTTTCAGTAGTTTGTTAAATTTATCTTCGTGACTTTCATTTATATAGTCTTGAACTGTCTTTGTTTCTTGAAGGGCTGGCTCTAACGCTGGTATCTCTTTGACATTATCGGTATCTTTAGAGGAACCACCAGCAAGTATGGCGTCAAGCCTTGACATAAAGTCGGGAACTTTTATTTCTTCCTCGTCTTCTACTTCTTCCTCTTCTCCGTCAAGAGATATATTTAGTGAGTTGTTTACTATGCCTACAAGCTTTTTGGTCGGAATTGGCCCATATTGTTTAAATTCCCCATCCACCAGGGCTTTCAATATCTTTGTATTTTCTGGGTCCAAGAGGGATCGAAGTACCTTTGTAACTGATTCCTTGGCGTCCTTTTCGGTTATCTTGTACTGTTGCCCCTTAATACCCTCTTGTTCCTTATAAGCGTCCATAACTGCTTTCACAACATCATCAATTGTTTTAGAATCTATAAGCACCGTAACGTCTTCTGGCTTTATGCTTTTTTTAGCTTGCTCTTTTTCTTTGGGTGCAAGGTCTTCGACAGGAGTGGATGTTTTTTCAATTTTATCTTCTGTCTCTTTGGAGGGGACAACCTCCTCAGCTGCTTCCTCAGCGGCTTCTTCAAACTCTTTTTTGTCCTCTGGTTTTGCGACTCTAACTTCATCAGGCTTGCCTTTCTTGACTGTTAGGATGGCCCCTGCAACTTTAATTTCCTCACCTTGGGCCTTCTTAATCTCGCCACGCCTATCATCACGGGCCCTCAAGACAGTTATTCGTTTTTCATCGTCTGGCACCAAGGCTCCAAGATCTTCTAGGGTTTTTGCTTTCTCAATTTTAGCTATTAGATCTCTAGCGCGCGGTTTTTTCTTTGTCGATGTTGAAGGTGTAGCCCCTGCAACTTTAATTTCCTCACCTTTGGCCTGAACTGACTGACGAGCAATAGTTCTGTTTGTTATACCTACTTCTAGTTCTGCGCGGACGTCTCGGCCAGCAGACAATGCTTGAATAACAGAAAGACTCTTTGGATCAATGTCTTGTCCATCATTCACAATACTAATACCGGCCTCCTTTAGGGCCTTTGAGAGTCTTTTTAATTGCGTATCACCGGCTTTCTCTAGCCCCTCTTTACCCACGGTGCCGGCTATCTTTGTCTCATCATCGGTAAGCTTTACTGTTTCTAACCCTGTAAAAATATCGCTCATTGATATTTTCTTTTCACCAGCATCTAACTTCTTTTCAACAGATTTAAGAATAACATCGTGTAGCTTCTCTGGAACTGATTTCATTGTAGTTGGTCGGTACCGGCGAGGTCCCAACTTCACAGAGAATGGGCGATTCATCTTATCTTTTATAGCATCAAGAATTGCATCCTTGTCTAAAGACTCTTCCTTTTCTGCTGCGGCGGGAGCTGGTTCTGGCTCAACTGCGGCCTTCTTAGCTTTTGCCCTACGAGTCGGAATCTTTGTTTTTGCTATTTTTATTTTTGGAAAATCTTGGGTATTCGCCCATTGGCCGAGTGCCCCAAGCAGAGCTTTAATCTGCTGAGAGTTGGCACCGGCCTTTTTAAGGTCGTCAACGATTGCTTTTGTTTGTATAGTAATGCTGCTGTGGGTAGCTTCAAGGATTGCAACATCCATGGCCTTTAGTTGATCCATGACACTGTTTATGACAATTCTTTTTAAAGAGCCATCAACTTTCACACCTTTAAAAGCATCAGTTAAATTTTTTCTATCGCCTCGTTGTAAGAATATAGCAGCGCCTTGCGGGGGCTCTTCTTTTGTTGCAGGTTGGCCCTGTGGCTGCTTGTCTTGGGTCTCGGCCTCTTTGGCTTTTTTTGCCAAAGCTTTTCTCCGATCAATTTTTGCAAACTCCCCTTCAGGTCCAAAAAGCACTGGCTCAAGTTGAGATAAAAATTTCTTGGTTCTTGCACGACTTCGTTCGATGTCTTTTTCAAAACCCTCAAGAATTGTAGAAATACTCTCTGTTTTTGTATTCATTTTAATCCCTTAAAATATCGTTAAAGAGTTGATTTAGTTTATTGCCGCCCTCTCTCAAAGAGGACATTCCCTCATGCTTTTGCTCCATGTAAGCACCAGGGGTGGACGCCTCGGAAACCATATCAAAGCAAATTAGTTGAAAGTCATCTTCAACAATTGTCTGCCCACCCTGCTCTCTAACAGAGCCCATTCCACGAGATGAAATGCCAATTGAACATCCACTATTAACAAGGGCCTTTAAAATATTGCCCGCTGGTGTTGGTAGCACCAATAGTTTTGCATACACATCATTGCCCTCCATCCAGAGGGATATAATCATGTGAGACACCTTCTCAAGACTAACAACTGAGCTATCAGGGTGGTCAAGCTCTCCAAGAGATCTCTTTTGTTCAATTAGTGATTGATACTTTTCAACTTCTCTTGCAAGAATTCGTTCACTATAGATTCGACGATTTCCATTTTCAACCATAGCCCTTTGGCAAACGCCTGTAAGGATCATGTGGCCTTCGCGTACCATAGCTTTTTCGGACTCTGTTAAGAGGTCCTGACAAATTCCACCATCACAAAGTTCGTAATATTCTCTTAATAATTGTTTAGCCATTTTTAATACCTATATTGCGGGCGCCACCCGCATGAGTTTCGATCCTTTACAACAGCGACGGACTGGTTGTAGTCCCCACTTCAGGTTTGTGAATCTCACTTCTTACTCCTTTGTCGCCAACTAGCATGGCAAGTATATATGATGTACCAGAGCTTAAACACCCCAATACAAAAGCATTGTATAAACTATGCTCAAACGTAAATAGTTCTGTTAAACGGTTAGTCACCAACAAAAAAACACCAACCCAGAAGCCAACACACATAGGGCAATGAAAGAAATGATGCTTAGGTCTTATTTTGTTGAAGATAGATCCATAGACTAAAATATTGGTCAACCCAAAAGCACATAGAATAAAGTAAACTAGATTCATTCTACCCTCTAATAACCATAGTAGTTATACATGGATAGTCCATAGGGGCCTCTGGCTAGCGACGGCTTTATAGATCCTTTTTCTGCCGCATGGGGGACTTGCCCAAGTTCCGTTGAGTGAACGGCGTCTGGGTCTGTTAAGTCTAGTACAAAAACATCTTCGTAATTATCTAAGAAATCAATAGAGGGTTTTTCGCTTTCAAGCCATCTGGCAACATTGATAATTGCAACTTTTACTGCTGGTATATTGGGGGCCTCTGGTATTGTGGCCTCCATTGAAGCATATATGGAACCACCCTCCACAGATGTGGGGCTTACTACCCCCTTGTCAATTAAAAAATCGAACAATCTATTTTGTGCCCCATACACAACTCCACTATTTAATTGTTTGGCCAAAGACAATATTTTTCTTTTTGTAGGAATTATAACAATGGTTATATCTGGGTGGTCTGATATTATCAGGTTACCGTCCAAAGTTTTTCTAATATCAAGGCGCACCTTTACATCTGGCGTTTTTGCTAGCTGACTAGCGGTAGTGCCCTCGTCTTCAGCTTTTCCAATTTTGACTCTAATTGCCATTAATCTCAAGTTCCTTTACAAGACTTTGAATTTTTAAAATTTTAGTTATAGTTTCTATGGTTATCTCAGACTTTGAAGATTCATCAACAACATTTATAACCTCTGTGATTTTGCTACACAATGCAGCGTTGTTTTCCTCTGTGGCCTTTTCGTTAGCTACGATCAGAGCCTTCCTTAAATTTGAAATCTCTTCGTTTAAGAAAATTTTTAGTTCTATCGCATTATCATGAAATGATGCAATATATTTGCTTAATAGCTCTTTTTGCTCCTCCAAGAGACCATTGCCGTATTGCTCATTGAATTTTTTAACAAATGTTGAATAAACGATGTTATCAATTGGCACCATTTCACGAGCCCCTTGCTTTGAGTCCAATGACATGCAGCTTACCAGACTCCCTTCAAGAATTACTCTGCTCTTTGCGGAAACATCTGGATTTAGTATCTGTGCTATCGTAGCTAAGTTCTTATAGTTTGGAACAAAATTAGAAAAAACATTTTTTGACAAAAGTTTGTTTATTTTATTTATCAATGCAGTTTGTTCATCAAATATTTGCTTTGAGTCAAGATTGGAATGAGACCTTTTTACCTCTTGTATTAGCTTTTCACACATGTAAGGGTGAATAGATGTACTTTCATAAAGATCTTTAAACAGCTCTAGCTCTTTTCTAAGGGCAGTTTCTTTTGCAAAATGCTCTTTCATAATTGAGATTATGATATTTTTTTTATTATTATTCTTTGACACTATACTCTTAGTAAGCTCTCTAACGAGGGCCTCATAAAGAAAAGCGGTATTTCTTTTTTTATTGTGTCTCGTCTTCGTTAACATCTTTATTTTGCTCCAGGTTTTCTACTAGTCTTCTAATTTCAAAATGAGAGTCAATAATTTTTTTCTCTTCCATATCATAAGTAGATTCTATATTCTCATAAATACCTTTTCCTAGTCCTAACAACTCTTGGGCGCCAGGAGCGATATTTCTCATTGTTGCTTTAGTCTTTTCATTTCCCCACTTTGCTTTGTAGCTACGAAGCCTGGGGCCACTGTCTTTTCTTGCATCATTAGACACCGGTAGATACCATTTTCCTTTAGACTTTGAAGTAGTTGTCATACCATCTTGCCTCATTGCCTTGGAGACGTCCCTCTTGCCAGGAGCATCGCCTCCTGGGCCAACTAGAGGCCTATTAACAATATCCTCTATACTTGTGCCAGCAGCAGGCTCTTCACCGCCAAGCGCAGCGTCTAAATCAGGGGTCTCGTCGGCGGGCGGCTCAGCCATGTCGTCGCCTAGGTTATCAGCTCCTGCTCCCGTGTCCATTCCTGCTGCCTCAGAAGTGGCTGCTTCAAATTGTGCTTGAAGTAGGGCGTCATATTTCTTATCGTATACAAGCTCTCTGGTGTTTCGCAAGAATTCATCTTCCGAGAGGTGGAATAGGTGTTCTGCAATCCAACGACGACTAAAGAATCCTTCTGTAGCCGCTCCAGCCACATCAAATTTAGTTTTCCAATATTCCAGCTCTTGAAGTTCCGCAAGCTTTGAAGGGTTGTTTAGGGACAGGTCAAAGGAGATAATATCATCACCTCTAAACCCAAGAGTGTATAGATGGATAATCCCGATCTTTTCTAGTTCCGAAACGATTGATCGTTGCAGCCTTTGAATTGTTCTGGCAAACCTAATATCCTTTTGCGCCAGTGTTGTCTTATCCTCACTCCCTTCCTCGCCTTGTGTTAGATATGACTGTGGGACCTTAAGGGCGGCAAACAGTTTGTCACGTAGATATTTAACATCGTCTATATCGCTCGACGCAGCTCCACCAGGCAGTGTTTCAATTTTAGATGATGTTCCGCCACGGACTGGGATGAAATAGTCTTCCTCTACTGACATTGGATTGTAACGTAAATCAACTCGTCCAGTGTCACTATCAACAAGCTGGTTTCTCTTCATTTGAGTCATGACTTTTTGCATGTATTGCTCAACGTCCGTTGCATTTATATTTCCAACATCAATATAGAATACGCGCCTTTCTGGTGATCGAACGATTCTATATGCCATCATAGCATCCTCAAGTAGTGTTAGTTGTCTCCATATACGCCTAGCAGGCTCAAGAACCGAAGTTCCATATGGGGCATACTTATCATTTCCTAAGATTCTAAAGTGTCCCACCTGCCAGTTTTCAAAAGTCATTCCCGCTGAATTCCATTGATATTGAACATAGTTTGGATTTGTTTTGTCTTCTCCTTCTAGCCTTTCTATCTCTTCTGCCGGTAATCCAATCGCAGATCTAATTCCCTGATCTTCATCAATGTCGAGATATAAAAAATAATCTCCAAACTTGCACATTGATCTACACCATCCAAATAAATTGAAATCTATGTTTAGAACATTATGATATAAAGTTTCTAAAACAGCCTTTATTTCATCATTGTGGCACCGTATATTTAATAGTGGGGTTAATTCTGACGACGTTGACATTTCATCTGCGTAAATGTCTAGGGCTGATGCTATCTCTGGCATATATTCCATCTGATCGAAGTCGGAATATCTTTCCGATCGGTTTTGGTTAGTATAGGCGTGTGCTTGAAGTTTTTCATAGGAATGATATTCTGACTTTTTAAATTGTTGGCCGCTAGCAGACTTAAAGCTATTGGCATATTTGTCCATATCTCTTCGCTTTATACGTCTCCCAGTTTGACTTCTGTACCTTATCATTGGCCCAGAAAACACTCTGGTTAATTGCTTAAACAGTCTATTTTGTGGATTTTTTGGATTGTCTTTATAATCTGCCATTTATTTTATCCTTTGAATAGCCAAACAAATTCTTTATCAACTTGTTGTATATTATCTTTCTTTTTTAAATCATTTTCAAAATCATATTTAGGATTATAGCCATGCATACCAGGGATTGTAGTATTTATTTTAGTATTGGACATTATCATAGATCCTAAAAACGCTTTTTGATATTCTATATCTCTCTGGCTTGTCTCAAGGGCTGTGTCTCGAACCCAACACGCGATCGCCAAAGCCATTATTAAATCGTCGTTATAACTCCTCATAGCTTGTGGGCGTCCGTTATTCCAGACAAATGTCTTAAACTCATTAGCCGTCCGCAAAGAATATAGAGTAATTAGTTTATTTCTAATGAATTCTTCCAATTTTGCCACGATTAATGGACGAGTCTTCTGGGATGTTGTGAACCCAGCCACAGAATTAGACATAGATTCTGCCTCAAGCTGGTTTATATATTCATGTGTTGATTTGATAGAGTAATAAATATTTGGATATTCCAAGTCTCTTAATTTATCCAAAACTGCAAATCCAACAGAGTTATTTTCAACCACTAACAAGCAATTACCATATTCTTTCCCTGACGAATATAACATACTAGCATAAACATCTGGTGCTGGCTTTCCTTGGTACTCTGCGATAACTTCCATAGTTTCAAGTTTTATAACATGAAACACAGAATAATCCTTTCCATCGCCGCGAGCAACGTCTGCAACAAGCATATAGGTGCAGTCTTCCTTGTGTTCTTCCCAAATCCAATAGTTTCTGTCAAAGCCAGTCCTATGTTTTGGATCCCTTACAGAATCAAAGATTCTTTTTATATCATCAGGATGAACCACTGTCTCACCTGACGTATTGAAGTTGCATTCCAATTCTTGGGCAATTTGTCGACGAGACATGTTTCTTGTCTCTTTTTCAAACCACCCCTGGTCCCTATCGGGGTGCACTTGCCAAGGCAGATTTGTTGGATAAAAATCATTTATGCCCTGTTCCGCTTCCGTGTATGCTTTGTGGAACCAATTACCCACGCCATTGGGTGTAGACAGGGCTATACATCTTCCACCAGTTGAAAGAGTTGGATACAAGCCAGTCCATAATTCTTTGAGGCCCTCTACGTGCGCGGCCTCATCAATCACTAGTAAAGACAATGCTTCTGAACGACCTGCATCACCAGAGGTTGATGAGGCTTTTATTTGAGATCCATTTGAAAGTTCAAAAGAAGATCGATTATCAATAGTAATATCTGAAATTTGTAGAAAGTCTGGTACATTCTTTAAAATGTTTTTTACTTTCTTAACAAGATTCGAAGCTGTTCCAAACTTGGTTGCGATGACTAACACATTTTTATCACGATGAAAAAGCATAAGCCAGACAATGTATCCCGCTGTAATAGTTGAGATACCTAATTGCCTGGCTTTTAAAATAATATTAAAACGGTAGTTGTTAAAATCGCTTAGAAGGTCCGACTGAAAGTCATAAGTTTTAAATGGAATTAGTCCTCTTTGCGGATGGGATATTCTTGCATAATTGTTTATAAAGTAAACAGGGTCCTTACCACACTTTAAAACTTCTCTATAAATTTCTTTCTTGGTAAGTTGATAAGCCATTCTTCATTTTTAATTGCTGTTTCCCAAGCTGAGGAAATCTTTAAATCGATCTCTTAAGTCTTTCTCTTCTTCGGTAACTTCAACAACCTCTTGAATGCCTCCAATTTTAAACATGCATTGTGCTTGAACCCAAGTCCAAACCTTTGATCTGTTTTGAACAATCATATCAGCATCCCCCATCTTTGTTAAGGATAGGGTGGATCCGGTAACAGCCTTATACTCCTTTTTTAAGAACTTTGCTACTTCAGCTATTCTTTGCTCTATTTCGCTCTCAAAACCATTAGCGTACACTTCTTTAAGCTGCAATTCACTAGAATAAGTGATACAGAGTACGTTACCCATAAACTTAACGCCAAACCCATCAATCACTCGACGGTCGTTAATCATGTGGCCCTCTTCTCTTCGCAGTCCCGCGCTTCTGGGCTCACCGTCGCCATGAATGCCCTCGTGGGCTCCGTCGTATCCTATGTTTGCCGCTGCTTGTGAAATTCCTCGGATAATCTCAAGTGTCGTTGCCATTATTTGGTCTCCATCCAGATTGCCATCTTTCTTCTCGGTCCTCTACCCACTGTATATAGCACTTATAGCAACAATCATGTTTGTTCATGTAAACATCATCACGAACATCGAATGAATAAACGTTACACACAGCACAGGTGCGATTAGACTCTTTATTAAGTAGTTTCTTGGGTACTAAAACACCATTAACCTCTACTTTCTGATCTTTCTCAATTAAGCCATATTCCTTTTCTGACAATTTGCGCATCTGTTTAAGATATTCTTCTTCTTTTTCATCAGTCCAATTGTCTTTAGGATTTTGAATTGCATCGTTGCCATATTTCTTACTGATGGCCTGTTCTATTTTTGCTATTTTGTTCCAGTCTTTGTTACTCACTACGACCCCTGATTAATTTCTCTTGCTGCAAAGAAGATTGCAATTGAGGTAACTGCGCCAGCAACAAATCCTCCCGCAAAAAACCAATGGCTATGACGGTTAGGGTGCTTGCGAACAGCCTCTCGAAGATCAATTATTTCTTGATCTTTTAGGCTAGAGAGTGCTGTACTACGCTCTTCAAGTGAATCATACCGCACTTGTAAGAGATTGTATTCCAAGTCGCGGCGAGCCGTTAAGAGATTAATCTCATAATTTACACGCAAGTCACAGTCCGTGAGTCGAAACTCACGATCTGCAATCAACTGTGCAGTTGCAGTTGGGTTGAATAAGGTGCCAGCAAATGGTGCTGGTTCACCTTCTTCTAGCTGAGTAAACTGTGGCTCTTCTTGTGCTAACAGGTCTACTGGAAATAAACTAAAAATTGCTATCAATACTAGGATTCTACTCAACATTCTTAAACCCGAATTCCTTTTCTAAAGCTTCTGAGAGGGATCCAGGATCTTGATGAAAGTTTTCCACAAGCTCCTTAACCCTTTTACGCCTTTCTCTATCAAGTGAACTACTAGACTCATCATGTTGTCGCTCAATCTGTCGTATCGTTTCATCAAATTTTATCCTGACTTCTTCTGACCTTCTTATTTCATTCTCACGACTTTCTTCTAGAACTTTGACTCTATTTTCATAGTTCTTGCGGTTCTTGTCCATTAGATCCAAAATGGGATTAACAGCGTCACCTTTGGTAAAAATGGTAAGTAAGGCAGCGGTAATAAAAAGCACAGGCACATACCAATGAGTTTTGGTCCATGCCCATGCTTTTAATAGGAGAGTTTTTATTGTGAGCAAGCTCACACTAACCCGCATTCTTCAGAGCGACTACAGTGTCAACAACGCCTTGAGAGCCGATGTATACCACTGAAATTGTCACCCAATCACTAGATGTCACAAACCCTAGAAATGCCAGGGCCGTGGCCGTGCCCCAAACCAATAGCTTTCTTGAAGTTAACTTGCCAAGAATTCTATCAGCCAAAGGAGCTTTTTGTATTTGTGCTTCTGTCATATTGCCTCCGTAGACATTTAATAAATAGTTAGTTGCTAACTAAAGCGTACCCATCTTGTTTGTCAATGACTACCTGCGTGTCTACGCAATCCTTTAAATAATCAAGATGCGAAATAAGTAGAATTGTTTTAAATTTTGATTTAATCATATCTAAAATTCTAACAAACCCATCCATGTTGTCCTTGTCTAAAGCGGTACCAGGCTCATCTAAAATAAACACATCGCTCTTAGGCAAGCTAGATACTGTTAGCAACGCAAGCCTAATTGCCATCGAGGCCACAGTCTTTTCTGCTCCAGAGCCCATTTCAATTGGTCTGCCAATGTAACGTGGGTGTTTAATAAAAATATCTAGCCTTTTATCTCCACTTTCCATGTACACTTCAAAGTCTACCACATTTGTTAGAACTTTTGAAATCTCCTCGTTAATAGCAGGAAGCTTCTTCTTAATAATATCATAGGCAATTCCATTACTATGCATACACTTCATATAAAGATCATACGCAGAATATTCCGTTCTTAAATCTTCTAGCTCTTGCTTTTGCTCACGAAGATTAATTAGCTTCTGCTCATATGATCCATGCTGGAGATAAAACTCTCTCAAACGAACTTCACAACTTTCTAGCTTCTTGTTCAATCTTTTGATATCAGAATCTAGAGATGATCTTTCCGCATTATAATCTTTGGCCTTTTTTAAACCCTCTTTGTCTTTCTCGAAAGATTCTACTTCCTTAAACAGGCCCTCTCGATTTACAAGCAATTCGTTTCTGCGGGAAATAACTGTCTGCATCTCTAATGAGATGTACTCTAGGTCTTTTTTTAGCTGTGTGTTTTTTAGAGAAAGTTGTTCGTGCTTTCGTATAAGACCACGAACATTTTCAATGTCAGAGACACCTATTTCAGCAGAAACTGAATCATGTTTTTTATTTAGATCTGCAAGGCTGCCTTTATTATCTTCAAGCGTGCCCTTTGCTTTATGGGCGTCCTTGATAAATTTACACTTAGGAAACTCATTTCCGCATGGAACTTCAGAAAGAAGCTTTAGCTTCTTTTCATCATTTTTAATTAAGCCTTCGCTTTTCTTAATTTGGGATAAGAGCCCTTGGAGTTCGTCAGTCTTGACCTCAAGAAACTCTTGCTGCTCCTTCAAATCCATAATATTAAGGCTGCTTAAAAATTCTGCAATCTTTGTTCGAGCATCATTTTTAGTAGTGACCTTTTCCGACAGTTGCTGCTCTTTCTTTTTTAGCGAATCTATTTCTTTATCACAGTATCCAAGACGTTCTCGTGCCATGACTAACTTGGATGCCGAATCTGGTGCTGCAGCGATGCGCGACTTTAACTCAGATAACTCAGCATTTTTAGATGCCAATTGTCTTTTAAGACTCTCTGACTCTTCAGAGCAAGAATCTAAAAGGTCTTTGTTCTCTTGAAATTTAGATGATACTTCCGTGATCCTCTCTGTATAATCGTTGCCCTCTAAACGCTTCAAGGCAGCCTTAAGTTCTGACGAATCTTTCTTGGCAAGTTTAAACTTGTCTTCGAACACAACTAGGTCCAAAAACTTGGCAAGAATCTCTTTTCTTTTTGTTGATCCTTCGCCAATAAAAGACAGGGCCCCAAATTGAGCAGCCATCGATGTTAAGAGAAAATCTTCCATTGTTCCAAAAGTCTTTTTGATATTATGGTCTGTTTCTGCTCGTGTCATGCCATTTAGACTCTGTTCGTCATCGCCATCAATCTTGGCAAAGTTTACATTGGTTTTGGCCTCGGTAACCTCGTTACCCTTGACTTTTTTGGTGTACTTCTCCGAGTCTCTAGTTATCTTGTACTTGTCATCACCAATGGTGGCCACGAGCACAGCATTGCCATCATCTCTATTTTGATTAATAACATTTAGATTTTTTCGTTCGTTTTTTGAGGTAGAATTGAACATGCCATAGAGAAGGCTATCAATAATACTGCTCTTACCAGAGTAGTTCTTTCCAAAAATGCCTACGATGCCATTTAGCTTATCAAAGTCAATCTTGTTACCTTCACCATAATTAAAAAGGTTGTCCCACTCCAAAGAGTTTAGCTTCCAATTAACATTGCGCGAAACATCATTTTCAGTATTAATCATAGAATTGTATTTGCGATTTAAGGCAAATATTTGATCAAGAGTTTTTTGGTTAATCTCAAAATCTTTTAGATACTCTGTGATTAGCTTTTCCTGAACTGCCATGTCTCTTAGGTTTTCCTTATTGAGACCACTCGTAAGTTTTTCAACATTACCTCGTGAGTCAAGAGACTTATTAAGGAAAGTCACACTTTCAGGAGAATACTTGTGCTTTGCACTATCGATGGCTTTGCGAAGCTTGTCGATAGGAATATTATTATTGCCAATAAGCCTCAAGCGAGCATTGGGCGGAACTTTGGCTTTATTTGGAAGCCTGCCCTTTGGAGTTAGGATGAGCGTCACAAAGGGCTTGGGATTAATAAGTTTATGGTGCTTGACAGTAAAATCATCTTTACTATCAATTTCCCAAGTCAAAAATCCTTTATCATTAGTCTCACCATGATTTTGTTGTACGATTGAACCGCAGTATCTTACACGTCCCTCGGTATCTACGATTTGATTTGTTTTATGTATGTCTCCAAGCATAGCAAAGTCGTGATCCTCAAAGATTGAGCAATCATGATCTCCATGAGTTAAGACAAAGCCAGTATCTGTTTCGACACCAGCAATCGCACCATGGTAAAGAGCAATGTTAATCTTGTTGGGGTCGCTAGGTTTAACCCAGCCGTCCTCGTCGAAGATGGACAAGACATTAAAAGTAATGTCGTCACTTACCTGGTGTTCTCCAGATCCACGAAGAAGGTGCAGATTTGGGTTTTTAAGTGCCTTTACAATGGGAGTAATTGCATCTTGTCTGGTTGAGTTACGCAAATTGCCGTCGTGATTGCCAAGAATCACATAAGTTGGGGCAATATTGGCCAGATTTGTAAAGAAGTCAGAGCAAATTTCAACAAATTCAGGTGAAATTTGGGTCTTTGTGTGGGCTATATCGCCCCCAATATAGATACAATCTACGTTCTCATCACGTAAAATATCATACATTTGTGCAAAAACGTGCCTATACTCATAATGATACTTGAGATTTTTAATATGCACGTCCGCACAGTGTGCGATTTTGAATGTCATAAGGCTCCTAAACCGCGCTTAGAGCGCGATAGTAAAGATAATTGTCCGAAGACATGAAGAGTGCCTGTTCTTTTCTCTTTTGATACTCTCGCTTGGTCATTGACCCTACATCATCATATCCAGAGATGTCAACCTTATAAAGCTCAACATCGTACTTCATCAGTGCTGAAATAAGTTTGTTTGACTTCTTTTCTGCGTCAGGGTCAAGAGCAATATATATTGGTGTGTCATGTTTGACAATCGCTTGGAACAATTTAGACCGCTCATTCAAGGTTGACCCCAGAATAGGAACGGCATTGGGCCCAGCAACAATGGCATCAAAGGCTCCTTCAACTATTGTTAGGTCGCTGTCCCAATCAAGAAACAACTCATTAAAAACAATGTCTCTACTGACTGGTGGATTCTTATATCGCATCCAATCATCGTTATACGCACGAGCAATGAAATAGTTTACCTCTCCATTCATGTTGAACGACGGGATTATAACACGGTTTGCATACTCACCGCTAGTACAAAATCCAATCTTCCAATTTACAAGGTCCTTTTCTGTTAGGCCTCTACTTTTTAAGTATTGTCTAGCAGCCAAAGAGGACAAGGAAATATTTCTATTGGCCAAGGATATGAAAGAGTCTGGCAATTTTATGGTCTCTTCGGCCACCACATCTTCATAGTCTCCAAAAAGCTCGTCAAACGCGCTCAGAGAGACGCGACCAGTAATCGCATCCCACTCCTGCAGTTGATCGAAAGAGCCCACACGTCGTATTACACGGCGAACATCAGGGCTTTTCCAGTCACATACCCAACACTTTGCTCCTCGATTAAGATTAACAGAGAATTTTGGCTTGTGATGTTTACAAAATGGGCAGGCAAAAAGATATTCGGAACCGGTCCTTCGAAACCTTCCGAGAACTGCTTTTAAGATGGAGAGTTTTTGTTCTTCCATAAGTTATAACCAGCCTTAGCAATGACAATACTGTCTGCTCGATCGTAGGAATCCGGCTTTGGATTGCCTTGTCGAGTATATTCTATGCTGAACTCTGGTTCATTGTCAAGCAGGTATTCAAGCACAACTTGCTTTGCCTTTGAGCCCTTTGGAACCTTGATCCCACAAGATTTTCTAGCAGTAGTGGCAGCCACATACATTGGCTCTAACAAAAATACTTGATAACATATCCAAGATATTATGCCGTTATAACGAGATAGGGTTGATAAAGTTTGGGCCGATGAAAACCCAGATCTAAAAGAATGCAGAGATTGCTCTATATAGATTTCTTTAACTTTATATTTTTTTTGAATATCAATCAGCCGCTCTTCAATCCAAGTGGCTTTTGAGATGAGTGTTGGGAAATACTTTTTATTCCTAGTATCCCAGGCTACATTACAGACGACATCTCCGTCTTCATTAACAACTGTTGCCCCGGTTATGCTGGTGCTTACATCTAATCCTAAAATCATTAAAAATCCAGTTTTAATTTAAACGTAAGCTCTCTCTCTTCTGTTTTTTTAACCGGAGTTGCAACCTTAGCTATAGCAATCAAATTCTTATCTTTATCAAAAATTCCAACCTTTGATATGAAAGTTTGAGGCATGTAACTACCAGTAGGGCTTACATACGGTGATTTTATAGTATTTTTAATTCCTTGTTTATCATTTTCTATATATCCAGCAGAACTAGTATAAAAAACAAATGCGCCTGCGCTAGACTGGTCTATGTATGATGGGTTACTTGAGTAATTAAGCTCATTTCTTGGAGCATGAGCCAACATTGTCTTAACGGGAACGTAATTGGTGCCAGAAAACTGAGAGTCATAGCTGGCGGATAGTCTTGATATCGCCGGGTTTGTTGTATTACCGGGGTGCGCGGGTATATTATCGTTTGCCCCAACATTGAAATATAACCATGAAGACTTTGAAGCCTTGTTGGCGTTTGTATAATCATAACCAGCGTGCTCTAGTGGCCAACTTCCTGTTAGCATTAGGAACCCCTCATCATATAGAGCAACCCCAGCTACGCTTCCTGACCCATTACTCCCTGGTGGCCCGACTTGTATTAGTTCGCCATTGTAGTTCTCATCTCGAAGCTCACCTATCAAGGTTCCAGTTATATAGAACTTTAAGTCAACTGTTCCCTTTTTTATTGTAGAGCCGTAAAAGATTGACGGAATGCTAATTAAATTTATGGCCTGCTGGCCTTTATCCCAATTTCCGTTTGAAGAACTAAACTCATACTGATTGCTTAGTGGAGTATAATAATCCAATGTTGTCTTTAAAGCATTTATTTTATTTGCTCGATTGCGGCTTTCACCGACAGGACAAGCTTCAAATAAATCTCTCTCTATGCTTGCAGTAAGAGGGTAAGACCCCGTTACACTTTCTCCTATTTCTGTCCTATAAAAACTTGAAGTGCTTATAGTTCGAAATGCAGTTAGGTTTGAATCACGCTCAACAAACGGATTTATTAAAGCTGGGGCTGGACCCATGCTGAGGTCGTGTCTGTCAACATTAAGCTCATACAGGCTGACATATCCCGTAGGTGCGTTTGGTATACTTCCTGTAAAAGTTCCACTAATTTTGGATTGATTATCTAAAAAGATTGAAGAGTTGTAGACAAAAAACTTCTTTTGCGGGTGTGCTTTTATGCGATTAAAGTAAATATCGCTTTGTTTGAATTTATAATATGGCATAACATAAATAAATAGCTTATGTTAATAATCTAAACGCACTCTTAGTGTAAATTCGTCAGTTGGGTCCTTTTTAATTGGTTCAGAAAGTTTTGCAGTTGCTAAAAGTTCGTTATCGGGACTATACAACCCAACAGTTGTTGCATAAGCAAGCGGAGGGTCAGAAGCATTATCTTTTACCCGTAGTTTACTAGCTGATAAGTAAGATGGGTTTGAAGAATAATTAAAATCATTATTGTTCGCTCTACAGAAATAGATTGTTGAATTTAGCTCTGTTGTGTTATTAAAGTTAAGGTTTTCATACCTATGCCTAAATCCTTCAGCGGCAGCAGAGATCGTAGACCCAGACATAACAGCACTTACAGTTTCTTCAGAGGCGTTAAATCGGAGAGGCTCTCCAGGGCCACCTGAGCCAGATAGAAGCCCAAGAGGCTCAGTTTGCTGGCTAGCAAAAATAGATCCAGTTATTACTGCAACGCCGGCTTGATAAAATATCAGCCCTGCTTTAATAGCTGTTGTTCCTGCTGTTGGGTTGATTAGCTCTGTTCCGGCCACATTTGTTGCATACAATATTGAATATTCTCCAGCAGGAGAGTTCACTTTAAAGCTTGTGGCTGCATTCGTATCTGCTAATTGTACTCTCTGGACAAATGCGCCAAAATCGTTATATGCACCACTAACTCCTAGAGTCAAAGCAAACGTGCCCTTTTTAATTTCATCCTTTGTCAACAATCTTGCGAAATTAACAAAGAAGCACTCGCGCATTTTAGAGCCACCACTTAGATCTCCGTCTTCATCAAATTCATGGACGGACCCTGTGTGATCAAAACCCATGAGGACTTGGGCCATTTGATTATAGATATTAATCTTTTTTGCATTTTGCGCTACAAGAGATGACTTAGAAAGAGCAGAATTGGCGGAATACCCCATTGTTAAATCAAAAATATGATTTGCAGATGAGCTTAAATACGGATAATCATACACACTTTGGAACATACCGTGTGTATAGTCCCTAATATTTGTTTCAGTGCCCGCGTATCCTCCTTGAACATAGGTTCCCGAAACTATCGATCCAGTAATTGGAATTGCTTCGTGTAAGAGAGATCTTGTCGACGTAACGTCTTTTGCGCCTAATGTTTTAAATGTGGTAGCCATTTTCTATCCTTTTTAAGATGGTGATCTAATAAATCTAATTGGAATATCTAGTCTATATCCTGTGTTTACGCCCGTAACTCTAACTGTGGCGTCAATATAATTTACATTGACAGTTCCTCCGCCAGATGCAGCATCCACGGACATCGTGTTTCCGCCTAGTTTTGTAAACAAGTGGGTACTAGTAGCGAGTTCCACCGAAGAAGCTATTTTAAATACAAGACTCGAACCTCGTGGGCCAGCCAACGAAGACAAGACTTTTGGATTTGTTATATTTTCAAAATAACTCCTGTCAGATTTGATGCTAAAATAATATGTGGCAATGTTGTCATCATCAAGGAAAGAGTAGGTTGCTGGGACGCCTTGAGGGCTAACTATGCTGCCCAGTCTGTTGTCTACCTCAATCATATAAGATGTTTCGATCAAGCTTGAATCGAGGGCTCGATTTGAAGAAATCTCATCTGTATCCAGCCCCTGGTGAATAGTGATGGGATTATTGTTCTCAAAACCACTTGCTCCATAAAGGATTCCATCAACATCCATTTTGATAGAATTAGAAATTTTTGAATCTTGTGTTGCCTCATTTACGGCGACAAGATATGCATTTACGCTTGAATAAAAGGGTTCCCTTTTTTGTGCCCCCTGGGCCAGTTTTAGCACTGGTAAATATAAAATATTTGATCGGGGTATTGTTACTAGCTTTGATTTTAAGAAAGATGTGTTGTTTGTGAACGCCTCTAGGACTGGTGTCTGCAAAATCTCAAGGTCGTAATAAGCGCTGCCGCTGGGATGGTTCTTATTGTAAAGAGTGTAATCAATCTCGTCGTCCGCTAAAGCAAACTTTGTAATTCTAAAGCTGCCGTCACCTCTGGCTAGGCGTTGTCTACCTAGATCAGTCAAGACTGCATCAAGAATAATATCTCCTGAATTGTTCAAAAAAGCCATATTATTTCCTCGTTATAAATATAATTAGTGATTTTCTAATCATTTTTCCCGTTTTTCTTTTAAATAGTCTCATACCTATTAATCGTCCCGGTAGCGGCGATTCTTCGGATCATCAACTGATGACTGTTGATGGGTCCGCGGGGGAGTGCGTGGGGGAGGAGCGGGAGGAAAATCCCGAAAGACTCTGCCGCCGGCAGGCATTGAATCTCTACCAAAGCTTGGATCTCCTGGTGGGCGCCGAGTGTTTACGTTTCCTAATGTTTCGCGTGGAATCATACTAGGCGCGCTAGTATCAGGTCGCAATTCTGGGGGAAGTGTGCCAAGTGTAAGCTCAACTTCCTTTAAAGGAGGCGCGCTAGTATCAGGTCGCAATTCTGGGGGCAGCGTGCCAGGTATAAACTCAGTTTCCTTCAAAGGAGGGCTGACTTCAGATTCATCGGGGACATCCGGTGGTGTATATGTCGATTCTGGTGTAGTCGTGACTGGCTCCGCTGGGCTGGTAGCCTCATCATAAACAATGTCAGGAGCCTCGTCAGGAAGCGTATTATCATATTCTTTATTAAAATTGATATTTAAGTCAATTTTCCTACCAGTTTTTCGTCCTGTCAACCTAATTTTAAAACTTTTGTCCCAAAGACTTAGGGTTTGAACCCCAAGAGGAAGACTATCTTCCCTTGGTGCAGTAGCCGGGGGACCAGAGGTTATGCTTAGATCTCCCAGAACACTTTGCAAAAAAGTGGGACTAATTTTTAAAAATCTATTTAATTTTTTAATTTTAGACTTTCTTTGTAATTGCGACTCAAACTCAAAGCTTCTTATGATCGGATATACTGCCCCTTGATCGTCTATTAATTCAATTTGATACACTGGGCTTGGATGAGATACGTGCCCATGAATATCAACCGCCCTAAACATGTAATAATATACCGTATTTGGCTGAATAAAGTTTCGATACCCAACTGACGACGCTTGCCTGTATCCTATTAATTCATCTATAGAGCTAACCTCGGCTAAAAGGTTTCCTTTAAAATCATTATACGAAGTGGGTTTTCTCTCTAATCTATAAACTTCAAATATAGTTGATGGATCATCGTTCTCATATAAAATTTCATCTGTATCCGACCCTGGATTGTTTAGCCTAATCCTATCTATAAAATTTTGTTCTTCGCTATTGAAAGATATTGGCAAGAACTCTCTTGAGCCAGCTCCAGTATTTAGTAAAAATAGAAGATGGTCATTAACACCAGTATATGGGAGCACCTCAACCTCTGGTGGCATGGGAGGGTCGTCCAACATAGTTCTTCGCAAAACGTTAATCCCAGCCGTTATAGATGAAACATAAGGAAGTTCAATGAGCTGTATTGAAGGCACAAGTTGAATGTCAACATCAACCAAATTTATTTGGCCCCCAGAGGAATAAAACTCAGCTGGGAGTGGTTCGAAACTAATTGGGGGTGTCCCCCCTGAGCCAGGGCCTCCGCCTGGGCCGATTGGTGGGGTTGTTGGCGTGGTTGCTTCATCTATAAAAGAAACTTCACCAGCAACAACGGGCCTAAACACGCCAGAAACCATAAAGCCAGGCTCCCCATCTGTTCGTATTCTAAAACTATCAGGTCTAAAATATCTAGCAGATGTTATTCGTGTCTTGGTCCCATACACCAGCCTACATGTGTTAATTTCATATTCATATGTTTCGCCATACTTTAACTGCGTATCTATAAGATTAACCACACTTCTATTATGCTCGTCATTCACAAGATAAAAACTTTGAATGGGCGTCGAAGAGCGGACTCCGCTTGGCGAAATAGCAAATTTGCTAACTTTAAAAAACACATCTTCAGAGTAGGCCCTATTTCCAGACAATATGTCTCTATAAGTTCTCCGGTGATTGTTGTACGCATTAAGTAATGTATTTCTTAAATTAGGCAGGATGTCTGCTAAAACAAAATCCTCAACTAAGACATCAGAATTTCTTCTTATTGTAATCAGATCAGATAATGTTGTTTCAGCTTCTTCAGAAGCAAAATTTTGTAAAAATATGTAATCTGATTCGTTGTAATCAATGGATTCTTCTCCGAGAGCCCAATCTCCCAAATTAAAAACTCTTCTAGTTGCGTTTCCAGCAGTAGGCAAAAGAGAAGGGTTACCTAGTGAGTCTGGGTATGCTTGTTCGTGGTTTTCTGCAAAATTCTTAACTGTTGAAAATACGTTTATCCCGCCAACTCTGCTTAGGGCTATAAAATCAGAAATAACATCTCTCATTAAATTATTAAAAATTGAAAAATTAGCATCATCATCTGGTGTGTCTGTTAGGCTTTGAACCACTTTGTTCGGAGACGTTTGTGAAAATTGTATATCTGCAAACATAGGGAACAACTCTTTATACGAATTGTAGCTTGAATGAATTCTATCCTCAGTGGTCAAAGGTATAATTACATTTTTATACTTGTCTGTAAGTTTGTCTATTCCGATTCGAATCAGCGTTGAGCCAGCTGCTGTTTCAACAGAGCCTGCCAGGGCATTTGGATATCTATCTGCCCAAACATCAAAATATTCTCCCCTATCTATTTCTCCAATTTTTTCAGAGCTAACCGATGTTTCTCTTATTAAATTTATAAAAATGCGCTGCTCTTCTATTGGCCTATTTAGTGTGATAAAATCATGGTATATCCACTGTTCACTATACCCTTCCTGATCAATTCTGGGGTCAAGGTAAGAAGCATCGACTATATCGCCGTAAAATGGACTATCTCCTCCCTCTAGTGCCCTTTCTTTTTCTAAATAAAAAGTGTATATATGGGGATATATTGTCTCAGGTATCGTATATCTGCCTACATTCTCTTCGTATAATTTTGTATAAAAATTGTAATCAAACGCGACCTGGGAAGTCAATTGGTGGGACATCCCGCTTGTATCCCCATAAAGAGCTTGGTTTTGTTCTGGCGTAAACGCTTCAAAATATTCTAAAGCGTGGTCAAAATATTCTCTACCAACGTTGGCGAATCCATTTGCTAAAAGATAGCTAAGAAAAGCTTCTGGGTCGTCACCTAAGAAATTATCTTTATACGTAATTCTTATCGTCTCTTCTCTAACGCCATATGGAAAAAGTTCAGATGGCACACCATCATCAGTTGACGTTCTATATTCAATATTGTTTATTCTTGCAGACTCTACTAGGCTATCATGTCTTCCATCTCTGATCCAAGCTAATGTTTGATTCGGTAAACCACTCTCTTCAAAGGTGGCCCAATGGGCGAGCGAGTCTCTTCTAATTGGGTCTGTATTTGGACTTAGAGACAAAGAGGCGTTCTCTTTGTCAACAACAATAACATTTTTTGCATGCTCTGAGCCATTTCTTAATCCCGGAAAATCACCAGCAATCGATGGCTCCGTTGCGGATGGACCTAGGTCGGGCAAAGTGGGCCCAGAGCCCCCGCCTGGTGGTGGATACGGACCTGGTCCTGATGGAGGTATTGTAGACATTAATAAGACCCTCCTGAAGATCTGGTTATTCTACGTCCCCTTGTTGAGGATCTTGAAACAGGTGCACCACTAGCCCCCGATCTAGGTGCGTCTGCTCTTTGTTCAACTTGAGAAGATTGATTTGTTATATTCTTAGCTTTTCCAATACCTGTTGTTCTCCTAAACGCACTAGTGGGAGCCCTGGGGATTTGTGTCATAAGATATTGTACCTCCCCGTTTGTGTTAAATTCCAGAGACGTTAGTCGCAATAATTCGTCAATGACCCCCCTCTGTGTTCCATTATATAACAACTGTGTGTTATCGGTATAACTTAGGCCAGTTTGAGTTGCGGCCTGTCTACTATTCATACCAGCGCTATCTCCATTTAAAGTAATTGTAAAATACTCATTATAAACTGGGAGGCTGTTAACAAGCTCGTAACTTCCTATATTTAAAAGAGGCTCATCATATTTTTTTATTCTACACAATAAGGTGCCTGCGGTAGAGGCTATATTTTGAAATGTCAGCTTTTTCCAAATTTCATCTTTAATTGAGTTATTTTTAAAGCCACTCAAATATTCTACTCTTCTTAACATTCCAAAATTGTATATAAATCCGTCTGACTTTACATCGTCATCGCTTGATGCCTTTGCGGCTGAGTCATTATATAGCCTATCTTTTTTTAATGTTAATAGCTTCTGTTGATGTGGTATTTCATTTTTAATGAAATCATTAATTTGCTCTGCAGATTTTTTTAAATCGTCACTTTGTTTGGATGGTATTATATTCTTGGAAAGAAAGTTATTTTCCTTACTCAAGTCAAATGAAATATTAGTTGAATCATTTTTGTCAACAAATGATTGTAAATTGGGAGAAACATTTAAAATTTCCAGGACCCTGTTGACAACAGAAATTGCTGTCTCTTGGTCTGTCTTTTCTAACTTAACAGATATTATGTCTGCTGCGGGTTTTGTGCTTGTAAATTTATTATTTGTTCCTAAGTATTTTTCCGAGCTTACTGTTCCAGCATTAATTTGGTTTTTCATATTGGCGTCTTTTACTGAAAAGCCCAGGGTTTTGCTTGTTTTGTTTTGTATATCTTTTATTGCTTTGGTGCGTTTAGCCGAGCTTCCCTTTCCAACCTGATCCAAAACACTTAAAACTTCGTCCGAAGTGCCAACGAACAAGGATCCTGCAGCGTTATCAAACAACAAGTTTTGAGCAACCGCCGTTGCAGATACATAATCTAAAGAATCTACGTTTTGTGACAAAAGGTTAACTCTTTTGCCATCTAGATCAATAAAAGCAGGGGCAATATCTGAGCCCTTAGTATCACTGCCAAACAATGCTTTAACATTTTTGTCCGTTAAAAATTTAAAATTCTTTTTTATTTCACTCTCAGACATTGTATCATTTGCTATTCTTTCGTATTCTCTTTGTATTCTAGAGACAAACTCTTGCCTAGAGACAGATGCAAAGCCGCGCGACGGCTGGGCTCCCAAATAATCAACTCCAGAATTTTTAACTACATTTGAATCATACAAATCTACAAAATTGTAGGAAGTTTTATAGATTGGATATGATCCCCCGCCAGATATTGAACTTCTGTCTTTAGAGTGGGAGCCATAGGGATCAACTATTGCGTGCTCAATTTTACTATAAAGTAGTTTCAATACATTTATAAACTCTTGAATACTATCTAAAGTCGCCGTAGTTGGGCTAACCATGGAATATAAAACATTTGTTAAAGAAACTTTGTCATTATCGCCTACATCGAAAATTAAGTCCAATATCTCTATATATTTTACTATTGCTGAAAACCAATCCTGAACGGTCGTGGGCCCCTTCGTCTTTTGTATCCCGGAATAAATATCTTGTAAAGAATTGGCAGGCAGTATCAAATATTTACTTGAATCAAACTCTGATGAGATAAAAGATTGTTCGAATTTGTCCGTGCCATAATTGTAGTTTTTTGAAAATGATGCCCTTCCTAGATAATCCTCGACATTACTTATAGAAAAATGAAGCTCGGCTAGCTTGTTTTGAATAAATTGTTTTGTTCCATCCTTTATCTGCATGGAAACAGAGTATTGATATATCCCGTCTGTTTTCTCAGATACAGATAGGTCCCTTCCCGAAAACATTCTAAAGTGATTATTGCTTATAGGGACCTCTTGTATTTCACCATATGGCTTAAAGCCATCTGGGACCTCATCTCCACTGAAGACTAGTCTGGCGTTATTGTAAGACTTTTCTCCTTCAAAATAATACTTGACGTTCGGCTTTAGAGTTCCTAAATCATCGTATGATGAAGCAATTACATCGGGCCCCTCCTCTACATTAAAGTCCACAATTCTTTTGGCCGGTGTCTGTAATCGATTGCTTGCCATGTGTGTGCGAACTCTATCTCTATTTATTGATAAATCAATAATTGGAGAAGCCGCCAGCAGCTCTGACACAACCTTTGAATCAGAATTTTTAAATAGATTATTAAAATTGGAATTATTTATCATAAAATTTAGATGATCAAAATTAAATCCAAATAAGGCGTTTCCATCTTTATCTCTTGTAATATAAAGATCAGAAAAATAATTAATTGGAGTGTCAATGGTATTACTAGACAAATTAATATCTAAGTTGCTAAACTTGTCAACAATTGGCTGATAAATTATTTTTGTGTTTTTTTCTGGTCTCTTGATCAGCTTCTTGTGAGGCTTGTTTGTGTGAAAAGACCCCTCCATCCAGCCAGTTGGTTCATGGTAGTGAACCGAGGATGCCCAAATAGCTCCATTGCTGGGGTCAATAAATTTAAACGCCTCTTTCACAATGTTTGAATTTCTTATGACATTTTCAACAATCACCGGACTGTGTGGTATGAGTGGGCTTGCATTGGGAGAATCTCCTATCTGGCACAATACAAAATATGTCAAATGTTTAGGATTCTTTTGAACGTCAAATTTAACACTCTTAACTAGACTAAGGATGTTACTTTTTGATAATGCGTTCTTTTGCTTTACAATGCCGGGCTCCTCATTAGCGCGCGATGATAAAGAAATCTCTTGGATTTGATAATCAATAAACTTATTATACTTATTAAAAACCTCCCCATTGTTTTGGTCAAAAAACTTTCTGCCGCCATTTGACAGCAAGTCTTGCGTTAGTTTTACATTGGAACTTTGAACCACCTTGATAATCATGGGGGACCTGGCACGGCTGTCATCTATCCAATTAAGTTTTTTATTATTTTTATTATCTATAGCAACAACTGACAAATCAATGTGCACATTAAGTGGAGTACCTTGTAATTCTTCATCTTCCTGATTATTTGGAGCACCATAGGACAATGATCCATCAATTCTATTCAGAACAGGAGTAGGTTTCCTTGTATTGTCTGTTAAATTATTTGTTTTTGTAAAAGAGCCTGGAGCCTCAGATATTTTTATTTTACGAATATAAACATTTGGGGCAAGTCCGCTTTTTACGCTTTGTTCATTAATTTTTAACATTTAACATTCTTCTCCCGATGCGTCAGACTCGTAAATATTAAACCTACCAACAGGCAGTATTTCTGGGCAGTCGTATGGTATGTCATCAACCTGAACCCCTCGTGTCTTAAGATGCTGAATTAGTTCACATATTTGCTCTTCCGGAATATCCAGATCCGTATCTATATTAAAATAGTATCTTACCATGTCCTCAGTTGGTGGCCTTTCATCACGAAGTATAGCGGCTCTCTCTTCATTATCTAATAGCAATCCATCAACTACAATTGGAATCTTTTCTCGAAATAGTTTTGGTGTCAAAATTCTTTGTTTACCTACAGTATTTACTTCATATACTTCAATATCATACTCAGTCTCATTAGAAGCATTTTTTTCATCGACACTAAAAATTAATTCAGGGATGCCTTCTGGTAAGTATAGATAAGTTCCATCATTATATGGGCCCCCGATTATATTTCTATCTCCAGGTGCAGGACCCCATCCAATTGCTACTTTGTATGACACATCAAAATCTAGTTGAGGTATTCTTTGAACTTTAGAATTTTCTCCATTGTCGGCTGAACTAGTTAGATAGTTAATGGCTCCCGAAAGTTCTCCCTTTAAGACTCTAATATCCCAAGATGGAGCATTCTCGCTACCAATCTCCATAGATCCAAGTGGCTCAATGAGAGAGTAGTCACCATCTATTAGCGGTGGGAATAGAACCAATTCTTGTTGCCTTATCTCTGGGAAAAAAGCTGCCGCAATCCTATTAGCTGCTACTATTGTGTCAACATTTGTTTCAACGCCCTTATATATGTATTGCGCTTTCCTACTAGGAGTGTTATCCTGTATTCTAGCCTCTATTTCATTTTGTACTTCCCCGGCATTTGCAGCTCCACCGGCATCGTATAAAACATCATCATCAAAAAAAGCGTAATAAACAGGCTCAAAAGACCCCTCCGAAAGAAGTTGTTCTCCAAATGGCGTCAACTCAAGGTCTATAACTTCTTGTTTTTTATTAAAAAACGTCATTTTTTATGATTTTTCCTGGCTGTCTAAGTCGTTTGATATCTCTATTTCTGCGTCTAGTTTAACTAGTTCTACTAAAGAAAAGAAATCATAAGGCCAATTGTAGGTATACTTTGGACTAGAGCCTTTGCTAGAATTTATTCTACCAACATTGGTTAATTTAGAACTATCAAATCTTCCCCCATTGCTTGCATGATCTTTTATGACTTTGTCAAAATAATTCTTTTGCGCTTTTTTCTTGATCTTAAAGACCATCCATCTTAGTTTGCTGGGTATATTGTCTTTATTTAATAATTCCCCAACTAGCAATGGGTGAGATATCTCAACTTCTTTTATAATTTGAGAAGTGTGTGGCCCTTTACCAGAAGTAAACTGAGTCGACTCCGAATCAAAGGCCTGTCCTATTTTTGGTGGCAGTCCTTGCCAAATATCAACTAAATCATCCCGGTCTAGTACATGTTCAAATTCAAATATGTACATCGCAAACGGGTCGACGGCATCAGGGTTTTCTACAAAGTCAAGCTTTGGTGGCAATATATATTTTTGCATAGAATCCACCATCTGCTTTACGCTATTTGAAACTGTCGGGTTGTCTAGCAACGCCTCGTCTACTACTTTTCTAGAAATTTCAAAAAACTTTCTTTCACCACCCTTTTCAATATATGGTATCGCAACGATAGCTTCACTTATTTTTTTGGTCTCCGAAACCTCTCCAAGCCTTTGTTCCTCTGTCTTAAATCCAAGCAAATCGATTAATGAGCCAGTGGAAGCGGGGACGCCACCTAATGCATTTTCAATATAGTTATCTGGTACATCATTTATAGACAAAAATACCCCTATGTCTGGCGATGAAGGTGGCTGAGCGTATTGGTGCCACATGCCCCTGGGTATACTGGCGCTTCCGTGCGTTGGATTGGTGACAGATACTTCTGCAAAATTAAGCATAGGCGTTTCAAACTTTGTTTGGACAGTTAACACTGCCTGTCCACCGTCTTCCGCTATTGTTGGTTTCCCTGTATTGGCGTCATAAATTATTTTCTTAGTCTCAGCTTTTGCTAGCAAATTTAACGACGCATCTAACTGCATTGAGTTCGACTCAATATTATCAGAATGAAGTAAGGTATTCCTTGAAGACACTCCCACAGTGCCCTTACCTGTGGCGTTTGACAGAGCCCAGTCATTTCCAATTCTAATATAGGAGATCGCCAAACTGTTTGAATTTGTGATATCCTCTGCAGTAATATTTCCAGCTTTATCAGCTGTCCAGAATATGTCAGCCCAACATTCACCATAATAGTAAGGCGGAGTAAAGCAAGGATTAAATCCGTTGGTAGAGCCGTAAATAGCTGTTCCTTGTGTTCCTCCACCCACGGGGGGCCCAAATGCGCTAGGACGGCTGTACATAGTGAATGTCTCATGGTAATCAGCCTGCCTCCATAGAGACGCAGGAGTTAGTGGATTGTAGTATCCCTGCGATCCTGTTCTTATCGTAGACTTATTATATGTCTTGCGCATCTTAACTCTCGCAGCATACACTCTTCCTTTTTCAGCAGACTCCCACTGATCCTCTGGTTTTGAACTTATAGTTGTTAATTTACCCTCTGGTAAGAAGAAATCTATACTTTCTGCTAAGAAGTTGCTGGCCATCATCTTATACAAGTTTCCGCCCTGACCTGCCCAAGAAGCAGTAACACTAAGTGCTGCACTTGGGTGTGTTTCCATATCAAAAAGATCAACATCAGATAAATAAGACTCTGGTTCCACCAGGGACTCAAACGGAACTCTATATCCAAAAAGCCCAAGTCCGTTCGTTCCTGATATGTAACTACAAGAATCCTCAGCCGATGCCAGACCATGTGTATCGAAACTAGAGGTCATCACTGGGTAGTCTACCGCTATTCCACTCTTAATAGTATTGTACATAACACCAGGAGCGAACATTGGGGCGTTAAAAGTTCTAAACGCCGTTTCTGGTGCCATGCCAGCTTTTCGATCAAGGTTTAGATAATTTCCATATGATGAAGAAAACATTGAAGCAATTTCCACCGTTCGTTCTGATGGATAAAACCCATTATAAGGAAGGAATTTTAACAAAGCTCCGCATGTGAGTTTTATGGATGATGGAGAACCAGTATCTTTAAGGTCATCGCGAACAACGCCAAAATATTTCAAAAAGTCAGAGTTTGTATATGTTTTAAAGAAATCGCGTTTTGAACTATTATTTTTGTTGCTATCTCCTCCTTCTATTTTCAATAGATCAAGCCTATCAGCTAAGAAATTACTATTATCTGCCTTGTAGTACAACTCTATGTGGTCGCTTATTCTAAACTCTGGAACAATTGAATATTCTTTACCAGCTAGTCTCATTTCTTGAACATAGTCATCATATGAATTATACCATGGGGTTTTTCCAGCTTGAGATGCGGCCTCCCATAGAGCTTGGCCTCCAAACCTATCTTCATCGTGTGATCTCCTATATCCTAGGGGAGACGTATAATAGGTTCCAGTTGCGGGTATATCCAAGCCCTCTGGTCCAACGACAGATCGAACATTTTCTAACGTGTGCCTTCTTGCGTACTGAACCGATCCAAATATTTTAGTTGTATCGCCGTTGTGTATCTGTGAGTAGTTGTTCTGCAAGACACCGGGGCCACCGCTAGTTCCAACTCTAGTATTTGGTTGCCTTGTTGCCCAATCCGTATCTGCGTCTAGAGACCACATGCTAATGTCTGATATAGTTTTGCCAAAACTGAAGACATTTGAGCGTGCTCTTCCGGTTCTGTCATTTCTCCAAAAAGTATTGCTATAGTCCTGCCTCACTCTAACACTAGCGGAAAAAACGTTTATAGAAGATGGGTAAACTCTCTCTTTATATGTTAGTGAGTTAAACTTTTCAATTGGACTATCTGGGTTATTAGTTTGATCGCCAGTGTATAGATTTATTATTTTATCATAGGCGGGAACACTAATTTGCTCAGTTTGATCAGCAAGTAGATTATCCAACTCAGCATTATTAAAGTAGCTTAATGCGTTTCCATAACTTGTTTCAAATGAAGCATTCTTGGTTATTTCTCTACCATCAGATGTAGTTGTTTTTATAGAAACATTATGTGATAATGAATTAAACTTTTTCTGTAGTGGAGCTTCGGTAAAGTTAAACAGCTTTCCCCTTAGCTGCTTTGGCCTTATATTATCTGTTTTTAAGGGGTACTCATACTCTGTTTTGTTAAAGTGTGAAATTATGTTTCTATTTCTCAACAATCTGGTTAGCTTTTTATCTCCCCCTCGTATTTGTGTCCATGTGTTAACTCCATATGGGCCATTCCTATGCAGCAATAAAGCGTTTAAAACCTCACCAGCTGCAAACGTAGTAGACAAGTTATCATCTTTAAAGTCTATGTTTATATAATCACCCAATCGGCCTTTTCCAGAGCTTCCACTTGCGATATTGTTTTCTACGTCTATATTTTCAACAATTAGAGTGTTTAAGCCAACAAAATCTACAACTATTGGCTTACCAGACGTAGCACTAACAGTATTGTGGCTTTGCGACAAAAACAATATGGCTTGCTGGAATCCTCCCACAGAACTTGAAATAACGCTATCTCCATAAGCGTGCCCATAGATTCTCTCAAAAGGAGCTGCTGAAGCAGATATCCAGGAATACTGGTGATCACCTCTCGGTATTGCATGAGATATAAACCCATTATCATAAATTGTGCCGGTCACATAAGAATTGTCTGATGGACTCTTATCCCCATTGATCTCTATCCTCCTTACAGGATTTCTATTTACTTTGTGCCAAGAAGGAACTGATGCATATTCATCGGTGGGGATTGTTGCATTTAGCCCGGTTCCGAAAGAACCTGCATGCTCTTTCAGCAGAGTTCTTAATCCAATTCTTCTATTTAAATTGTCTGCTCGTATTGCGGCTGCCTCACCGCTACCAGAGGTAAGAACGGATAGATTTCTAAATGGTAAAGCGTTGTAAGCTGACTTTTCTGCCGCTGCGATATCTAAATAGCTTACGGTATTTACTTCTGGGCCTCCTGGGGCGGAAAACCTATTTACAAATATAGATTTTGTAGCCGACCCTGTTCGCATAATCGTATCAAAATTTCCTAAAATTTCATACCTGTTGCTGACATCTAGAGCCCCATCGGACGCCAGCTTGACTCCAAAGTAGTTACCCAAAGATGTGTATCCAAATTTTAACCCAAGCAAGGTGGACAAAGTGTTTGTTTGCGGAAGTGCAGCTTTTAGATCAAGCGGGGAGGTCGGCAAAGAGATACCCTCATTGGCCACAAAATATTTATTGTTAATGCTTCTACCAGCAGTTTGAAATATTTCATAATTATTTGAGTAATTGCCCACTACATTTGACGCAGTCGTATAATTTATGTTTCTAATGTTTACTGGTCTTTTTGCACCAACGTTTCTGTATCTTGACGCCTTTTTAAATAAAGTATACGGATACGGGCCCACAGGATATGGGTAGTCTGGGCCTGTTATACCCAACATAGTCGTATCAGTCCCATATTCGGTGCCTATTAGGATTCTCCATGCCTCCGGTCGAGTTTCCTGATTATCAATTTTGTCTATTGTAGCTTTCAGCGGATCGAAGCGGTTTATGTCTATGTGCCTAGATTGATGGCCACCAACATGTGCATCTGTAAACGGTCCCTGTAAAGATCTCTCATTAGTTACAAACGTATCCTCGTGCAAATTTGTTAGTATCGTTCCAGTTTTAAAGTTTTCAGCTATTAACTTGTTATATCCTGTTGTAATTGATCCACTAACTAATCTAAATGGGGCTGCTATGTCTCCCTTTAGAACCGAGGTATATGTGTTATTGTTTACATATTGTAGGCCAGTCTCGTCTTCCCTGCGTATTCTACAGGTGAAGGAATAAAATTTCTTCTTATTTGGATCTAAAATGTCGTCTATGTTTTCAAAATTTTGAACTTCAGTATCGTTAACAAGCATTACATTTAGGGGAACTCCAGACGTCGCTTGGGGCCCATCTGGGGATGTTGCGTTAAAAATAATATCTTTCTTTTTTATCTTCGGATAGTTTGTACCACCATGAAAAGTTTTATCAACTTTTTTATTTAATACAAAAGGTCTACTAATATCTCGATCGTACCCAGACTGTAAAGCATTTAAGATTGTTTGCTTATCATTATCAACGCCTGTAATTCCAGTCGCTAGCGGCGATTCAGTTCTTGATGCTCTCTTTTTCCAATATGACGCATGTTTAGTTTCAACATATGGTATTGGGGCGCTGTCGAGTACAGCATTCGCTCCATCGCGAGAACGATATGGGCTATCGCTAGTTCCTCCCCCCAATGATGCTGCTGCAGTTACTAGCCCAGACGGCCCTCCAGGGACCTTTTTCTCTAGCGTTGGAAATTTAGTCCAATATTTATTTCTCTCTAATATATGGCTTTCAATCAATGTTCTAATTTGGTTTGACGACTTAGCAGATGCGGGAATTAGCTGGTACAAGAAATTTGATAAAGAAGAATCAATCCATTTGTAAAAATCAATGAATTTATCTAAACTTGGAACATTTTCCACATCTTCAAAATAAAGACTCCTAGCTTTTTCAAGTATTTTATAATCTTGACGGTATCTGTTAACAGGGTCTCCTATTAGGTTGTTGAATTCAACTATTGTTGCAAACGTATTTAATATTTCGTCAGAAATTACCTGATACATACTTTTTTCAATAGAGAAATAATAATTTACTGGCCTCTGGTCTCTCGTGAAAACCTCATCATCACGAGACAATATGTTAACCATCTCTGATGACTGCACATTTTCTGGTAATGATTGTTTTGCTGTATGGATAAACTCTCTATTTATGACTTTTTTATCATCAAATGGGAAACCAAACCCAACTGCAGTATGTTGGGCTTTCACTACTTTTCCAAGCCAACCATACCTATCTTGTAATTCTAGTGAACCAGAAGAACTATCAAGCACCTCTAGTCTACCAGTGGGGCTTGAGCCTGTCAGGTTATCAAAGCTCCAATTAAGGGCTAACGTTTCTATTTCTGGTATATATGTCCCAATAGCTGTCGACTGGTTTAAAAACGCATTCCTATGTGGGAAAAATGTTCCGTAATTACTTGTATCTCTAGCATGTGCCTTTATAACATCATTTGAGATTTGATTGGCCCAGTACCTAACACTGGATAGTTTTACGTCACTAAACTGGAGTATTGAGCCTGTAAAATTAGTCCTGTGGGCGCCAGCAAAAACCCTCTTGTCGCTTCTTAAAACATTTACGGCATCTTGTGTGCTAATATCTCCAGTTATATAAAATTCGTCTTCTGTGACATCAAGTGTTTGGTTGACCCCATAAAACTCCAACTTATATCCTGTATCACTTCCTGAGACCCCTGTAACAACGTCGCCTAAAGGATACTTGTCATTTATAATCCTTATAGCAAAATTCCATTTATTATTGTTGTAGACATCTTTGTAAGTGTCGGTTGTTAAAGTAGGGAGACCCGCAAATGATGAGGTAACCATAAAATATGCGTCATCTTCATTAAAATCCCCACCAGGCCTAATGGCTACAACTCTAATATCAGCATAATCATTTTCGGGCCAAGTAGTGTCAGCGGGAGTATATCCATTTGCCCCATGCATTCCAAACAACGACGATGTTACTATTGGGTTTCCTATGCTAGCTGTTGTCTCACAGATACCAGGGGTCGTAGGGAAAAGAATCTCACTTTCCAAAGTAAAGCCAATGAAGTCTTCTTTACCAGTAGCTCCCGAACCAGTTATAAATGAGACGCTATCACTATTATTTGAGGCACTCATTTGGAAAATGGTTCCCTGGTTTTTTCCTGGCCCGGTGAAATCTACTAAATTCTTCGCTACAACAGATGATCTAAAATTGTCTTTTAGTTCATATGTTACTTCGTCCCCATACATGTTCATTCTTATGAGGCTTTCATCTACCCCATAACAATGAATAAGATTCCTAAATGCCTTTTCTGTCCCTTTTGTCTTGTTTATGTAAATAAGGTTATTATAAATGTTTTGATAGATTCTATTTCTTATCTCATCAAAATCTAAATCAAAATTCCTATCTTCATCACGAGACATTATTTCTTCTATTATGTTAGAATCAATAAACATCTCAGACGCAAACATTCCCGTGCTGTTAACCAACTCTGAAGCAAACGCGGGGGAGGCGTAGCTAGAGCTTAAATAACTTATATTTTTTATTCTTGGCAATTCTCTAATTTGGTTCTGCAGCCTATCAAAATAGCTTGCTACAATTTGCACCAAATTTTGTAAATCACCATTTGTGTCACTCTCAACGATCCATGCTGGCATAGAGTTTATTATTGAAGAGTTGTTTTCCTGATCATATACCCTACCCTCTAGTTTCAATTCAGATAAAATAGACTCCACGTCCGGATGGCTGGAATATATGATTGGATCCTTGAATTCAGACGAAGCTGCTCTAGATAGGACAATTGCAGACCCACTATTTCTTGATTGGCTATCATACCCAGTCCACGAACCATTTGATATCCTACCGGAATAATCTAAAACGGTTGAATCTGCTGAGTCTTCTCCAGTAACACCCTCATTGAATTTAAAATATACTCCAAGATCAACGTTCGCGTCGTCTGTGTTAGTGCCTCCGCGCACTTGTGTAAACCAGTTCCTCCCTATGTCTTTGGCAGACCGCTCTATCTTCCAATATCTGAATTCATCTAAATCGGCGGAAAGTTTGCCCCAACCTATGTTTGGTGCATCAGTTCCAATTGGTGGCTCATACATAAGAGAACCGATATTGGCTCTAAATGCGCCAGTTACTTCATTCATGGTCCCAATTGCTGCATAATCCCTAGAATCATCTAATTCGCCATTTATATACAATTTGGCGTTCAACCCTTCATCAGAAGATGAAACAACAGTAATAGCGTAATGCGCCCATGTGTTATCTGCTATCGAAGATGTGGTCAAGGAAGTAGAACCAATTACTTGATTACTTATACCAGTTGTGCCAGACAGATATGTTAAACGAAAAGGATTTAGACCGCCGCGACCAGTAGCGTCTTGAGAAGCGTGACCACTAGCACTAATTTCTATCATAAAGCGGCCATAGCTAGAATCGGCGCGAACACCATTTCCATTCCATATATCTAAGATGACCTCTTTTTTAGTCAATGCCGGCAAAAACGCAGACTTATTTAACCAGAACTCAACTGTAGAGCCACTAGTCGGATTTAAAGCAAGGTTTGACCCTCTCTTTTTTGATAAATCAAAAATATTGTTTTGATTATGAGATGAAGAGAACGCGCTGGCGATTGATTCATTGGTGTTGTAAGATGTGTTTGGTCCACCATAAAATGTTATATATTCATATGAGCTTGTAGCTGGTGCTCCGTAGTCCCCGGATGAGTCAACAAGAGACCCCCATGAGTTTTTTGTAGCAAATCTAGCGAACCCATTTGTTCTCGGATATCTTTTATTAAAAATGTATTGATCAAGAAATGAGGAACTTAAAATATATTCATTTATTTCCTTCTCGGACCCATCATACGGATACTCTAAATAAACTCTTTTTACTGCGTCCGTGTAATATTTTTCAGCCGATCCATAAACAGCAAAGTTTGAAGCAGTGGAATAATCAATTGGAGGTAAAAAGACTTTTAACCTATTCTTTTTTGCTATGATATTTTCTGCAGATTCAGCATCAGTCCCAAGATCTGCCATGCTTTTTGCTGAGATTGTTTTAGGTCCTGAATTAAATTGATCACTACTGCTCATCTCTAACCTTCTTCAACTCTGAATTTAAATTCTTGCGTTTGTTCTTGCCAGCCGCCGATAGAACCATTGTAGAAAGCAAGCTTGATCTTGTAAGCATAGCCTGGCTCCAACATACTCATATCCAAGTCAAAATAACTGCCCGAAACATCAAAGGACATCTGAGTATGTAAAGCACTACCTGTTCCAAAACTAATAGCTCTATAATTGTCAACAACTCTTGTAACTGAATATGAGCCACTTTCTATTATAAATGGCGGCACAGTGGCAACTGCCTTAGTATAAATAGATGGATACCAATTCTTTTGTCTCGTGAAAACTCTAAATCTAGCGGTCTCTAGATTTGAATATGATGGCCTTAAGTTTGTTATTTTTGAAACAAAAGCGGTGGACGGATTCTCTGGATGCAGCATTAGTCTTTTTGGCTCTATTGTGCCAGTTTGATACTGCACCGTTGCATCCAAAGCATTGTTTATTTCGCCAACTCCGCCCTTGAACCAGACATCATACAAAGTCTCTAGTGCTTTAGGTTTTGACCCAGTTATTGCAAAAGATGCAGAGTATATGCCGGTAGAAACATGACCTCCCGTAACAACAGTAGGCGAGGCAGCCAACACATGGGTTCCATCAGCAACTAGATGCAGAGCCTCTCTACCGGAGCCTTCGTCTGACATCGAACCAGAGAATATAGAGACATATATTTTACCTCCCTGTATTTCTGGTATATTTCTAAGCTGGCCTCTAAAATAGTTATACAAGTAAAGAGTATTTAAATTTTCATCAGCGGTTGCCAAAGAACTGCTATAATAAAAGTTTCCTCTATCATCTTTCGTTGCGGAGTCCCATCTTGCCTCTATAATAGGGCGCCTGTAAAAGAACTCAGAACTTCTTGCAAAGAATTTTTTTGTGTAATATGATCTTTTTGAACCGCCATCATTGGCGGGAACATTTGTTGCTGCATCTGCCGTTGCAATATATGCTTCTTGCGAGGCTGATAATCGCAATCCAAGTCCATAGTTCGGTATAGTCCCTAAGACGTTTCCATCACTGTTTACCCACTGTTCTACTAAAGTAGTGATATCAATTTCAAGGTTTTCTACACCAGTATCAAAAGATTGCTTAAATGTAGATTTAGCATTATCAATATAAATGCCCCCCACCGTGGGTGAGGCCTGATTTCCCCACTTTACAACTCCTAAAGTGCTGCTAGAGCCCATATTTATCCAGTTGGACCCTTCGCCATTACGAGTTATATCGGTATACCCGTCCATATCTATACCGTGACCCTCTTGCCAATTAAAATCGATAGAGGCATGAATGCTGGTACTAGCCCCAGAAACAGCGGCAGCAACAAGCGTAAAATTACGAGGAACGGTAAAAGGGGTCACGGCATTTGTCATTTTTAAATGAAAGCTAACACTGCCAGATACAGGTATTGTCCCGTTTGTTCTATCTGTTGATATGGCGTCAGTGTCAAAATGCACTAAAACTCTAGATAATTCGGAAGACCCAGAACTCTCCTGTCCATAAATGGAAAACACCTCAAGACTATCGGCACGACCCATGTTTGAACCAGTGCCTCTTGTTCTCAAGTTGGATTTAAAAGCATTTGTAATAGTTGTGTCGCTAGCAGCGACATATCTTTTGATAGCCATTATTTCAACGTTCCTATTATATCGGTATCTAAGTATTTAATTTCCAATACTACATTCTTTGGCACTTCAACAAATCTGTTTTCTGCATCAGTATATTCAGCCGTGTTGTAAGAAATGTTTGAATACGCACCACCAAACTTATTTACCAGCCTAACATTCCTTACACCATCAACTCCTGGTAGTTTTGTGAGAATTTTCCTTACCTCATCTAAATCGAAGTTTTCCCCTATGTCAAATTTTCTAGAAAATCTTTTTTTGAGGGCGCTATTTGCTTTGACAATAAGCTCTAGTGAATCTCTAATGCTATAGGATAGGAGGGTGTACCTTAATTGGACATTAACTACCTTTGCATCCAAAATGTCAATAGTATCATTGATCATCTTACTTTGGCCTATCCAAGTTTTTAAATTTTCTTTTACTTGTGAATTTGTCTCTACAAGATAATCATCCTTATCAGAAGAAATGACATACAAATTCAAATTTCTTCTAAACGCATCAGTGTCTCTATAGATAGCACATCTTGTTATTGACCCGAACCTTCCTGGCATTGTGTATATAAAGGCTTTGTAATCTTGCTCGGTAACTATTCTATCTTGAGCGGAAAAATTATCCATTATTTGTTGCCTAAGCTCATCTAATCCAGGGTTTGATGATTCGCCAGATATTGGCTTTAAATTGGTCACTGCTAAAGAGTTTGCAACAGAGGATCTAGAGTTTGTGTTTAAAGAGGTGGGATTTTGAAAGATCACCCTTGAACTAACAATGTTTGTCACTGATCCTGCTGATGCATTTGCATTTGTGATTGTATTTCTTCTAAAGTTAATTCTTAAAGTTGTATTAGACGGAGAAACTCCAAATTTATCTGAATCTAAAAGCTTGGATGGATCAAAAGATGTATCATTAATGTAGTTCTTTCCTATCTTTTGCAATACAACGTTTGTTGGTTCTGCAACAGATGCTTCGTTGGTCTCGTCTTCAGAGCCATATCCAAACTGGAGAGAAGTCCTCCTAGATGTTCTTTTTATAACAAATCTCCTAGGAACAACAAAAGGCTTGATAATAGATGCGGGCGCAGTATTATCTGCCTGATTACGATTTGGAATACCTCTGTGTATTACGTTTTGCGACAAGAATGGGACTTCGTAGTAAACATTACCTTCCGAATCTGTTACAGATATTATTTCAACTATATCAAGAGCTTTTAAATCTAGCTTCTTAAATCTTTCAAAAGAGCCCACATTTATAGTTTCTGTTCCCAACTCTCCAGAGACAACACTTCCAAACGCCTGGATACCCCAAAAAGTTGTTTGATTAGTCGTTGTATTTTGTTCTAGGCTGACAATTTCATTTGTTGGGTTATTAAAATCAACATCCTCAAGTAGTATGAAGGTCGCCCCTCCAGTAGAGGAAACAGTGGCACCCTTCTTTAATATTGGAACATAGGAAGTATCTGGTCCAATTCCTGATGTGTTTGAGGGGATCTTTACATAGAACGCACACACCCCGTATGAGGATGCAGGGCCTTTAAATTTATACCCCATTTGCTCGCCTATGTTGATAACGTTGTTGTATTCGATGGCAGAGTTTAGAAACGTTTCGTTAACCTGGTAATCTAAGTAAAAAGACAAGATATCGCCTATGTAGGCAACGCTATCTATCATTAGAGACCCAAACGAAGCATCACTAAAGTCTCTAAACGTTTCAGAATAATATCTCTTTGCGTAATCGATCAAATCTCTTCTAATCGATTCAAAGTCTCGGCTGGTGTATTTAATCGGCACCTTATTTTTTGTCATCAAAAGCCCTCGGTTATTAATATAAATAGTTGTTTTCTTAGGTTAATGGCAAGGAAAGAATTCCCGAACTCTTGAAAACTTTGTTAAAGTAAGAAATTTTAATTTGTAAAGTATTTTCATCAACCTCTTTATTACTAAGTGAGGAGACAAATTCAACATTTTTTATAACTAAATATGGCAAATACTTTTGTTGTTGTTGCAACAACCTACTCTTAAAAAGTTGAAAAGTTTCCTCAGTGAGCTGTTCAAAAAGATATCTTCTAGCGCCAACACCAAAATCAGGATCCATTATCCTTTCCCCAGGGACTGTTAATATCAGCATTTTAAGGTTTTGGGCGACTACATCATCATAGTTTTTTAATAATCCAAACCCGTCTTCTTGGTCTCTTATAAGTGGTAGTTGTACAGCGATTCCCGACATAAAGTATCCCTCTTTCTTTAATTAGTGGCTGTCGGAGTTTCTTTTTCATAATGTGCGCTAGTCTATGATATGTCCTCACACAAATTAGTTCGAGAGGGGCCCGCAGGACCAGTAGCACCAGGAGCATCGACCCAACTTACACCAACTATAGTATCCCTATCCTCGGCAGCGAGAGCTTCTGCTTCTGATAGTGTCATTATTTGATAGTATGTACCTTCTAACCTAGTATTGTAGTATGTAACACAAACATATGTTCGCGCGTCTACGGCTCTCTCTCCCCTCCCGCCAAGGTGGTCTCCCGTAGTATCTCTCCTTCTTGGGCCAGATGGCGAGCCTCCGTCGTCGCTGGAGGTGTCCCCACTATCGCTAGACGAAGTATCCCCCTCTCTGTCTGAGGGGCTAAAACAAAGTGGATTCTCAAATATAATTCTAGACCTTGTTTCCGGTGTCAGGCCATCAGTCCAAGAATCTGCATTTGCGTTTCTGGATTCCTCGCTAATTTCATCTTGTTGGCTATTAATGTTTGCGAAGGGATCATAAGTAAAATCATTTGACCTATAAAGCAAATTGAACATCCTCTTCAGTTTTCGCTTCATTTGTGGAAAGGCTTTCTTGTTCCAATTATTAAAGTTTGCTAAAGGTATCGCAACGGGAGGCCCAAGAGGTAATTCGGGCAAAACTAAAGTATTGGCAGCCCACCCATCATCGCGACCTATGGAATATAAAAAGGATTCTATATTATAAATTGTGTTTAAAGATTGCATTGTGTTAACTGGGACGGCATATTCAAAAATTGATTTATATTGTGAGGTGTTCAACATTAACTCTACCAATAGAGGCCAATTAAACTCCTCAGCCCTATCTATAGACTGCAGTTGCAAAGAAGTGATTGAGGCAGCGCTAACAAAATCGTTAAAACTTTCTCCCTCAAATTCAATTTCAATAAATTCAGAAGAAACCATTGGAATGGAGTATCTATTATCTGACCCATCGGATGGGTGTCTGAACAGCCTTGTGATTGGATCCGATTGATCAAGGAGCCTGACTAAACCTCCCCCCGAAGACTCAAAATCAGATACTTCCTGATCTCCTAAAACATAAACAAGCCTAAGTCCATATTTAAAAGACGAAAATATAGAGTTTATCTGTGGGTATGCCGACAGTAGAGAGGCAGATGCATCTTCTTGGATATATTCCCTCATCTCACGAAGACCAAAAAGAGAGGCTGTTGAAGTTCGAGATTGCATTCTCTCATAGAAGTCTCTTTCTGGGCCAGATAACCCTGTGGGATCTCCAACCAATACCGGCCTCACATAAGACTGCAGAATAAAGTGCCCCTTCTCCTCAAATGACAAATCAGGGTTTCGAAGGCCATCTAAGATATCTTCGTCAAACATTGGAATATCAAAAACATTTCTATTTTCTATGTAATAGCCATTTTTAAGAAAATCTATACCAATGTTGGAGACCCAACCGCCCCCAGGAGTTGGGAAGATTTCATCTATTGTTTGAGATATTCTATTAAATTCTTCCTTTACTAAATGTCTTAAAATAACAATTGCCTCGTCTTCAGTTTGTTGAATTGCCTTTATATTCTCATCTCTTCTCAATTTTTTAAGAGTAATCCCAGGCCTAGATGTTCGGGCTTCTCTGAGGTCTCCTCTTTGGGGGTATCTATATTGCGCAGAAAAGCTACTTATCGATCTAAGTGCGGCGTCTGCCGCCGCTGTTATTGTTATTCGTCCAGAATTCGCACGATTTATATACACCTGAACAGCTTGTTCAAGAAATTCATTCCAGTATCCATAAAGGTCGGTGCCCTGAGATGCTGGGAACTGCGGGGTGGGGCGCTGCGTTCTAAGGCCGCCCCTCATTTTTTTGCTAACATAATCTGCTAGTAAATCAGAATAAGCAGATGGGATATTTGTCTTATACTTACTGAAACTTGCATAGCCATTCAACATGCATTCGATTATATGTGTTCTTATGGTTGCTACAACGACACCCTCCATACAAGCAGCAGTGGTCCTGCCTAAAATATGTGCATACGGAGCCTCCCTTACTGTTCGTGGGTTTTCGTTTAATCTTGGATCCTCAGACAAAGATTCAAAAGAGCTTAAAGCCGCGCTCTTAATTGATTGAACATCTAGCAAGTCTCTCCTGTCAGGACAGCAATATTCACTTTGCCTCTCGGGCAAAAGAATGTCTTTTAATTCAAGCCACCCTCCTTTCCTTGGTGGCACCACTACTATATTTCCATCATCTAGATAAAATACATCATAACCCCTTTCAGTGAGGGCTGGGTCAACGGATGGAATAAGTTGTGTATCCGATACTTCATCAAATATGTATTCTCCATATGCAAACGCATTAGAATTATACGTTATTGATTTTGCTAAAGATAGGAGCACTCTGGCTCTAAGTGTTTTTATAAAAGAAGCTACATTCACTGCTATACTTGAAAAATTCGTACCATACAAACCAGGCGAAAGAGGATCAACAACGCCAGTTGAAGACAAGTTATGTAGTATAACCGATGAACCTATTGTAAGTGGAGTCGGCGAACTTGCTAAAGATGGAAAAAATGGCCTAGCAAGCTCGATTGGGGATATTCCGGATGAATTATTATTTAGATATTCCTGCACTTCCCCAAAAGTTTCATCTGATTCTGGGGCCACAAGTCTCATAGACCCCGGTCCCAGGGTCGTGCTGTCCTGGTTTCTCTCAATCCCAAGAGCACTATATCTTGTTAAAGACGCTTCATTTGTAATAAAATTATAATTTAAATTAAATATTGGTAATTCTATTGGGCCATCATAAGTTAATTCGATATAATCGTTTGAAAAATCAGAAGAAAATGAAAAATATTCTCCATTATTAAAAACATCTAATAGCTGAGAGCCAATTGTCCCTGGTTTTTCAGTGGGCCTTTCTCCAGTGTCCGGTCCAAAAAAATCCATCCTTAAACTGCTAATAATCTCCTCTGCTGCACCTCCCCCGCCTGGTAACATGGCAGACATTGGTCCAAAGGCTAGAGATGAAAGTGCTCGAAATGCGGTAAACTGGCCTTTTAGTGGCACTGCCTTCTTATTAGATAAGACTGCGTTTAGATACCCACAATTCCCATTTGGAGCTACCGGCGCCAGTAATCCTCTTGAGTAAGATGAATATAGAGGGTCAAACATACTATCAACAACCTGTTTTACCAAAATTACATTTGTAGGGTCGTCTTTAGGTACTACACTTGCTAAGGTATTTTGAATTGTGTCTTCCATGGAACTATCAAAGCCACTTGACATTATGGAGGTCAAATCATCTACTGTTTGTTCCACCCTCCTTCTAAATGATTCTATCTGTTGCTGTATCTGTTCCTCTGATATGTTATCTCCACACTCTTCTCGAAGCGCCTGCTCTAGTCCAGATATATCAGGATCAATATCACAAGTCGTAACTATATCTCCTCGGTTTGCCCCAAAAGTTTCCAAACTATCTCTAGTTTCGTTTAGGAATTCATCAGTAAACGAAGTTGAGAGGTTTACAAAAAATGATCTTACTGATGCTTCATCAAATAAGAAATCTGAAAATTCAGGGCAATCATTCCTTGATATACTTAATACAACCTGAACTACGCTTTCACTAGCGTCTCCTTGTAGTAGGTCTAGCAATTGATCCATTCTAAGGCGTCTAGATAATGAATCTATCAAAGAGCAAGAAGAATCAGGAGTGCCGCCCTCAACCAAAGAAGAGATGGTTGAGAAGGCCTGGTCAGCTGCCTGCTCTGGGGTGGTAGAGGGTCCGCAGAAGGCCTCAGCAAACAAGTTGCCTATATTCCCTGGGGGAATGTACACCTGTGTTGCTACATTTCCAGCTATGGATCCCTCGATAGCCGATGAGATATTGCTTTTTGCAGCCTCACATAGAGCGCCCTTTAAAACTCCAGTTGTTTTACTTATGATTTTCAACAAAGTATTTAATAAAATCTTTATTAATAAATTTCTAATAACAGGCAAAAGAGCATTTAGAAAAGCCGCCTTTAGCGTCCTGGTATTCAAAGAAGAATTAAGCTTTGCCTCAATATCTGGCAATGTCAAAGATTTTAATCCTCCTATAATATCACATATGTCTCCTTTAAAACCATTTTGTAGATTATTTTGTATTGATCCTACGTTAAGTTCTTGCCCATTAGATATTAACTTTATATCAACAGCACATTTTGCTATTTCTGGAACTGATTTAATTAATGCACCGACAACAGGCAAGTCGCCAGTCTGTTCTAGCAGCTCATCAAAGCTCAATAAGTCCCCCAATGTCTCCACAAATATTTCAATTGAAATCTTAAATGTATCGGCAACAAGCCCACCAGCCAACCTGCCAAAGGCGCTAGAGTTTACATTTGGAGAATTAGTTTCTAATCTCTCAGCATCAGTTAATACATCCGATCTGCGAGGAGGAACAATTGAGTTTGGGTCTCCTGGTATTCCTAGCTCTACATCTCCTCTGGCAGCTACATACCCAGCCCAAAAAGATCCTTCATCAAACTGTCCGGATGATAAATCTATTTCCTCCTCGTCCTCCGAAAGTGGGTCATACTCTAAGCCAGCACGATATCCGGCCCTATAAGAATTTACGTACCTAGATTGTGTTTGCTCCAGTGATGGAGAAGTAAACAAAGAACCATCATATATTATTCTGTTTTCTCTGGAGTCTCTCTCTGCTTGCCTGTTTTGCTCCTCTAGATCCCATGGGAATGCAGTTGATCCATTATATCCACTATCCTCAATAAACTGTCTAAATCTTTCTGAGTAGTTATCAAGTAACTCATTTTTTGTATTTTCTGGCAGTCCTTCATATATTCTTCGCAATACGCCCGTGTCTATATTTTTTAAAGATGATTTTATAGCTACTGTCAAGATGGCCTCTGGCGATAGCCCACAGAAGTCTACTTTTGCAATTGTTTCTATTGTTTTTGTTACAAGATTAAATAAGCCACATGCGGTCATTTTATCAAACAAGTTTGCCCAAGCAGCTTTAACCACATCCTCACTATTGTTGATTGATTTTATGAGCCTATCAATATTCGCTATGAGCGGATCTTGTAGAAAAACATTTTTTAAATTCTGCTCGCTTACAATATCTTTAAGACTCTCCAGAGATGAAAGATAATCGCGCTCCTTTTGTGCCACTTGTTCAGATGTCATACACAAATTACTAGCAAACTTGCCAACAAACTCATTTGCAGAATCAACTAAGCTATCTAATATCGAATTGGTAACATCTTCAAGAACTCCACCTGAGCAATTGTCTGGAAGAAGTGTGGGCTCTGAGATTCCCGATTGATACGAAATACGAACAGCAGGTTGATGATATTTTTGTAAGAATGGTAGTAACTGCAACTCTTGGCTATTATTGTAATCAAGGATTATGTCATTTAAGTTTGCCAAGTAGGACACCATTGTCTGATTTCGAAGAGCGCTGTCTTCTGGCAAAAGCCTCTCATTTAATTGTAAATAATCAGAGCCATCACCACGCACAAAAATAGATACAAAATTATATTGTTCGTCATAAACGATCTTTAGACTGTCAGCCGCTACGCCACTATCTGGTATGGGGAATTGAGACCCTGCAGCCTGTTCAACCACTGCTGGTGGGAAAACGTAATTATTTGAATTTAAAAAGTCAGTTATTGCAGTCTTAAGGGTTAGTATGTTGCGCGACTCTTGTAAGATGTCTGCCTCTCTCGCTGTACCAGTAATTATAATTTTCGCTTTCTCTGATGACCAGAGATCTACCTGTTGTGGTCCTATAATTTCTAAAATTAATTTTAATGTATCAAGATCTGAAAGTAAGCTTGAAGAAGAAAATTCCACATCGCTTCCCGCATTTGGAGATTCGTTAATTGAGGGGGAATTTCTGTCATCAAGCTTTAGTGCTTTAACCAGAGCAAACGGCCACCTGTATAATAACTTAAGATCAACATTTGGAGCTTTATCAAAGTCATAGTATAATTCTTCTAAAACAAAATTTACTAGTATATTTGTCTGTTGCTCGGTAGCTTCCTTGTTCAAAAAGTCAAGTAAACTTTGAACGGCTTGTTCAGAAAATTCTCTTGCATATTCTGCCAGTCCATCCCCTCCTGGGCACCCATATGGGGTTTGGACAGGAACATAATATTCACAAACTCTGGAATTCAAAAAAGAACGCATCTCCGCTGTCCATTCTGGTTCCAAAAAACTACTATCTGGCGTGCATACTGGTTCTCTTATAAACTCCTCTGTTAAATCTGTTTCAGGACATGGGTGCCTAGCCTGTAGAGTTGGAGGAATTCCTGCCTCCCCTGCTCCAAGAAACGTTGGATCCGGGAGTATCGGACATGCTATCTCTCTAACGCCAGGGTATCGATAAGTTGTATAATCATAGCTACCATGCTCAGTTCCAATTGAACTGTATTCTGTGACCTCTACCTCCTCCTCCTGTGGGAATGCATTTTCAGTCCATGCAGTAAAGTACGCTGGATTTATCGGAAATGGGCACGCGCCATCTCGGCGATCTGGGTGATTCTCTATCCCAACACGGGTTGAATAAGAAAATACTCCTGCTGGCTCTCCATGTGGAGGATACCCTAATGCCTTAAATCTCGATGTGAAATAAGTCGTAGAGAATTTAACAGGCATTTTATCTGGATATGAATATAGTTCTGGGTTCTGCCTCTCCTCTCTAGAGACGCAACCATACCCATCATCAAATATCAAAAGCGTCCTTACGACTTTTGAAGCATTAATAATTTGTACGTCTATGTCCGGGGCTGCTGGGCCAAGAGTGGTGTGGCGGATGCCTAGGTTATCGAAAAAATTTGTGTTAACTCCAGAGGAATAGTCTCTCATAGCCGCCATTGTCGCTGTGCCCCAATTATTCCCCAGCATTTCATCGTACTTATCTAGCGGACCATAGACGTTAGTAAGATAAGTAAGAGCTTGAAATATTCTTGGGGACATGGTATTTGCAAGCCAGGAGATAAGTTCTGAGTCGCTCCATTCGCTTAAAAACCTTATGCGCCACTCTGAATAGACCCTAAATGTTGGCCCATCCTCTGGATTTATAAACTCTAAATCTTCATTTTGAAAATAAGGATCGTATGGATCACGGCCACCGTCACCATAAACAATAACCTCGCCGTTTACATAACCATCTGCCCGATTTGACTGTAGGGGATCACCAGTACCTAAGTCTTCAAAAAATCTTCTAATGTATGTGCTAGCAAAAAGAGGCTCAATGATCTCTTGCAACCACCTCACTCTCTTGATATAACTGCCTACTTCAACTGTCATAATGCCAATTCCCTAGTTAGTTTTGTTAAACATACTTCCAAACCATTTATTGCCCGTTGGTTCTAAACGATTAGTAACAAAATTATTTCCCATCTTGATGCCAAGTTTATATAATTTGCTATTCACTTGGTCCATTTTTTGCGCTTCATATATAGATGTGAATGATGCCAACTCTCCTGAAGGGGTGGCCTGGACACCTGCAACTTGATGCGTATGTGCCCCTATAACCTGGTTTATCTTTGTTTGCTTTGCAGAGAGCGCATCGACAATACCTCTTAAATCCATAATTTCATCTACTAAAATCTTCAACGTATCCGCAAGCCTGTAGGCTTTCACTAAGGGCTCTAAAGGGTTTGCGCCAACATCATTTGCCCCTATTAATTCAATACCTTCCTTGCTCTCCAGCGGGCGCCCCAAAGAGTCAAGCTCTTTGCCTAATGCTTTATTTTTACCAGCACCGGAAACTATTTTAACACCCCTTCTTCCAATTATTCTGACGCCATCTGCCTTAATACCGATTCCTGACATTCCCTCGTGCTGTGTATCTCCAACTAATTTAAAATAATCGTCAATGTCTGCCTTCTGACTGATGTAAATTCTAGCTGAATCAGCAAAGAAATTAGGATCTACCCTAATACCCCCTTTGGGGGTCTCTTTTAGGTTTCCCATCCTACCGACAACAATGTCAATCGCACCGGCTTGGGTGTTCGCTTTACCTCCATATCCAGACATGGAATCATGTGGCCTATCTCGACCTAAAATGATCCATGTATTGTTTTTTCCAGATATTTTAGTTTCACAGCCACCAAACAACCCACGTTGATAATTTGGAACTGCCTCTTTTAAGGGACTGTTGCCAACACCAGATGTTCTAGCATTCTCATCCCCTGTGAGCCCTGCGGCCCACATTTTTTGCTCTTTTGGGTCTAGCCCAGAAAAATCTCTTGATTTTCTTTTGTCGTTACTCATTTTTACTCCGCCGTTTCCGTGGGTTCGCTAGCAGCTTCTTCTGTTTCTCTTGATATTCCCAGCTCCTCTAAAAGAGGTTGCATGTCTTGTCTAGCACTTTGAATTATTGATATTACCTCTTCTGGACTAGTTGACGATGAGGCCCTGTTACCAGCGCTATCTCTACAATATGCGCTGTCTCCTCTATTACAACCAGTTTCTTCGTAGTAATATTGCAATGGTATGGAGGCCCAAATATATGCTACAACTTGAGCAGCTCTTTCTGAATTATCGTATTTACTTAGTAAATAATTTCCTAAGTTTTTATTATCTGAAAGCAATAAATCGGCACATAGTCTTTTCTGAGTGTTTTCATTAAAAATCGTATTTGTAGGGCAGCCGGCCCTATTTTTAATTCTTTTTAAAGTTTCGGGTATCATCTGATACGCACCAACAGCAAGAAACCCTGGTCTTTCACTAGGGGTTACTCCAGTCGCGCGGACTGGGGTCATATCAACATTCTGTGTATAAGACCCTCCCTTTTGAAGCTCAATGACTTTAGAAATGTTCATCTCTGTTAAATTCTGAGGATTTTCAATAATATAATCACGCGCATCCCCAGGAGAGTCTCCGCCTCGGCCACGATTTACAGCATTAAAGTTGTTTAAACTTTCTTTGCTTGAAAGGTAGTTTAGAATTTTTTCCAGGCCACCCTTTTCTACAATTGTTCCTAATTGGTCCCAAGTAAATATAGATGCGGGCTCTTCTGAGGCCTGCCCTGGAGCATTAAGCCTGGTTCTCTCTGATGAGAGTATTTCGCCCATGGTTGCATTTTCAGTATCAGAAACAAAAACTCTTGCTAATTGTTCTGAGTCTTCCCCGTTTTCAGAGTCACCTCTTATGGTTGCCTTCTGATAAATTTTTAAAATGTGCCCATCAATCTGCATCCCGTGCCCAGGGCCTTTGTTGAATTGAACCAATATTACATCGCCCTCGCCTATAGTTGACAATTCTCCCTCAGACCTAGCTACAAAAGTTGGGTGCATCTCTATTATGCCCTTATTTTTTATAGCATCTTCGCTGGAAGGTGGGATCATTTTGGGTTTTGGGATCATCTTGTGCAATACTGGTATTCTTGCTTGAACTGATATGAAATCCCTTTCATTTTCTCCTGTCCCTGAGAAAACGGCCCTTCTTTTTACGGTAGATCTATCACCATTTACTCTTAATACAGTGGCTTGGAACGTTTTTGTGTCTTCAAAGTAGTTTTTTCTCTGGTTTTCTAATGCCGATTCCTTAATAATCTTATGTGGCATATCTTCGCCAGAGGCAAGGGCAAGTGGGTCAGCAGTCGATCTATATGGGTTTGACCTCTTATCATTATGCTCTTCATCTAAAGATACAACAGTTATAGATTCGTCTGCCATTACTGTGATTCCTTAATCAAGTCAAATAGATCATCCTTATCTTTATCAGATAGGCCAAGGTGGCCTACGGCGCTCTCTCGCTTATGTATAATAGTGCTGACTTTTACCAACTGCTCGTTTGATCTTTGAAGCGTTTCAACATATTTAGCTGCTGTTTGTCCAACTTCTTTGTGACTATTCTCGTCCTTAGACATGTATTGCATTACATCGTCAAGCAGTTCTTTTGTTACTTCTCGGTCTTTTCTAATATTTTCTATAGCTTCAGCAAGATATGCGTTTAAGTCTCTCATTAAATGTCCCCGCGATTCCATTTACCTTTGAAAACACGGTACTTAATACGCATCTTATTTAAATTATTTACGACTTGTTTTGTATTGAGGCCGGTTATTTCACGAAGGTATAAATAAATAGCCTTTTTATTAAAAATTTCAATTTCGTCTGGGCTTGAAAGTATTATCTTTACAGCTTCTAAAACTTTTTTTTCATTTTCTTTTAAAGATATGCTGTCCCAGGTGTCTATCTCTTTCCACAAAAAATGCCAAAATTCCTTATCCTCTCTATCGTGGTGATAGGGGTTGTATGATGACAGGTATCTTTGCTCTATATCACCTGTTATATCTTCAAGATCTGTCTCTCTTCTAGAACGGGCAGTTGTTTTTTTTACTTTATGTATGAACCAATTTTTCGTTATTACTGAAAAGTATGAAAATGCCTTTGACCCCTTGGACGGGTCATATTTATCAAGTATTGTCGTTAGCCAAACCTTACATTCCTCTCTCAAGGCGTCTATGTTTGGTAAAGATGTAAACTTATAAGTAAAAACTACTTTATCAACCATTTCACTAAAGGCTGGCTCTATATATTCAATATATAGCTCTGTTCTCTTACGAACATCTCTTGTGTTGGCATATTGAACTATTGCGTTTTCGTGCTCTTTGGTAAAATAGTATTGCTTATTTTTTGATCTTTTACGACCTTTTCTAGCTGCCATCTACTCTTGTTCCTCAAAATTTTGTTCTTCTTCGGAACCCTCTTCATCTTCTAAAATAAAACTATCATTAAATTGTTTCATAGAACTAACTAGATCTTTTGAATGTTTAATTAAAGAATCTAGAGTATCGTCCCCATAAAACATCTCAAGCTGATAGACGCTATTCAAATGAGTATCAAAAAGATTTAACTTATTCTCTAACTCAATAACATTCTTGGTAAAAAACACAAACTGCCTGGTTAGTCTTCGACAATACCAGACTAAAAGAACGTTAATTCCAAGAGATATAAAAAGTATTATGGACAGTGTTATCATTTAATTTTATACTCTTTTGAAGACAATTGTTCTTTTTGCTCTTTTAATTCTTGTTTTACATCTTTAATATAATCATTAACTATGTTGCCAACTTTAGGCTTAGAGGGATTGGATCTAGATACCATATTCATACTTTTAGGCAGAACCTTAGTAACATGCTCTGAATCGCATTTAACACATTTGTCTATTGTCTCACTCATTAAATGAAATTCATCAAATATGTGGTCACACTCTATGCACTTATATGTATAAGTTGGCATCTATTCACTATCTGAATCTTCTACTTCATCATAGAGGGCCATTCCGTCTGCCTCATACTTAACCAACGGAGGATTATTTACAACCAAGCCGCTATCAGTCGGAACAAAATTCATTTCCTTTAAAACAGGAACAATGTCAGACTGCTCCATTAGGGACTTTTGCAAAGCCATCATAACTGCTCCCAGTGCTTGATCGGAAAGATTAAAGACTTGCATTTCTATTCTCCCTTACTAAATCAATTATTTTTTTCATATCTTCTCGAATAAGCTTTTGAGTCATTGACAGATCGTTCTCTAGAGATGCAATCTTATCGGCCATGGTGCTAATTCTCTTACTAAGTGAAGTGTACTTGTTTTCCATATTATTATCCTTTTTTGTTGCTCTTGGCATTTTATTTACCTTTCTTTTTTATAAATTATCTTTTAAAGATTTAAAACAGCTTCTTATTCCACTGTTTATCTGATTTCTTGGACGCCATCCAAGATCACGAAGGGGTTGAATATTTGCCTTTGTGTGCATAACGTCGCCTGGGCGGTCTTCAACATATTTAAAATTAGTATCCGGAAAATATTCTAGAACAATTTTTTTAATATCGTTTAGTGAAATATTGTCTCCCGTACCAACATCAAAAAAAGATCCACCAAATGGTCCTTCGTGATTCATACAAAATATATTTGCAGAGACAACATCTTCAAGGTGCGCCATATCTCGGGTCTGCTCTCCGTCTCCCGTAATGTATGGATCCCTATCTTGGCGTATAAACTCCATAAAATTTGCTATTGCAGTGGCATACGGACCTGATGCGTTTTGACACGGCGAATATACGTTAAAGTATCTAAGGCACACAGTATCTATGCCGTATAAAGAAGACCAAACATTGCACATGCTTTCAGGCATATATTTTGACGCAGCGTAAGGGCTTTCAGGCCCGTTTCCATTCCCTCTTACGGATGAAGAGCTAGAATAAATAACTCGTTTGGCTCCAACATGTCTTGCAAACTCTAGAATATAGAGGCTGCTTAATAGGTTGTTCTCTATTACATGGACTGGTTGCTCGATGCTGTATACAACTCTTGGAATAGCTGCAAAATGAAATATATATTCTGGTTTAAACGACGCCCAGTGCGGATGAAATTTTCCATCAGTATCTGGTTTTAGGCGGATTAATATATCATGCCCATCCTGCAAGTCTATGCCCATTACTTCGTGGCCTCTGTCCTGCAAGGCTGCATATACTTTGGAGCCTATGTATCCACGGTGTCCCGTAACCAAACATCTACTCATTTTCTTCTCCTTTAGATACGGCGCCCTCGATGCTTCTCCAATCGTACTCTTGTCGAACTTCTAAATTTTTGTCCCAAACAGACGTCATAACTTTTGGATCAACACCCACTTGTTTAAACAATCCGATAAAAGCATTTAAATCTTTAGGAAAGCACTTGCCTCCAAAGCCGTTATATCCGTCATGTCCTGGAACATCTAGATGAGAATTGCCTATTCTTCCATCAGTTATAAGGCCTCGCATCGCATCATCCCAGTCAACGTTTAGCACGTTTGCTGCTTGCTTCATTTCATTCATAAATGAAACTTTTGTTGCAAAGAAACAATTTGCCATATACTTTATAAATTGGGCTGTTGTTACATCGGTTTTAATTACTTGTATGTATGGGAATCTTTCCCTTAGAAGACCCTCCACCTCGTCTAAGAGGGGTGGATCCCCGCCTAAAATAATTCTAGACGCATTAATAAAATCAAGTCTGGCGCTTCGTTCAGTTAAGAATTCAGGACTATGAATTATATTTAATAGCGGATATCTTTCTATTAATTTTTCCATGGTACCCGGAACAATTGTGGATTTGACAATAAAAATATTATCGTCTCTATCGTTAATTTCTGATATTTCATCAAAGACGGAGTACATAATGGAAGTATCAATGTCCCCGCCTAATACGTTTTTCATAGGCGTAGGAACAGAGACAAAAATAAACTTAGAGCCATTTACAACCTCTGCTATAGAGTGTGTTGACTTAATTGGGTCTAGGTCATAAATCCTAATATTTCCATGCAATGAGAACCCATGGGCTATAGCAGACCCAACAAAGCCGTTCCCGATGATACCTATATTTTCCATTCTTTATACTCCGGTTGTTTTGTTTTGTTAGTATTGTGCATTCTATATCTGTAGAATGGCATTCTGAGGTGGTGTATTTTGTAAAAACTTCCTAGTCTTTTTCTCAGTTCTTCTTCTTCTTTATGGCGCATATCAGAATTATATCCGCCAGACTCAATGAGCAGATCTCTCCTATACATGATACCACAAGAAATATTATCTTTTTCAGCATATTTTCTTTCAATTAAATTCTCATGATCATCAACTAAAATATAATCACATGAGACACAAAAGGCATCATGGTTATCTACTAAATATCTTTTCATAATGTAGCACGTATCTGAATTTATAAAGTCATCTGCGTCTACCCTTATTACAAATTGAGCTTTTGCCGCCCTTATTCCTACATTTGACGACTCAGCCACGCCCACATTTTTCTTATTAACTATCAGATTTATATCATCTTTAAAAGTGGACAATGTTTCTAATGAATTGTCATCGCTACAATCATCAACAACAACTACTTCAACGTTTATGTGTTTCTGCGCAAGGCAACTGCGCACTGCCCTAGTTACATATTTTCCATAGTTATAATTTGTTATAATTACAGACACGTCTGGTGATTTATTTTTCATACAAAATTACTTTTTCTGATTTATTGCTTGAATAGTCAAAATTTAAAAAACTGCTTTCCTTGGATCTATGCCTGTCTTTGTTGGAAAAAATATCTTTAAATATTGTGTCACTATTATATCGATTCGTATCCTCTAAAGAGGAGAGCCTTAATTCATCTCCATGTAATATAGAATATTGTTTGGCATCAAATGCGCCATAGGGGTTTATTTCATCGAGGCCATATAATTTTAATCTATGAAATATATCATCATCTGCTCCGCCCCAATGTAGTCTGCTTTCATCCATGCCGCAAATATTAAAATAATCTTCCGCATGAACAATAAAATTCCCATAATTTATTTCTGGTCTTATTCTTTTTGGATTACTTGCCGCTGTATCCTTGCGTCTCGTGGTAACAAACGTGGATCCTTTTTCAATTTTTGCCGACCAGTGCAGCAAATAATCCATACTAAGAAGAACGTCTACATCTGTAAACGCTAGGACATCGTCTCTACTACAATAAGAGGCGCCTAAGTTTTTTGACTTTTTGGTGCTAAACTTCAAGTCTTCTAGTAGGTTTATGGAAACTATCTTTTTTAAATAAGGAGAAAACGAGTCTTTTCTAAAGCCTATTTGTTCTTTTATAGCTTCTTGTAGCCCGTCATTGGAGTGGTAATCAACTATAAAAAGCTCATAATCAACTCCATATTGGGAAACCATAAATGGAAACGTTTTTAGAAAATGTTCTAATCTATTTTTTATAATTGTAATAAGCTTCACTTTATTCTTCATCCATTTCCCTAATAATACCATTATTTCGTAATAATTTAATATATTCTTGGCACTTATGAAACGGTATTTCAATTTTATTGGATAAGTCAATTAGATCGTGATCCCCGTCACAATAAAACATGACGTTCATCATATCTCTAACATTCTTCCTCATATCTTCCTTTCCTCCAGAGTGTCTATTGTGCCAATCTTTTGGACGTAGATCTCTCTTGCTCATTTTTGGTTCACAAGTTATACAATTCTCGTATTTAACATTAATTTCTAAGGCTTCTAAGCATTTCTTCGCAATACTAAAACCACCAGCTAGGCCCTCTGGGCTGACAAAGTTTAGATCATCTTTTGATGTATGGTACTCTGGAAATGTTCCGTATTTTGACCTCATGATCGAAACCAGCGGAAGATCAACTTTTGGATGACAATACTGCCTCTCATCTGAGCCCTTGTATAAAAATGAATGCTTTGTGTATGACTCAACATAGTTCTCTAAGACATGTTGAACAGTTTTATCTGCTAAGGTATTTCCAAGCCTGGATGGCATGAAAGAGTATCCTCTATTGTCTCCCACACAACTTAAATTAAAACCAGCAATAACGTTGTTTGTTAAAGCATCATAATTCTTGCTTATGTAGATAATGGCTCCTATTGTTTCTGGGGCGAACACAATCCTGTAGGTATACTTGTTATTTCTATTCATCAACCATTTTGCCAAGAATGTTAAGACTGCAGGGCCAGAACACTCATTGTTCGCCATAGAAGGGTGACATATATAAGATGTTAAAAATATTTCCTCATCTGTCTCACCAGGTATTATAAGTTCTCCATACGATAGGGAGCCGTCTACATGATCGCTATCAATATAAACCTTATATTTTCCATCTACTAGGCTTTTCCTTTGTGTTTCTGATAAGCAAAATCCCCATTTTCTATCATAATACGAGGTAACGTAGGGAATTGCGTCTGGTAACTTTGCAGTAGAATGCAAATGCTCTTGTAACTCAGAGAGATCAATTTCCATATCAACTGGTATTGAATAATTTACAACGTGAAGATTGTTTTTCTTAAAGTCTATTATTTTCTCACCACCAGGGCTTAAAACATAAGCATCCTTTATCTTCCATTCTTTTGGAACCTCCCAATCATACGCTGTGTATCCAGTAGGGACTTCATGTATTTGAATAGGAATGTGCTCCCGTATTAACGATAGGGTCTGACGGTTGCCATCTCCCATTATACTCCTACAAATTGGAAAAATTTGCTTTACAAAATCATATATGCTGTTTCCTAGCACTGACAATCCTTTTTTATATTACTCTTGATTATCTAACAATCCTATTTTCTTATTTTTGTCCCAGGCTGAGGTGCTCACAATTTTATCCAAATCGCACCTATCTTTATATTTAGAGGCGATCTCCTCAACCTCTCTTAGTAATCCGTTTTCTAGTGTTGTTGGGTTAAGGCCTAGAGATAAGAAGTTATCATTACAAACTTTCAAATCGTTTCTAACTGCTTCATTTCTAGGATTCTTGTAAAACTTGATTTCAGCTCCCGTAAACTTAGAGACTCTACGAGCTAAATCAATAATCCTATGTGTTTCGGTGGTTTGATTGAAGATCTTAACTTTATCCTCTTTATTGGGTGGATTTTTAATCGCAAGCTCAATACACCTAACCGTGTCTGAGATGTGTATAAATGCCCTAGTTTGCCCACCTGTGCCGTGCACTGTAAGGGGGTGCCCAACTGCGGCTTGAACCAAGAACCTGTTTAGAACGGTGCCATAGTCCCCATCGTAGTCGAATCTATTAATTAGCCTTTCATCAAGCATGGTCTCGTTTGTATTCGTGCCCCAAACAATTCCTTGGTGTAGGTCAGTAATTCTCAATTTATCGTTTTTATTATAATAATTAAAAAACAGTGCGTCTTGCGTTTTTGTCATGTGATAAACACTACCTGGATTAGCAGGATACATAATGTTTAATTCTTTTTCTCCGTCTGGTGCATCAACCTTAACATCCAAGTACCCCTCCGGGATTGTTAGACCCACAGAGCTATAACCATATACGCCCATGGTACCAAGGTGAACAAGGGCCACATCCAATCCTGATTCGACAATAGAGCAAAGTACATTGTGAGTTGAATTAAGGTTGTTATTGACTGTGTATCTCTTATTCTTTGCAGACTTCATAGAATAAGGAGCAGCACGTTGTTCTGCAAAGTGTACCAACGTATCCGGACGCTCATGCTTCAAAAGTGAGAGAAAATTGTCGTACTCTGTTGCTATATTTATATTATAAAAAGAAATTGTTTTACCAGTTATTTCTTTCCACGCATTAATTCTAGTTTCAATATTGCTTATTGGAGTTAACGATTGACAAAAAAGTTCATTATCAATATTTCTTCTAGAAAGATTGTCAACTATAACAACATCATATCCATTATTAGAAAGGTGTAAGGATGTGGGCCAACCACAAAAGCCATCTCCACCTAGTACAAAAACTTTATTACCCATTATTTCCTCCCGTGTGTTTATCACACAAATTTCTTAACTCTGCTAACTCTTCCATAACCATAGAACAAGTGTGTGCCCCCTCGGTCTTGCTCTGGAGGCCCTTGTCTATTGTAAAATGTTTTTCTAGTATCTTTGCCCCTCGTTTAACAGCCTCAACACAAGCCTCAATGCTGTCTGTGTGGTCGCTGTATCCGACTAGACGATCATCAAATCTATCAGGCATTAATGCTAGTGCCTCATCAATTGTATGTGGATACTTTGATACACAGTGAAAATATTTTACATTCTCTTGTTCAAAGGGGTAACCCTCTCCATCCCAGCGTCCGAGAGAGCAGTATGTTAACATGCCGCTGTCAATCATTTCCCTGCAAAGGGTAGGGTCATGATTTACCAGCATACTTGCAATTTTATTTGTTTGCAATCCTGCGTCCAAAATCCACTGGAACCTATCAGGATGAAAAGCAGATGCAAAAAAGTCTATATTTAGAGAATCGGAAAAATCTTTAAGATGTAGGAACTGCTCCTTGGTCATCGAGAGGTACTCCCAAATTTGACGATTCTCTCCCGGCATTCGATATGTGTCGTATAGTTGAACTTTTACAGCATCGGCACCAGCAAGTTTTGATTGTAGTATCATCTGCTCCGTTCTTCGGATAGATCCACCCCATTGGCCACACAGTTCGCTGATTATATAAATATCTGTCACGTTCTTCTCCTTTTTTTCTCTATTTGTTTTACATCATCCAAGGTATGAACATCCTCTAGTGGGCAAACGAAAACACCACAACATGTGCTCAAATCCTCTTGAAAAACATAATCGCCTCTAAAAACTCGGAAGGCTGCGTTTTGCATTAAATTCTCATCAACACTAATAATTTCTTTTCTATTGTGTTTTAGGAGAACATCGATAGCATCGTCTATGTTTTCAGAATGTATGTTTGGCGAATTTGCTTGTAGTGATATATAAATATCTTTTTTACCCTCTAAGTTATTAATTTTACTAGCAGCATCTCGTATGACTGCTTGTTTAAAAGTCTTATCATCAGCTAAAGAATCGTCTCTAGTCACCACTTTTGCTCCGTATTGTTTAGCAATATTTGCAATTTCTGTATCTTCAGTGCTAACCCAAACATCAATATCATAATTTGATTGCTTACAAGCTAAAATTGACCAATATAGCATTGGCTTTCCCCATATTGGGTATATGTTTTTTCTTTTTAATCTTTTGCTTCCGCCCCTAGCAGGTATAATTGCAACTATTTTCACTATAATCCTAGTCGATCTAAAATTCTTTTTGATGAATTGCCACTAAATAAATGACTTTTTATTGATAAATCAAATATATCATCTAACGGTCTTGTCGTCAACTCTTTAATTGCATTTTTTATCTGCTGTTCGTTTGCATCTTTTTTAAGATTACGACAATATTCATAATCATACAAGAATGGCAAACACATCTTAAATGGCTTAATGTCAAAGTTTACCACTGGTCTTCTAAGCATGACTATTTCTTTAATAACAGAGGAACTAAAGTTTACCACTATATTGGAGGCTTCCATTAGCTCCATTGAAGTGTGTGGGTGCCAACTATTGTCTGTAAAATATCGATCCCCTCTAAGATTATTGGGAATTGGGTCTTTTCCTCTTGTTTTTACTAAAATATCGTATCCTTCATTTTTAAAAATTTTGTATATTCTTGATAGATCTATTTTATTAAGATCTCTTAATTTTGGCGCTATAAAAAGGGCCTTTTTGTTGTCAGTTAAGTTATACTTTTTATTTATTTCTTCCTTATTCAAGACAATATCGTATTTTGGAACTCCAAGACATAAATCCTTTTCTGTTCTTTTTAGGTTGTAAAAATCAACCATAAACTCACTAGGATATACTATGTAATCAACTTTGTCTCTGTACGTGTGAGCATGATAAGAAAAAGTTGTTGTATAAGATAAAGAAACTTTTTTCTGATTGGGGTTCAATAGATCTATGGCCGTTGCCTCAATTAAGAAAAAATATCCATTATATTCTTTTGCTTTAGAGGCTTCTATAATTTCAAAATTATATTCCCTTGAAAGTTCAAGTAACACTCCCTTGAATCTTAGTGGACAATTGTACTTATGACTTGGGCCAACAAAAACTTTTGATTTTATACCCCTTTTGTTACCCTCTGCAATAAGAGGTATATAATATCGTAAGAACGTCATCTCAACTAGAATAAAATTCACAATTAAACCTTCGTTGCCTTTATCAAAACATATAACTGTGGGCTGTCTGGCCATAAAGATAGCAAGCTAAATTGAATATTAAAAAGATTCGATAACTTTGTAAGGTGCAGCACTTCTGGGACTTCTTCAAAAATTGCTTTCTTCACGTCTGTATATCCATATCTCTCGACATATGATGAAAACCTCTGGTAATGGGGGCTTAGCAAGAATTGATCATCCCAAACAGTTGACCATAAAAAATTACCCTCTTCATACGCATGCTCCTGTTCACCGTTTTTAATCCAACCAATTTTATAATCTTGAAATCTCCAGTGGTCTCCTAGTCCAAAATCAACGTAAAGAGAGCCTCCTTCTTTTAAGGAGTCGTGGCATTTTTTAAAAAAAGAGCTGAGATCTTTTGAAAAGTAAGCACATCGTGTACATATGATAGTATCATATTTTCTTGGCAAAACCCAATCAGAATTAATATCCCAATTTTTTAGTTGTAAATCATATAAGTCACCATAAAATTTATTATTGTCGGTAAACCCTAATAAGGCAACGTCCCCACTGGGCTTTATATGGCTCCCCCAAAACTGTTTTAAATATGGATCACTTCTTCCCATGGGGCCCTGCCTTTTATATTAAATCTTTTAGAAAACAAAACTCAAAGTTGCCATGGTTATCGTTCAAAAAAGTTGACAGCTCGTTAGATTTTCCAACACTTAAGTAATTTTCTAACCATTCGCAGGCATGATACACTATTTCAGTTTTTGGTGTTAAGCTGAGTGGAGAATAAGGTGGACAACTTGTTACATATACAACATCATCTTTTTTCTTGTGTTCATCATCATACGTTGAAAGATACTGCTTCAGATTATTTAAGGCCAACACCTCAAACCCAGTGTCTCGAAAAGCTTTTATTGCCTCTGCAGACATTTGAAAAGCCGGTGGCCTGAATAATTTTTTAAACGGCAACCCTGTTGATTCAGCAAAAGCCTTCATTAGATCTATTTTGTGTATGGCTTGATTATAATTTAAATGTTTAAACTCGTCATTGTTATTCCTGCTTTCCGGGATCCCATGATAATGACCATGATACCCTATCTCAAAATGATCTTTTGAGAGTCCCCTTAAAGTATCACAGAACTGTGTATCTTCGTGAATATACATGGGTTTTCCGGTAATCGCCTTTGGCGTTCCCGATGTACGCCAATAAGCTGTTGGTATAAACAGTGTAAATTTAATGTTTGGGTGCTTCTCTATAAGAGAAAAACATTGATCAAGAACCCTAGTTGATGAAAGAGGGTGAGGAGAAACATCATCAATGCTAATGTTTATTTTGTTTTCTTCGCTCATCGTCTTGAAACCTCTAAAATTATCTCAAGGTACTTGTTCTTGACTTGTTCAATGTTGTTATCATAAGATAATACTTTTGCTTTATACGTCTTGTACTCCTGCGCCATTTGATCAATCTTTTGAATCATTTCATCAAAACTTGAAAATTTAAGCCCGTAATCTTCGCAATAATTTACAATACTTCCGCCATCCTTGTGAAAAACCACGGGAAGGCCGCATGCCATTGCCTCTAGGACGTGGTTTGCGCCAGCTTCTTCTATAGAGGCAGTGATGTATATATGATGCTTAGGAAGCTCAGCAGCGAGCCTTTCAGCGCCTATTGGTTGAATGTAATTGGTAAAGCTGTAGCTGTCTGGTTTTCTTCCAATATAAGAAAATTCATATTTGTTTGTTTTTTGAATATAATTTTCCAGTTGTTTGTAAAAGTGAAAACCCTTTTTCGGATTTGTAGACCAGTGGTGCGTAACCAGTTTTACTTTATCACCTATTTCAACAGCTGTGTTTTTGAACTGATGGAACTGTTTCATGGGGCAATTGTGCACTACTTGAAAATTATTACCTTGAAAATTAATCCACTCTTTTGCCCACTCGCTAGGGAATATTAAGAAGTCTGAATACTGAACTGTTTGCTTTACCAGGCTCGTTAGCTCTGGTTTGCTATGAGTTCCAACATCTCCCACTCTATGGACTATTTTTGTTCCGAACTGGTTTTTGTAGTTTAAGAAATGTTGATACCATTCTCCATATTTATTTGGCCTCGGATCTATACAAAAAATAACGTCTATGTCGTGACATAACCTAAAGACAACTTCATGCCCAGCTGATTTTAGCGATTCAACAAGCGCTATGACTGTTTTTGCACCGCCGCCCCAAGGGCCATATACCGGCTCCCTATTTACATATATTTTCATTTACTTCCTCAACAATCAAAAAACTTTTTATCGTTAATCCCTTTATCATCAATGTAAAGATCACCTTGTGGTTTTCCTAAAAATAGATCGTGATACTTTACACCCCATGAATCTAGCTGTTCTTTGGTTAACTCATACAAACTATTAATTGCTTTAATTTGATTATTCTTATGTCTTCCCATGCCCCTAGCAGTCAAAAACAAAATTGTATGCCCTTGATCATAAAGTGCGTTTATCTTGTTTATCCTATCTGGGTAGGGCGAAGATAGCTCGTAGTTTGGCCCGCTATTCGTGCAAATAGTGCCATCTATGTCAAAAACGTAAGTTACTTTATCCATTTTTCAAAATCAGATAGAAATCCATTAACAGACTCGTCTGTCTTAACGTGTGCCATTGCCTTCTTTACAACATTGCTCCCGGCTGTAACAATATGTGCCCCTGCATTCCAGCAATCTTCCAGATCATAAGAGTTTCTAATGCTACCTGCAATAATTTCTGAATTTAAATTGTTTTGTTCAATAAATTCACGAGTTCTTGTTAACACCTCCAGGGGATTTCCCCCCACATCTATGAGTCTGTTATAAAACAGGGAAACATACCTAGCACCAGAGGCTGCGGCAAGTTGCATTTGTGTCGTCGTAAAGCAACATGTACAGTTAACCCTAACTCCTTCCTTGGACAGAGTATTGATAGCTGCTAGTTCCTCGTAGCCCACAGGAATTTTAATATTTACATTATCATAATCCAAAGTATTAACAATCCTCATTGCCTGATCAACCATTGCTCTAGGCTCCTTGGCAAAAACTTCCACACTTAGTGGGCACCCATTGCCTCTAGAGGAGCATAGATCTGCGATCTTCTGTATGTGTTCGTAAAAGTCAGCCTTTGGCTCCTTTGATAACAAGGACGGATTTGTAGTTACACCAGAGATGGCCCCAGTTCTAAATGCGTCTTCAATTTGTTCAATATTTGCTGTGTCTAAAAAAAGCTTCATTATATTATTCCTCTATGTGTTTATATGTTTTTCCATCTTCCACAATATGAGAGTCTGCATCATCATCTAGTGTAGAAAATTCAATGATTGTTGTGTCTTCTAAGGCTATCCTCATATGCATAAAACCTACTGGAATGTGGAATACATCTCCCTCGTTTAAGATCAATGAGGTATTTTTTGCCCTACCAATTCGAGTTCCAACCTTAAGGCGACCTGTTTCTATGTAATATGCTTCTTGTTTGTTAACATGGTACTCCATGCTACTCTGTGTACCAGCGCGCATATAAATCCTCTTCACAGTATACTGATCATTTTCAAAAAGAGTTTTTATATTGCCCCAATATTTATCGATATCCTTGATTACCCCGCTCACCGGAGGAAGTTCTTGGCGACCGTACTTTGCCTCATTGGCCATAATATTTTTTATCTCCGTGTTTTCTATCAAAATGTTTCCGTAAAATATATTTTGGCAAAGATCGCTTATGCCCTAGCAGCCTAGTGTGATACGCCATCTCTGCAACCTTTTCTAAAACAAAAGCATTTTCCAGAGCTTTTTCAACAGTTTCGCCCCAACAAAAAACACCGTGGCCTCCTATTAATGCACCCGGCACTCTTAACGGGTCTATCTTTTTGTCCTCGAAGTATTCCACTATACAATATCCGGTGTAAGTCTCATAATTATCTTTAACTTTTTTAGGTGTTGGTGGCCTTATGCAAGGTACTGACCCATCAAAATAATCTGCATGTGTTGTTCCAAAGCATGGAATATTTTTATAGGCTTGAGCCCATATTGTAGCATACTTTGAATGAGTGTGTACAACGGACCCAATGTTTTTAAAATTATGATACAAACAAACGTGAGTTGGCGTATCTACTGATGGCTTTTTTCCAGAAATATAATTCTCGGAGAGGCTTAACTCAGACATGTCTTCGGGAGTAGCAGTTTTTAAATCAATACCAGAAGGCTTGATAATTACTCTTTGCCTATCTGTAGATAATGCGCTTACATTTCCCCAAGTTAATGATACAAGTCCTGTAGACACAATCCACTGATTTGCCTCTAGGACCATCTTTTTAACAGAATGGCTCATTTAGATCCTCCACTTGTGGACATGTTGTCCCAAGCTTTGTTGTGGCAAGTGATGCCCATTTATTACAAAATTTAAGATTATTGTCCCCCAAGCAAGCAGAGAATGCGGCCAAAAACGAATCACCAGCGCCACATGGATCCATCACATTTACTTTACTTGGTGGTTCACGAAAAATATCCACACCATCACTAAAAATGGACCCTTTGTCTCCCAGAGTTACACAAACATTGGAATTTAAAATAGAGACAAGTTGTATTATTGTATCATCACTCGGAGAAAAATTTCTTAAATTAGAGGAAGCCTCAGCTTGGTTCATGCAAATATACGTTGAGTTTTTAAAGTAAGGATATCGATTACATCCATCTGAAATTTGAGAACTAGAGACGGTTGGAACTCCCACCTTTTTAGCCGCAATAATAAGATTTTCTATATATTGTGAATCTAAAAATATGCCATTATTATAGTCAACTAAGACAATGGCGTCTACATTTTTTATACATTCTTCATAAATGGAATACAATTTTTTAAATTCATTTTTTTTTAATTTATCTTTATCACCCCTGTTTATTTGCAAGTATTTATAACTTACATTTCCGCGCTCTACCCAATATCTGCTCTTTACTACATTTTGCCTTTTTGTAATCAGGGGGCGCAATCGTAACGATTTGGACTTCCAATCTTCATAATATTTAAGATACTCATCATTACCTAAAACCGTTAGGAAAGTGCATTCACACCCTAACGCCAACAAATTTTTGACTACATTGGCAGCGCCTCCAAGTGCGATCTCCCTCCCCACCTCTTTGGTTTTCAGGGTAGGAGATTCCAATGAAAGCCCTATTGTTTGGCATTTAACCGTTTTATCTAAAATGGTATCGCCCAATACCAAAACTCGTTTTTGAGATATTTTATTAAGAATTTCCACTTTTCTGCCACCCATCGATAGTCTTTATTTTTTTTAGAACATTTGTAGTGGAATAATCGGCCACAAGAGGGTAGATTTTTATATTTATATTACCAGGAACCTCATCTCGGATCCTTACTTGGTCGGCAGTCCACTCCCCGCCTTTTACAAGCACATCAGGACACACAGAGGCAATTACAGACTTGGTGTCTGTATCATCAAAAACAACAACTTCATCAACGCAGTCTATTGATTCTAGCATTTTCTTTCTATCACTCTCGTTATTTATGGGACGTGTTGGCCCCTTGAGGGCCTTTACTGCTCGGTCTGAGTTAATCCCAACTACAAGCTTACCTCCCAAGCTTTTAGCAAATCGCAAAAGCTCAAGGTGACCAGTATGAAGAATATCAAAAACTCCATTTGCAAAAACAATTTCATCCTCACCCTTTTTGGAAATTTTTTCAATTCTTTTTACATGGCGACCTTCACCAAACGGCGTATCCATCCATAGGCTAAGAATTTCTTCACTCTCCGCTTCGGAGGTTACCCAAGATCCTAAGCACAAAACATTAGAATTATTGTGCTCTCTACATTTTGGAGCAGTAAGAACATTATGAACCAAAGCCGCCCTAATCTCGGAAAACCTATTAGCAGCGATGCTCATTCCAACTCCGGTGCCACAAATTAAAATTCCTCGATCAGCGTCACCATTAGCTATAATTTGGCAAAGTTGGTTTGCATAGTCAACATAGTCTACCTTTTTAGAATGATCAAATGGCCCAATATCTAAACAAATATAACCCTTTTGTTTTAAAAAAGTAGAAAGACTTTTTTTAAGGCTGATACCATTGTGGTCAGAAGCGAGGACTACTGGCTTTTTGTTCATTCCAAACCCCTTAAAAATTCCATAGCTTTTTCAGCTATTTCGCTTTCATCGTGCATGTGTATATCTTGAACGCATTCTTTGCAAAGTATCTTAAACCCACAGGGGCCATGGTTGCCTATATAAACGTTTATATTCTGTGGGTATGACCAGAGAACTGGAGACTGGTATCCTGTCATAACTATTAATGCTGTTGTATTCACTGCTGTGCTGGCATGAGCTAAACCTCCCTCAGTGCTTAGGAACAATTCGGATCTTCCAATCACTCCAGCACACTCCCTAAAGGTAGTTGATCCCACCATATTAACAACATTTTCTAAAATTGGCATATCCTTGTTGCCGACCTGGACAATTTGTATCTCTTTTGAAAGCACGTTGACTATTTTCTGCCACTTTTCAAAAGAATATTCTTTATTTGGAGTATATGATTTCTTTGAATGTGGTTCAATTGTTATAAACCTCTCACTAAGGCCTGAGATTATTTTGTCTACATCTCTGTGTTCTTCGTCAGAAAAAAATAAATCACATTTTATTTCTGGATCTTTTAATCCATAGAAATCACACATTTGTTCAATGCAGTGCTTATCGGCTCGTTGAACGCACCTTACAGCGTCATCATATTTACAATAACTTATTTCTCGATTATTTAAAGGCAAGACTGCGGCTTGCTTTTCTATAAGCTCTTGTCTGTCTGTAGACAAGTATGGATTATTAAGCCATATTGGGCTCTTCACTTCCTTATATTTATTCCCATGCACTTCAGATGGAAATAGTTTTTTTGCTTTATTGTTTTTAACTAGCTCTCTTGCAACAGCAGTCCAAGTTAAATATCCACCTAATCCCATTGTGCTACCTATTATCTGTTCTTATATCAATTTTACCAAATATTATTGCTTGGTGGCTTGGGTTTCCACTCGCAGCCTCCCCAACATTATAAACTTTACATCTATTGTAATATGTGCAAAGTTTTTCTATGTCATCAAAGCATCCAAATCGATGATCAAAATCATCAAAAACCCAAACACACTCATCTGCCTGCACATCTTGTAAATTATAAACATCTCTTAAAACAGAAAGCTTGTCATGAGCGCCATCAATATAAAACATATCTATCTTATTGTCACCAACTATATCTTTCAAAGTTTCACTTCGTCCATAATGAAAAGTAGTGTTGTTGTCGTATTTTTCGATTGATTCTTGATGTCTAACGTCTCTTATATCACAGCTCCAAACGTGGCCCTTGACACCTTTTGCATACTCGGCAAATGAGAAATATTGCCACCCTTGAGAAGTGCCAACCTCTAGTATATTTTTCGCATTAAAAAACTTTGCAACCTTCACTAAGTAAAAAGCTCTTTTATGTAAGCCCTCAAAGCATTTTAGTGCATGCTCTTCGGTGAGGCGATAATTATTGGCTTTCTGTACTTGAATTGGTAAATTTATTTTATTCCAAAGTTCCATATAATTATCTGGAACCACGGTGTCCTTTATCTCTCCAACCTCTTTCGAGAACTGGGCTAACTCTTGGTCATTTTGAATTAATACCTCCCAATTATCATAAAATTGTTGATACCGATCTTTAACTAAATCATCCCCAAACGCATAATGTGTCCAATCGTAACTGCTCATAATTTTACTACCCTTACCCTTTAAGCCATATCCTAGTACCGTTAGGATCTATATCATCAGAGTTTGAAGTTAAAAGATTAAAGTTGCTCTCAATTAGATTATAATACTTTGCCCTTTCGGAAGTTGCAGATTTTAGGTCTGGGCCAGGGTCATCCATTTCTTCCATATTGAGTTTAACAAAATTTTCTAAATACAGTGCCCCAGGGTTCATCTGATTAACTACATTGGTGATTGTTTCTACAGGACTAAGAACATGTTCCAAAACTTCGAATATTATAAACCTATCAATTGGCTTGTGATATTCGGGGAGACTGTTTGCTGTGACAGGTTTCACATAAAGGTTGACATTTTTAAGTCCCCTTTCTTTAATAATCTTTTTCAATTTCCACTCGGCAAAATACAGGTGTTCTGATTCCACAACATCAGAAATAGAGATATCAATATTGAAATCTTCGCCACAGTTTAAAAGAAGAGTCGTTGAAAAAGGAGCAACGCCACACCCGTATTCGCAAAGGTGTATGCCAGGAGAAGCCATTATTTTTAACACGGATCTGTGCATGCCAGCAAGCTCTAAGTGTCTAACAGTTTGCCTAAACGTACTCCAAGCACCTTGGTCTTTGTAGAACTGGAATATCTGTTCTGGGGTCTCTCTTTCTTGAAGTTCCCAAATATCCTCAAAAGTCATATCAGAAACCGGATCGCAGGTTTTTGAACCGGGAAGGGTTGGCTTTCTACCAAATTTTCTGGTTCCAAGCTCCAAAGCTTGGTCTGGAGTTACATCGTAATATTCACACAAGAAATGATACCATTCATATGACTTTTGTTGTGAAATTATTTCTTCGTAATTTGGCACCTTAAATTCAAAGCTCATTTTTATTTCCAATCTTTTTTAATACAACTAGGCCAGTGCTGCAGTCTGTTCTTTCAACTATTTCGTAATTATCTTTAACAATTTTGCTATACTTCTGGGTGATGCCTTTTGGATAATCTCTATCAAAATCGTCCACGATAACCACCGATTCATCATGTAAAAGAGGCAGGGCATTTTCTAAACACTTCTCCCTCATTCTTCCATCAACTAAGACAACATCAAAAGACTTAATGCCAGTTGCTTGTGATATGCCTTCTATTGCAGAGGGGTAAGTAGTGTTTTCGGGCCCCTGACCATAGGGTGGCATAAAAGACCCTGCAATACTAATATTGTCAATGTTGAGAATAGAGGACACCATACTTATCTTAGATAACCAAAATGGATCGCTTTCAACAGAAAAAACAAATCTACAAATTTTAGCAAAGTGAATTGTACTATACCCAGATCCCCACTCAAACATTAAAGTGTCCTTATTTAGGTACTTTTTTATTATTTCGTACTTTTCAGGTTGGACATTTGACGGCATCAAAAATAGTTTTTCAAAAACATCATTTATCTTGCAGTATTCATCATAATCAAAAAGATAAATTTTTTCAATCATGGATATCATTAGCAAGGCTGCAGCGTTCCTAACAGGGCTTTTAATATTTTCATTAAATAAGACACCATAAGACTTATCTCGAATATGGGGACTATTCCAAAATTGAGTCTCCCAATCATCAAATTTGCCCTCATTTTTTTTCTCTTGAAATAGAGTTTCGAAGGCCTGTTTTCTCTGTTCAAAAGTTTTTTTATCTAACATTTAATTTCCCTAGAGACAGTATTTTATCATTAATTTGTGTGCATCGTTAACATATCTTTTGTACCCAGCGTGTTTTAATATATATTCCCTTGGGCTAATTCGAAGGTCTATTTCTCCACTGAGAAAAGAGGATATCTTTTCGTAATACTTTATATGTGCGTCTTCTTTCCTCTTGATATATTTATCAGTCATTTTATCAGTATCATGCACCCAAAAATTAGTGTCAAAAATGCTTGGAGTATTGTGCGGAGAGCCAATAATTGGAGTATTCATGAACATAGATTCATAAGTTGCTATGCCGGGGCACTCATCAAGACTCAAGTTTATACAGCACCTTGACTCCAAGAGGGCATCAAAATATTCTTGTCTTTTATAATCTCCATAAGTTAATTCTACAAAAGATATATTATTTTCATTCAAAAGACCAATAAGGCCACCATGAAACTGTTCATAGTTATCATCATATCTTCTTTTTTTAGAGTACACCAGGCAATCATATTTAATTGTTTTGTTTTCTATAATTGATGGATCTATATCAAATGTCACACATTTATCAAGATAATCTGCTTTGTGTACAAGGTCTGGTCTTATAAACTTCTTAACATGATTGTTATAATACTCTACCTGATCAATGTATAAATCAAACTCAACATTGCCTAAGAACCATTCATCCCACGGATCAGCAGCTCCAACATCCGGCTTATCTAGAAGGATGTTTGGGCCAAAAACAAACTTTTTATGTGGATAATTTTCTTTTAAAAACAAATACGTTCTGGGGTCAAAACCCTTTGCATAAAACCAAAAAACATCATAATTGTTAATTTCATTTTGATCAGAAATTTTCCACAATTCATTGACGTAAAACCTGCCTTTTTCATCTTCGTTCAAAGCCTTTACGTGGTGGCCATAAGTTAGCCCAGGACCACGGTCGCCTCCTGGTCTAGAACACATTAGAATATTAATAAGTTTGTTGTTTCTAATCATTTTTATTTTATTCTCTCATATTTTTTCTTTTTTCTTATCTCTTGGGCGGTGTCATATTGTAGCTTTTGCTTTATTTTGTCAACATTGAGAGGGTTCTCTTTATTATACACATGTAAAACAGAATTAACATATTTTACCCTATCAGAAGCCATCTCAAGCAACGGAAGCATTATAGCTTGGTCGTAAGAAACGCTGTAGAAATTACCATCTTTATCTTTTAGGTCATCAACATCAATTCTATTCCAAACATGATATTTGAATGTTCTCAAATGCGAAGCTCTCCATTTATCTTGTCTATAAAGATTGTTGTCTACAACCTCTTTCGGGTACCTGGATGGCTCGGGGCCAAGGATTCCGTGAGGGTGCATAATATAGCTACCATAGGTGACCAAGCAGTCTTCGTTGTACGCCTCGTTCAAAGCATTTAAAGTTTTGCTTGACGATAACCAGTCATCCCCATCTAAAAGTATAACGACGTCCTCATCATCTATTTCTTCATCCAACAGGGAGTGATAAATATTTTTTAAGGCATATCCTTTTTGTGCATTTCTTTTCAAAATAAACCTGGGGTCACCTGAGATCAGATCATCAATAATTTCATTAGAATTATCAGTTGACATGTCATCAATTAAAATACATTTAAATTTTGTATGCCTCTGTCTCTTTATGCTTGTTATGCACTTTGTCAAAAATGGTGCCGCATTAAAGAAGGGAATTATAAAAATATATTTTTGGTCAGACTGGAACTCGCTTGAGGGGAGACAGCCTATTTCCTCCTCTAGAGAATTCCAAAAAGAAGAAGTCCTCTCCCTAAGATAGTTAAAACAAGAATCTCTAGTTTCAAACCATGATTCGCCCACATGTTGAACATTCTCGTTTAAAATTAAATCACAATTCAATAATTTTGCCTCTATAACCATCCTTGGGCATGTGTCCCCAGCTTTTGGAAAGAAGATAAGTCCCCTTGAGCGGGCTAACTTTCTAAGCAACTCTTTGTGACTAATCCCCCAAACAAGCTCATATTCTAGATCGTTCTCTTTAGCATAATTAACTGCATCTTCAACGCCTTTTATCCAAGATTTTGAATCTAAAATAACCCACTTTTCTTGTTTCTTGGAAATATCTAAAGATTGGATAAAATCTAAGGTCTCGTCTGAGAAAACAGAGCTTAATACGTTGCCCCCTAAAAAGGGGAATTTTTCAATATATTGATTTTTTTGATTTTTAGACATCCACCATAACTTGTTAGCAGAATTTAAAAATAAAGATATTAGTTTTCCCCTTTTTGTCTGGTGGCAATCACAGATTCCATCGGCAGCCGCATGCTTACCAGGTGATCTAAAACTACAATATTTATAATCGTACTCAAGCACTGAGTAATTCAAATTTTTAATAGCATATAGAATACAATCAAATTTTAAATTTTGAAAATTTCCAAATACAAAAAAATGATTTTTATTTTGCTTTAACAACTCAACTGTAATTTGTTGAGACAACACCTTTACGTTTGGCAGTAAGCACGAAGAGATTATACTTTCAGTAGTAAGTTCTGCGCCCCCATTAAAATGTTCAACAAATGCATCTGCCACAAAAACTATCATTTTTGCTGCATCGCAAACTCAAACATAGAATCCACTTCATCATCAATCAATAATCCACAGGCGGTTTTAACAGAATGAGAAAACTCATTGTACTTGTCTTGCTCATTAAAATTATTAATCAGTGATTTTTTCAAAGATTTAGATTGATTTTTATACCTATTGTAATTTGAATAAACATCACGAAGCCTAGACTTGTAGCTTTCTTTCTTTGCGTAACACCAACTTGAGTCCTCCTGTAGAACACCTTTCCAGACAACCTGCTTTTGAATTGGCTTTATATCATACTCAACTTTTCCGAAGTGAGCTTTTATTTTTGTAACCGTTTTACCCTTCTTTTTGTGTTTTTTGGGTGCGTACAAAAAGTCCTTATGGCCACTCCAATCTGGTGCTATTACAGGCAACTCGTTGTATGCTGCCTCAAATAATGGCAATCCAAAACCCTCGCCATGCGTGAGGCTGGTCATGCACTTTATATCTGGGTGCCTATAGAGGCCTGTTAATTCTTCAGCAGTCATGTTTCCATGGATAAGGTAAACTTTGCACTTTGTGTCCTTATAATCTGCTATGACCTTTTTCATTCTTTCTAGTGTGTGCTCTCTATCAATAATACTAGTTTTATATAAGCTGGTCTTAACTACGAGTCCAACTTCTTCGTCCTTAAATTCCTCAATCCACCATCTAACAGTATTTTCTAGATTCTTTCTAGGTCCCCATTGTGCTACCACTAAAAAGTTAAAGTCATAATCTAGATCAATTTTAATATCTTCTTGTTTGTGATTTCTAACTCCATAATGGACAACATCGATCGGAGTTTCGCATCTAACTTTAAATACTTGATCTGAGTCGCTCATTCTGGCGTCATAAGATGTTTCTAGATACACATTTTTAGAATGATTAGAGATAGTAATAATTCTATCCATTAATCTAGATTTTTCTATCCACTCTGGACTTACCTTTGTTGTTTCTATCCCAGCGGTATAACCTATATTTATAGGTGCTACCTTTTCCCACTCGTTGGGTATTGTTACTTGAAGGCTGGCATCAAAGTGGCCGTTACTTTGACCATACAACATAGTTTTCCTAATTAACATGTCAATCCAGTTGCGATCTTCGCTATCAAAAGGTATCCAGCTACTCTTTCCCCAAGGAACGGGCTTCAGATAAACATCAAAATCTTCCTGATTAGACATCAGCGCCCTAAGTGCAAATCTACATTGTTCTCCGTATCCCGTTTGCGACAGAGCGGGACCGACTACTATGATTTTTTTCTTCATTTTACTTCCATAAACTCCCAAGAATTATAATTTTTCCTTGTTTCCCAAGACCCACAGCGAGCATGCACTCTTGTTAGAGTTTCATCCCATCTTTTTGCGAACTGCTCCATACTGTAATTTTTCAGTATGTGCTCTCTACCCTGCCTGCCAAGAGTGGCACGCTCTTCTTTTGTCATATTTGTTATTTTAATTAACGCTTGTACAAAGTCCTCTTTTGAAACACGGTCTTCGTAAATAAAGGGAACGTCTTGAGACCCAATAACTGCCTTTGATGAAGGTTCAATTCCTATACCAAACCACCTTTCTCCATCAGTGACCTGTTCTTGTAGTCCTCCGGTCATATTTACTACAATAGGGGTCTCACAAGCTAAAGATTCAAATGTTGCCAATCCAAAGCCCTCTGCATCTGAAATATTAACAGTGCAATCAGCCATATTGTAAATCATAGCTAATTGCTCTGGTGGAATTTTTTCCCTAGATAGCAACACTTGGCCCTGATTTAAGCCCAACTCAGATAAAATTGCGACCAAGTCTTGTCCGTGAGGGTCCACAGGATCCGTGTGCATCAGCAAAAACGCCTTATCGTGCCCAACTTGGTCCAAATATTCTTTAAACCAAAAAATTAAAGAGCCAGACATTTTTCTACGTGCGTTTCGATTATTCCAAAAAAACAAAAGTTTGTCAGAGGTATCGCTTGCTTTTAGTGCCTCTTGTTTAAATTTAAGAACTGCGTTCTCGTCTTGTTTCTTAAATATGTTTGTATTAATCATGTGTGGAATATAAGTTTCCTCCACTTCTGGGCAGACAGTTTTAACTATGTCACTTGTAACTTTAGAAATTGTTGCTACCGCGTCATTAGACCTGTACCATGAATTATTAAATGATGGATATGGATAATTGTCCCATACATGATAGTACACCATTGGTACAACATCTCTTACCTCATTCTCGATTTCCCACAACCATCCGTAAAAACGAGGGTCAGTCATAAACCACAAGATATCAGGCTTGTGCTTTATCATCATTCCACGAATCATGTCCTGGGTTCCGTATCCGTCTACAGGGTATATTACCCAATCATTCGGGTAAGGATTAACCTGTATTGGGGTATAGTTTTGGTGCTTTACTGCACCACCTAAACAAATAAAGCGATACTTACCAGTCTTAAGCATCGCTTCAATGAAATATCTTGTTTGAGTTCCTACCCCTGAAGGGGAAAGTGGATGGTCTGACAAAACCATCACGGTTAACTTATTATTATCCATATATTCTATCCACAGTGTTTAGTTTTATAGAATTCACACCTGCTGCATGAAAGTCTATTTTTAATGTGCTTTTTTCTTTTTATATTATACAAGGCTTGATTCAACAATTTAAGTGCGTTTTGCGTTTTTCTGGCCCCACTTGTAACTCGAAAAATTTCCACCCTATCTTTCTGGGCTGTTCTTTTTAGTAAAGCAAAATGTGTTTCAATCATTTTAGGGTCCAAGCCGTGCTTCTGAGAAAAATAGTGTTTATACAGTGTTAATTGGTAGGTTACCATTGGATCGGACCTTCTGCGTGCGTCCCAGCCCCACGAAGTTGTCTTCCAATCAATGATGTGATATTTGTCATCCGATGTCTTAATGACCAGATCGATATACCCCTTAAAAAAATAATCAACCTCTTCAATTGGCTCATATAACTTTTCCTCGGCTGATATGACCTTGTAATCTCCAAATTTCTTTGTTAGAGCAGGCACAGCCAATGGAGCCAAATTAACTCCTTGGGCCTCCATTTGCGTTACAAGCTCTTGCTCAAGAGAAACTTTATCTATGATTAGAGAGGCAATTTCTTTTTCAAATGTTTCTAAAAATAATTTTGCTTCATCTCCCTTAGTCAATTGGCCTAAAACACCTTTTTCACAAACTTCGTGTAAAGCTGTGCCAAACGCAGTATGTTCGCTACCAACAAAGCCTTTAAGTTTGTCGATATTTACAAGTTTGTGATAAAAGGCACACTTAGCCCAGTTTTTAAGTTCGGAAAAGGAAATGTGTTGCATTTATTGTTTTTTTGTTCTTTTTCTAGTTGTTTTTTTTATGGGAGGTTTTTTTTTCAAAAAAACCCAAGTTCCCTTGTTTGAAACACCTTCTTTATAATTTTTTAACCTTTTATGTGGCTCACTAGTTTCAATAAATTGTAGGCCTTGTTGTAAAAGATAGTTAACAACGTCTTTTGTATCTACATAGATTTTTTTTCTACAAAATCTTCCTAAAGGTGTTATCTCTACAGTACAAGTTATATTATCATTATTCTCGGATATAGCAACATTTATTTTGTTTAAGTTTTCAGAAAGCATCTTTAATTTCCAATAGTTCTTTTATTTTTAAATGACAAAGGGGAGATATGCTCTTTACTGTTTTTTGATCCCTTAAAACATAAAATTCAAAAGCCTCAGCAAAATATTCTGCCAAGCTTGTTGTTCCATAAGGAGTTAAAAACAAACCAACAGTTAATTGTGTAAGCATCGGATATCCGACTTTTTCAAGCAAAAACATATCAAATTCAAAAGAATAGTCAAGATTCATAAAGTCTTTTGGGGAGACATCAAAACCTTCCTCTTTTAGCATATAAAAGAGCTTCTGCCTTTTTCCTAAAAACTCTCTTGATACACTTTGATCTCCATAAATATCTGCTCCATAAGTCTTTTCAGCTAAATGGGCTATTTCGTGCACCAAATCATCAATAAAATCATCATCAGTCTCTTGGTCATTTGTAATATATATGGCGCCATCTCTATAAAAAGCGTTTATTTGCTGCTTTTCAAATTCAGGGAATTGACCAACAAAAATTGAATCCAAACCATATACTAAGTGTTTTGGTATTCTAACCTCCACCTCTCTTAGGCAGGCGTGCAAATCAATGTCATGTGGAACAGGATCTTTTACTAAAACTAAAATGTCCCCAAAAAAATAATATTCTTTTCTTCTTGATAAATTGTGGGTGGCACTCTCCTTAATATAGATACTAAGGTTACGCCTTGTTATGTTTATTTTCATTGGATTCCGTCTCAAGATCGCAAAGTGCCTGGTGATACCCTCTAAGGAAGTTTTCTCCAGCAACAGCTAGCGTAAACTCAGGAAACTCTTCAGCCAATGTTACTACAATCATTTCTACAGTGACATTGCCGTCCTCTGGTTCATGTTTGTTCCCAACATACTCCACAAGCCACGACTTTAACTCGTTGTCTTCTTCGACCACTTTTCTAAGGTCGGGATTATCCCATTCATCAAATTTTTCAGCGTTTAGTTCTTCCATATTATAAGATTTTAGCTGCCAAGCTAGCAACTTTTGACCTCTCTCCCCTTTTTAACGTAACGTGGCCGGATAGATCATATGCTTTAAATTTTTCTACCGCATATGTTAGCCCATTTGACGATTGATCAATATAAGCGTTGTCTATTTGTTCAATGTCTCCTGTTAAAACTATTTTTGTTCCTTCGCCAACTCTAGTAATTATAGTCTTTAATTCGTGGCTTGTTAAATTCTGAGCTTCGTCAATTATGATGAAGGCACTTGCTATTGATCTTCCACGAATATATGTAAGAGCCTCAATCTCTATTAGGCCACGCTCTAGATACATATCTAAAGTATCCTTGTCTCCATCCATCAGAAATTCTAAATTATCCCTAATTGGTGCTAGCCATGGCATCATCTTCTCCTCCAGAGTACCTGGTAGGAAGCCTATATCTTTACCCATAGGTTGAACGGGGCGAGACACAATAAGTTTATTATATGTCTTGCTGCCCAAGCATTGCTCCATACCAGCAGCGATTGCACACAAGGTTTTTCCACAGCCTGCGCGGCCAACTAATGAGATTATAGGAATCTCGGGGTTCATTAAAATATCTAGAGCAAATGATTGTTCCTTGTTTCTAGCACGGACTCCCCACACGCCATCTTTAAGTTCGTTCACCCTAACCAATGGAACGTGGGGGTTTATGTATCTAGCTAAAGCGGATTTCTTCTCGTTTGCATTCGAAACCAACATGATGAATTCATTTGGGCAAGCCCCTAACTCTTCATCCAAAGATATTGGTTCTCCATTATAAAATTGGTCGATTATTTGATCGTCCACCAAAACACTAGCAAATCCAGAATATAGCTGTGAGTCTTTATCTAAAACCTTCTCGGCTTTAAAATCCTCCGCAACAACGCCCACAGAGTCACATATAACGCGCATGTTCACGTCTTTGGATACAACTATCACCTTTCGACTAGGATTCTCTATGCTCTCGGTTAAGGCAGCTCCAATGATGATATTATCAGCTAGATTTGGGTTCAAGTCTGACGGCAGTTCTGTGAGTGCGTGGTAACCCTTAACCCTAAGAATTCCCTTACCTTTTTCTATTCTCACACCTTTTTGTAGATTTCCTTTAGCCCTCAACTCATCAAGAATTCTTATAATTTTTCTTGCATGAGAACCAACACCATCTTGGCGTTTTTTGTGTTTATCTATTTCTTCTAGAACTTTAAGTGGAATGACAATATCGTTATTGCCAAATTGGTAGATCGCTTGAGCGTCAGTTAGATAGACACTAGTGTCGATCACATAAATTTTTTTCTTAGCCATTTGCCCTCCGAGGCATTATTAACTAGTTTTCAGACAAAAGAAAACCCGCTAAATGCGGGTTAGAAACTTTTGACATTGATTGACTGCCTCATACAAGACAATATTTGTAGCTTGCGACGTATTTAAACAAAAGCCAACACCAGGCATTGGTATATAGACAATATCGCTATTAAATAATATCTCATTTGGAATACCAGATGTTTCATGGCCCGCCACTATACAAATCTTTGATGAAAAATCAAAACTATACTCTTGAAGTGTCTTGGCGCCAGATTCTAGCTCGACTGATACAAGGTTAATATTGTTTTTCCTTTTATACTCCATAAAATCAGACGGAGTTGAAAACTGCCTTATCTGCACATAGTCTAACGTACTACCGCTTAATTGATTAATAATCCTTCTTGGCGGCGTTGAGCCTATAACATTAATAACTGGAATGCCAAAACATGCTGCTGCCCTAACAAGGTAGGCCAAATTAACATCATGGTGAAAATTAACTGTCGCTAATTCAATTGGGAATTTTTGCGCTAGATTAAGTTTTTTATCGTAACGCTCTCTTCTGGTTTCTATTCTCACTTAAAACTTTCACAAAAGTTAATATCATAACCAGCATCATTTAGAGCCTTTTGGTGATCTAGACCCCCCTTATAAGAGCCAGGGAGTTCAAGAAAGCTTTTAATTTTTCCTAGTTCGTCTGAACCAAAAATAAAAGTCTCTCCAGTCATATTATCATAATTGTCTTTACAATCCTTAGCTGCTGATACCACAACATATTCATATCCCATGAGTGGATCTGATAATTTATAGAGACAGGCTCGACCTTTTGCCTCTTTGATATTCTTAATTGCTACTGCACTTTTTCTAAAATCTCTCAATTTATTTCTCCTTGGAGCCGCCTGTCGGATTCGAACCGACGACCTGCTGATTACAAATCAGCTGCTCTGGCCAACTGAGCTAAGGCGGCATAACTCCGACAGTAGGGTTCGAACCTACGACCTAGCGGTTAACAGCCGCTTGCTCTACCAACTGAGCTATATCGGATCAACTTAGTACCGATGGCGAGACTCGAACTCGCACGCCCCTACAGGCAACGGATTTTGAATCCGTCGTGTCTACCATTCCACCACATCGGCTTATGGGAATATAATATGTTTAATTGGAGCCGCTGTCAAGCGGAAAAGTGAAGAGACATCAATGACGCCATGCCTCCCTGTGCGAGAAGTAAAAGTCCTTTGCCAGGGCAGGGGGTTAGGGGGGTTGGCTAGAGACTTTAAAACTTCTAGTCAGCTTTTGTAACTGACTTAAAGATTATATAGATTGCATACCTGTTTGTTAAATTATTTCGTCAACTAATCCATATTCTAGACAAGTATCCGCATCCCACCATAGATCTCTCTTAAGTAGATCCTTTAATTCACTTCTTGGGATGCGAGTCCTCTCCTCATATATCCTTATAATAGTCTCCATAAGTAGTTCACTATTTTTCATATCATCCTTCATTTCCTCAAACTTTCCCCACATGGCCGAGGAGAGTTGGTGGATTAGCATGAAAGAATGTTTGTGCATAATCCTATGGTGGCCTACTACACTCATGATAGTGGCGGCAGACGCAGCACATCCATCAATTATAGTTGTTACCGGGACTTTGCTATTGAGGATATAATCTACAGACGATAAGCCAGCAAATACGCTTCCTCCAAATGAATTTATGTGAACATAGATTCTTCCAGGGTCCATCTGAAGAGATTGGCCACGGTTATACAAAGTGTTCCCCAGAGAAACAATGGACTTATTTAAAGCAAGATTTTTAGGACGATTCACTTCAGAATAAAAGTAAATTCTATTTCTTCCTATATCAACTTTGTTATTTTCTGAGTTCGAGGCCGCTTCACTTACGGCCTCTGCTTTATTCTCCCATAGGAGATCTTTTTTGTACATCATATATAAATAGGTTCCTAAAAATAAAATGGTACATCCTACAGGACTCGAACCTGTGACCTACGGCTTAGAAGGCCGTTGCTCTATCCAACTGAGCTAAGGATGCTTAATCTTCAAAGGGGGGTGAAAGACCCTCTTCAACTTTATAAACTTTTTTGATATTTTTTTTCTTATTTTGCTTTTCTAGGATGAGTTCATCCAGCGCCCCCCTATTTTCAGCCCAGAGCCAAAACTGCAGACGCTCCATATTACCGTAGTCGGCTGTTATTTTAAACCACATTGTCTTGTTAATTGGGCAGGCGGGATTCGAACCCGCGACCGGTGCTTTATAAGAACACTACTCTTACCGCTGAGTTACTGCCCCAAAAGTTGACAACAACCTACTACGGTATTGAGTAGACGTCAAGATAATTTTTCCAATGATCGTGAAGATTATCTGAACGTCTTTTTAGCATTCCTGGTCCTGATAGTGGTTGAGGCTCCTTTAACAGCCTCATGCCGGCCTGTTCCGGTGTCCTGTTACCTTTTTTTTGGTTACAGGGCTTACATGCTGCAACAATATTCTTCCAAGACTTTTGGCCCCCTTGGGACTTAGGTTTTATATGGTCCATTGTTAGGTCATCAGATGAGAACTCTTGACTGCAATATTGGCATATATTGTTATCTCTAAGAATAATATTTTTTCTGCTACACACTGGTTTTAAAAAATCAATATTAATATATTTTTTTAAAGCTATTACTGATGGAAGCTGAAAGACTTGCCTGGCGGAACGCACATATGTTTCATACAACTCAACAGCATAAGCCTTTTCAGTTATAACTAACACAAGTGCATCCCGCCAGGAAACAATCCCAACGGGTTTGTAAGCTGAATCTAGTTTTAGAGTCATTAGCTCCATCATTATTAACTAGTATTTTATAGTAAGTTCGTAAGCAAAAGAACACCAACAGCGTCGGCGGCCAAGACGACCCACCATGCTGCACGATGATCGCCACGAACTAATTCGCCACAAACATGGCTCACTTCATCACGTAGTCTATTTAACATAATTTTCTTCCTTTCTGGTGGAGATGGTGGGAGTCGAACCCACGTCCACAATAATTATTTTTTCAAGTCATTCACAAGCTTATCTGATTTAACTTAAATCAGCAAATTCGCCACTAATTCCAACACCTCCCCGTGGTCAAAGGTGAGGCACACCTACAAAGTAGGGATCCAATTTAATTTTCCCCTCTTGGACACTGGGCTCAGGGAAGCCCAGGAATTAAGCTGCTAGAGCTAATTCAGAGTAATTGCTGTTATTGGCAATTGATTTTTAAAATTAAGTTTTAAACCATTGATTTTATTAGGTTGCTTGCACTATCCAACTTCCTTATCCTGTCGAAACCATTTCATCCCCATGATTTTAATTAGTCTTCTTCTTCGTTTGAGAAAAAACTCTCAACTTCATAATTTTTTGATATTTCAAAAAAGTTCTTAGGTTTAAGCCCAAGAAAATTCATACATTCTGTCTTGGTCCTGCTAGCAGAAAACGCATATTTAAAGACTGCCTCCCTAACAATAAAGGGCATTCCATTCCACAAGGCCAACCCAAACAATTTGTTGTCAACTGCACTTGACGCTAGTTCTAATTTCAATCCTATAAGTTCTTCTAAGCTTATAGAATTTAACATCATTTCAAACTCTTCGGTTGTCCTGCCCTCTCTTCTGAGTTTTCTAGCTAAACTGTAATTCTTGTTGGTCCCGTACAGTTTCTTCTTCTTCTTCCAACTCATTGGCTGTACCTAATATGCCATACCCTGCAATATCTTGCCAAGGGTTTTCTCCAAATGCATCTTTCTTATTAGCTATTCTAAATAATTTATCTACTACTCTTGTTATAGCTAACATATCTTTATACTGAGAAGGTTGAACTCCATTAGGATAAAGAATTTTTAAAATTTCTTGTGATCTTTCAAATGAGCTTCCATAAGCTTCATTCTTCTCTTGTACTAGGTGACCAATTGTAGCCCCTATATTAGTATAAACTTCTTTCATAAAAAGATTATACAATAGAAGAAAATATATTTTTAGATTAAAATAAATTAAAGATTAGATAATAATTCATCAAGATCAACAAACTCTTCTAATCCCACTACCTCTTCTTCCTGTTCTTCTTCAGGGATTTCTGGAATTTCTGGAATCTCCGTGTCGGCTGCCTCTGGCTCAGTAGCTAAAGTTTCTTCTGCTTTAGAGATACTAGACAACAGATCTTCCGGATCATTGTTAGGATCCAAAGCTTGTGCAGCCTTTAGTTTATCGTTCAAGGTGGGCCAGAATTTACTTTTAAATTGGCTTGCGTCTTGTGATTGTCCTGGTCCATATTTATTGTAAGCATCTGTTACTTGGTTCTTTATCATTGCATTAAAAACATCCACGGCCTGGCTTAATCCTCTTGTGTCAAGCTTTTCTGGCATCTCAAATCCTAGTTCTTTTGCAAACCTAATTGCCTCCGGGGTATCTTCCGGATCTTCTGGCTCCTGCAGAGGGTCTCCCTCAAATTCATCTTTTATGTCTACCTCTATTTCTTCGCCCAAAGTGTTAAGAACCTCTGCTAACTTATCCACACCTAGTCTGTCTTGTTTTACATCAAGTTCTTGAAATAAGTTTATTATTGCAAATTTTAAAACTGCCATAAAAGTTAACTTTTGAGTATCACTAGTTTGTAGTTCCCTATATGAGTCTATAATGTTTTTAGCGTTAGTATCCATGTACTTGCTAAGGTCATTTTCGCCTGTGGTGTCATATATTTGCTTTTCCTTGGCCTCAGCGACCATGCCACGAATAACCTTACGAAGTGTTTGTTCCTCTAAACGCTCACGCTCGCTTTCCTTAGAGCGGCGATCTAGTACAACCCTGATTGCTTTTCGAATGTTCTCTCTCAGTAGAATTTCTTCTTGACTTCGTTCTTTATCTGGCATAGTATAAACTCCCGTATTAATGTAAATAGTTACTTAATAATAAGATAGAATTATCTTTTTTGTTTAGGTGGGTCAGGTCGCACAATCCTTCTGCGGGTGCTTCTCTTTCGTGGCATACCTAAGCTTCCGAGGGGACCACCCGGTGCTCCACCAAGGCCGACACCCGTGCTAATCTCTTCGACCGTATCCTTCTCATCGAGCACTTCTTCAATTAATTCAGTTATCTTAGTCAAGAGTTTTTTTATTTGCTCTTTTTTATCCATTGTATGTTTTTCCTTTAAAAATTTCAGAAAAGTAATAAAAATTGGGTGATTGACTTACATCCCAATAAACGGCCCACTTTCCTTTGGATAGAAGAGAGTACATATAATTTAAAGCTTTATCTTTTGTGTAAAACCGTTTGTATACTTTTCTTCCTTGATCGTTTTTTGTTGTTACCCCATGGTCCCATTTTTCATGCAAATTAGGTCCCCCCTAAAATATTATTTTTTAATCCACCGATTCATCAGGGATTTGTAAAGATTGTTTTGATACCACTCATCATTAGAGACAGGCTTATTATCAACAGGCTTTTCATTTCCTTTTATAACTTTTTTATCTTGTGTTTCTTTAGACACTTTTGGTAGCTCCTTTGTATATTCTTTGTTTTCGTGCAAGTTCCACTTTTGTTTATCTTCCCAGTCCCTGAACATCATATTCCCTCTTTCGTATGCATCCCTCTCCAATTCTCTCATGCGGAGATCCTTTTGGGCATATCCAGGGCCTGTTTTAAACGGCTTGTCAAACTCTCCGTTACAGTTTTGGTCATGGTGTACTATTTCGTGGGCGATGGACCTTAGAATGTCTTTTAGGTGCCTTCCATCGGTGTATACTGTGATGGTGTGTGAATTCGGGCTGTAATGGGCAGTCTTTCCCAAGGTCATTTGAGCATTGTCCTGGTCTGAATAGAAGTGCACGCCTGCTGGCTTATCAAAGCCCATCTCTGTGTGCATATGAGAATACAAACTTCTTAACAACGGTAATGCTGTAGACATATCCAAATTCGAACTATTTTTAACTTTACATTTCATTATCATTAATTAGTGTTTTCTAGTTTCCAAATCCTTTAAATTGTTAAAAGTGCTTAATTTATCTACTAAAACCCATAAGTAGCTTTTTGCATGAATCCAATAAACTTTTGCAAATTCATCATCAATTAAGATCACTATACCTATTCCATTTGGAACTACCTTTTTTTCCCTATATCGAGACACTATCTCCTTTATAGCTCGGTAAGTAACAAGATCTCCTTGTTTTACGCCTATTGTGTCCTTGAAACTATTTTTAGACATGCAAGAAAAATCTCTATTTCTTTTCCCGCATCAGTGCCGCTACCCAGCGGAATAACCTTGGCCATTGCAACATCTCTACCCCCCCGGAAATCAATGTATACTTTAGTAATTATGCCAACATTTTCGATATACTCTCTTTCTCCGTCTCTTTTTAGAGTATGCCATCGAACTATGTCGCCTGTATTAATTTTGTTTATCTTCGAGTTTCCAAAAATATTTTGTTTTGGTTCCATTAATTATCGCCTACAGAGAACAGCTCCTCCTCCGGGACAAGAATATATATTGTTCCGACTTGGACAAGGTGTCGTCCCTTGCTATCTGTGCTCAAAGAGATTTTCTTTGCAACTGACCCTCTGTAGATCCTCTCCATAGACCTAGTTTCTGGGTTTAAAAACCAGGCATCACCGCTACCAGAAACAACTACGCTTGGGTAAGTTGTAGCTTTGCCTTTATATAATTCTTCTATCAGTGGGTCTTTTGTCATAAAAATTCTCCCCTATTATAAAATAGGGGGTTAAATTAATTAAGTTTTTGTTTTTAACAAGCTTTTTTCTAGTTTTTTCCAAACATCTTTTATTTTTTGAGAAACTCCAGACTCTGCTGCGGCTTCTACCTTTTGCACCGCTGAAGTTAGATCTTTGTCAGGATCTACCTTGTCAGGATCTAGCAAATCTAATAATTCTGTTTTAGCCAAGTCTCTAGGGCGGATCGCTCCAAACCTTAAAAGATAATCCATGTCTTCTTCATCAGGGAAGATTGTTTCAAGTTCTTTTATTTCGTCAGGGCCTAGGGTGTCAGCCCATGCTTGAATACCATCAATTGTTTCAGCCTTAGCCCATCCTGGCTTACTTACAATCGACTGGCGCTCCATTTCTGATTTTATATTCTCTATTTCTTGTCTTTCTGGAGTGTCGTACATTGGGTCTGATACAAAACCTAAAGGGTATCCTTTTTCTGTTGGCACGCCTGTAGGGGGTGAGATACCGGGAGACTTTTTGGGTTTTTTTGTGGCACCACCCCCAGGATAAGCTCTTGCAAGTGCACTTTTATATGATGGCGAAAAGGGATCACCCAAAAGATCGGACACCTCAAAGACATACTTCTCTATTTCTTCTTTGATTATTTGTTTAACTTGCTCTTTTGTAAACTTCATGGTACATT